CCAGATGTGCCTGTTTCACTATCTCCAAACAATTGTGTGAATAAAGTACTAAAACTTGTTCCTAGTTTAAGAAGTTCGTCACCTAATTTACTATTGATTAATGTATCTAGAACTTCTTTCTTCAATAAGCTAACACTGTTTTCAAAATTGGTCAAGAGACTTGTAATTCTATCTTGTGTGGCTTGGTCTTCTAGAATTTGTGCAGTATTGATGTTGCCTAATTTTTCCATTTCAGCAAGCACTTCAAAAAGTGCTGCAATTGGAGAACCAGCTTGAGTAAGCAAAGCCATTTGCTCAGGACTAAATTGTGCTCTAATATTTGCTGCAATATCGGGACCTAAATCAGCAGCTTGTTTCAAAAAGTCTTCAGGACTTAAATTCGCAGCATTTTCCATAAGATCTAAAAACTTTTGTCCGCCGTCAATGTTTGCAAGTGCTTTACCCAAGTCAGTTAGCTCACCAGTACCATTGGCCATTTGAATCAAGTCATCAGTAAATGCTGGACCAATAATTTCTGCCATAGCTGCTAAATTGTTGGTCAAATTGCCTGCACCTTTGCCTGCCCTAGCCATCAAACTTTGGAATTGTGCATTGTTTGCAAGTTGCTTGGTTTGTTCAATAAGTTGATCTCTGCTTTTACCAGTTGCTTTTGTAAGCAAATCAATTTCTGTCAAATACTCTTGGCTGCCTTTGATAAGCTGACGCTGTGTCATACCTTCTAGTCTGCCTTGTATTGCTTGGTTTTCAACATAAGCCAAGAAGCCTTCATTTACATCACCAATAGTAAAGCCAAGATCAAACAAACGCTGTCCTACATCGCCGCTTCTAATTGACTTGCTCAATCTCACAAAGTCTTGCGCACCTCTAGTAACTGTTCCGCCTAACAGCCTCAACACTTCACTGTTGTCTTGTATAGTTGTGTAAAACTCATCTAGACGCATGCCTGATGTTGCTGCTGCAATGTTCATGTCAATGATACTGTTGTTGAAACTTGCACCAACCTGTGACAATGATCTAAATTGATCAACACTGCCTTCAGCAAAATCAATTAGCTTTGATAGTCTGCTGTTTGCACCAAGCAAATGTTGACTAAAGTCACTGATTCTGTTTCCGCCGGCAAGAAATTCTTTGGTTAGGTTACCAGCTGCACGGAAAGTTTTACGCATGATGCTGTCGCCATCTTTCACAGCTTTGTTGTAATTTTCCTGCAAACGTTGTTGCTGACGAGCAGCATTGGCCTGAGTAGTACCTTGCTTGGTTGTTGCATCCAACAGTCGTTGAAGTGTAGCTTCACTGGCGGCACCGTCACGTCCGCCTATATTGGTAATTTCTACTTCAGACATCTTTCTCTCTAAATTATATGCGCACTTTATATCGTTAGATATATACTATACATTATTTATGCGGAGAAAACCATATGGACAATCCATCTCAGAATCCGTTAGCAAAACACTTTAGACAACCAAAACTGTTTATCAAGTTGCCGAGCAACGGAGCATTTTATCCTCAAGGATCACTTGAGCTAACAGAAAACATGCAGTTTCCAGTGTATGCTATGACAGCCAAGGATGAACTCATGTTCAAAACACCTGATGCGCTGTTGAACGGACAGAGCACAGTCAGTGTTATCGAAAGTTGCTTGCCAAACATCAAAAACGGATGGATGGTGCCAAGCATTGACATTGACGCAATTCTAATTGCTATTCGCATTGCAACCTATGGTGACACCATGGATATGGAATTCACTGTGCCAGTTGTTGGCGACAAGCGTGGATTTGAATTAAAACTCACTCCGCTGTTGGATCAGTTGCAAGCAAATGAGTACACTAATCTAGTGTATCACAATGAGTTTACATTTGAACTTGCTCCAGGCAATTACAAAACATTCACAGACAATGCACTGAAAAGTTTTGAAGAACAAAGATTGTTTGCAACAATAAATTCAGATGACATGGATGAAGTTGAGCGTCTTAAAATTTTCCAAGAAGCATTTGCAAGACTCACAACATTGAATATTCAAAACATTTTTGACACTGTTAAGAGCATCACTGTTGACAGCGAAACTGTTACCAACAGTGTGCACATCAAAGAATTTTTTGACAATGCTCCTGCAGATGTATACAAAGCATTGTTGGATCATATTGACACACAACGTAAAAAATTCCAAGTAAAACCTTTTGAGATTACCACAACTGAAGAGGATAGAAGTGCAGGCGCACCTGAAACATTTGAAGTGCCGTTTACTTTTGATCAAGCAAATTTTTTCGCATTAGGATCTTAGCACTACCACTAGAAGATATCTTGGAAGAAGTTAAGATCCTTGAAAACAGCAGCAAACAATTCAAATATGATTTAAGCAAACTGTGTTGGTACATGCGTGGAGGAATGACACTAGCCGAAGCGTATGAAACTTCTTACGAAGATAGAGAAGTGATCAGTCAGCTCATAGAAGATAATCTAGAGACTGCTAAGAAAACTGGGCAACCATTCTTTTGATTATTTAGAAACTTTGTAGCCTGCTGCTTTGAGTTTGTCAATTGCAGCTTGTGTTTCTGCATCAGGTGCTGCTCTTTGTGATTTGAAACTGCCTTTAGGTTCATCACCTTGAGCAAATCTACTTTTGTCAAAGCCGGCTGCACCGCCATAACCTTTTGCCACAACCTGTTTGATAATGTCTTTAACTTCACGCTTGGTGAGAATGTCACCTGGCTCGGCTTCGTACATGCTTTGATTGATTTGATCTGCAGGAACAACACCACTTGCATTTTTCACAGCCGACGCAGCTTTTTGTGCGCCAACTTTGGCCATACCGCCAAGTTTAGCTGCTGCATCTCCTGCTGCTTTCATCTTGTCCGCACGTCCTTGCTTACGTGCTGCCTTCTTCATGCCTTTGGTTTGATATTGACCAACAATTGACTGTGCAATATCACCAAGTCCTTTTTGATCAAAGTACTTCATTACAGCATCAGCAGTTGCTTTTTGCTTTGATGTTTTTAGATATGTCAGTAATTCAACTTCCATCTGACGTGCTTCATCTTTAGTAGCACCTTTAGCAGCCTTTTTGGCTTGCTTCATCATTTTTGCTTTTTTAGTGAATGGAATTGCTTCTTCCAATTCATTTTGTTCTGCTATAATCTGAAATACTTGCATGTTAGTAGTCCTTAAATGTGTTGTTATTATTATTTATACATTTAAGATGAACTAACGTTCATCTGTGTTATCGCTATCGCTCAACACATAATTTTTTTATTATTAAGTGCGAAGCACTTTAGTTTCATGTAGATCGTTTTGGTCAGACGGAACCTCTTGTAAGGTTCCACCTTCTCAAGCTTCATGTGAGTCATGATCGGCCGAGATCGGAAGTAGGTTTTTGTTTATACTGCTACGCAACGGGCTCTGACCTTTCCCAACCTACGTCGACATCATACGCTATACCGTATATTTGAACAATATACGTTACACCGTATTATCCCCCGCTTCGTTCCTAGTGCTAAGGGTTTTTATGCGTAATGTGCAGTTTTTCGACAGCCAACAATCTATCTATACCGACGGATACTGGAATGGTAATGGTTAACCTACATCAGTCCATTAGTATGTTGCGTGTCCTATATCTCTATAGGTTTTTTCACAGCGGAATTATTAAACTGGCCCGCTAACCTTATGTGTTGGTTATTTGCCTATTATATTTTGATTTGGCCTGTGTTGTAACGTCTAATCAGTTCGTTATTAGCTGCATGTTTTAAATGTTTTGATTTAAAATTTAAACCTGCCCATACAAGATACTTTTCGTTTAAGTCTTTTATCTTTGTGCCTGCATGGTTGCCTGTAGGCCAAACGCCTTGTTCTAATAATTTGATTTCGTTACTAACATTTTGTTTGTAATTGAAATATTTGTCTTGTCTTGCACTTGCTTCGTGTCGTTGTGACGCAACTGCTTCGCCTGTGAGCTTTGAATCTTTTGCCTTTTTCCAATCAAGACTTCTTGACATGTTCTAACAATGCTTTCCTAAGTTTATTAGACCCACCAACTCTTACATTGATGATACCATTATAGTATTCGTCTGTTTCTAATACACGCCTATCAAACTGTTCTCGTGCTTCAATGTAGCTCATTTCCGCTCTACTCTTGCAAAAGTAAAGTATTTCACGAGAAAATTTGTCTTCGCCTAAGTTTTTAACATCTTCGTTCAGTCTATCTGAACTTCCCCAGTATTCACGCCAATCTGATTCTTTATATCCGCGGCGTTTGTTCTTTTTGCCTTTAAGTGGTGGCTTTGTTGTTTTAAACTTTGCTAATTTTTTGCCTATATACTTGCGATTGTCAGTCAAGTTGGTAATCAAATAAACAAATCCTTCATATTCATCTGATATTTCTGTGATTTGCTCACCTTGATATGTCCAACTCATACTTTAATTACTTGTTGGCCTTTACTTCCCTTGCCTTTTTTGGATTATTGTTCTTTCTGCCGTCTTGTACATGCCTAATGTGTTCTTCCATTATCTCATCACGTCTCACTTTGCAGAGATCACGCAGTTCGCCTAGCTTTTTGCGAACCTTTCTGCGTTTTAACTCTGCAGGACGCTGTTGGAATATTTCATTGAGTGCGAAATAATCCAATACTGCCTTGATTATCTTGTCATGTGTGTCGTCTTCGTTCATTCTACTATTTCAATATCGTTCTCATATGTGGTAAAGCCGTTTTCTTTAACAACTTTTAATACATTATTCACTCTGCCTACTAGTTCGTCCTTGTGACTGATCAAGAACACGTTCTTATCACGTTCTCTAGTCATCTTTTTCAGTATGCCTATGCTGTTTTCTACTCCAGCAGTGTCCATTCCGCTGTCAATCAACTCATCAATGAACAATAAGTTGATGTTTTGGTATAAACTCTCCCAAACATCACGGAAAGCAAAGCTAAGACCGAGAATTAACCTATTTCGTTCACCACGTGACAGGTTATCAAAGTCTAAATCTTGTCCTAACTGTGTAATTTCTACGTTTAGGTCGTTTTGGAACACCACTTGATGTGGTAAGCCTATTTTATCTAAGTAATATGTGAGCCTTGCGTTCAAATATGCCAAGTTTTGGTCAATAATCTTCTTTCTAATGAAAGAATCTTTGTTTGTCAACAGTTTCAACAGAAACTCTTGGTGTTCTTTAAAACTAGTCAACTGATTCACTGTTGTCCAGTCTATTTCTTGCAGTGCTGTATTGGTTAAGTCGTCAATCTGTGCCTGATAAGGGTCTTCTTCTTGCGTTTTACTTACCAATGTTTGCTTTAAGTTATCTACGTTGTTTCTATGTTCATATGCTTCACGTGCAGTTTCGTAAAAAGTGTTGGGTCTACCATTGATATCACCAATTTCGTCCAAGTTCTTTACTACACCTTCTAGTTTCACAGATACTTCCGTCTGATATGCCATACTATCCTGTAGATCTTTGGTTTTTGTGGCAAGAATCTCTGCTTTTTTGTCTTCATGCAGTGCTTGTCCACAGGTGTAGCAGGTTGCATCGTCTAATTCGGCAATATCCTTCTCTGCTTTCTCTACACTCTTGTTTGCTCGCATCAATGCACTGTCTAATGTAGCTCTTTCCTTGTTCAATGCAGTAATTGCAGCATTCAACTCGTTCCAATTAGCCAATTTATCGTGATTATCTAGTTCTTTTTCAATATCCAGCTTCTCTAGTTCGTCAATTCCTGACTCTAACCGTTCAATATCGCTTTTTTGCTTGCTATTCCATGCTTTTTGTCTTCTAATCAACGAATCGATGCTGGTTTGAATGTTTTCATTGCTGGCTTTCACTGCATCAATGCGCATGTTCTCTTCTGTGATAGCATCTTTGGTAGTTCTTACCTGTTCTTTCAGCATATTTGCTTTTTCACTGAGCAAAGTAATGCCTAACAGTTGTTCAATGATCTCTCTTTGATCATTTGTACGCATACTGAGGAAAGGTTCGGTATATGTATTGAGTGCAACCACATGTTTAAACATGTTATGGCTCATACCCAATAGATCTTGTATACTTTCCTGTGTTTTTCTACTATCACCTTGGCTATTATCGTCAAATTCGTCACTTTGATCTTGATCATTGATGTAAAACTTCAGTACATTAGGTGATCTACCACGTTCGATGCGATACTTGTTGCCGTTTTTCTCAAAATTTAGGGTGACCAACATACCTTTAGAGTTTGTCTTGTTGATAAGATTGTTTCTCTTGATGTTGGTCAGTGCTTGGCCGTACAAGGCATAGGATAATGCATTGATTATCGTAGTTTTACCCGTACCGTTGCGTGATCCTGAATCGTCACCTCCTTGGTCTAAGTTTTCACCAAGCACTAGAGTGAGTTGATCTTCTTCAAAATCAACTGCTTGGGTAACATTACCCACACTCATAAAGTTTTTAACTGTTAAATCTTTGATTTTTATCATTCTAATCCGTTGTATATTTCTAGTAACAACGATTTGTCAAAGTTTTCGCTGTCAATTGCAAGTATTTCATTGGATACAATTTGATCTACACTTTCAAACTGTTCGATATCCAAATCAGTGTTTATTTCTTCAATGGTTTTCTGTGGAATAAGAGTTATTTCACGACAACCATATTCGTTCATAAACGTTTCTTTAATAAAGGTTGCTTCCTCAAAGCTGATTGGCAAGTCTAGTGTAACTCTTAGGTACATTTTACTTTTAATCAATGTATCCTTTTCATCAATCAGCTGAGAAAGTCTTACTGTTCTATACTTTGGACAATCAGTCCAGTTAATGTATTCAGGTTCTACATTGTTTTCTCTATCCAATACCATCATACCACGGTCATCGTCCCACGCATCAGCATAATTGTGCGGAAATGCATTGCCAATATAGTGTACATTCTTCTGACTTTGACGTTTGTGGAAGTGTCCAGTAAACACATATTCTGGTTTTGTGAGATTCTCGGCTCTAAGTTCGCCGTGATCTGGCATTCTCACCATTGCATTCATTAAAAAGTTTGGTAATTCAAAGTGACCAAACATGTATTTGCAGTCCAGTGCTGCAACCTTCTTCCATTCGTCACTGACCATCCACGGTACAAGTGCAACATCTTCGATCTGTTGAATATCATCAACAACAGTTACACCTGGAATGTGCTTTGCCCATTCTGTACTTTTAATATCACGCTTGTCTTTGAAATACAAGTCATGGTTACCAGCAAACATAAAGAACTGGTCAAATGCTGCACCTAGCTTCTCTAAACTGCGGATACCAGCATCCATTGTAGTTAAATTTAAACTGTTTCGATTGTGATTCCAGTCACCACAGAAGATTGCAGTTTCGCAACCTTGTTCTTTTGCTGTTTCGATAAACCAATCCACGTATTCTTCACAGTCTGTGTTGTGAATACGTGAATTACCCTTCATACCAAAGTGAATATCAGTGAATACTGCTGCTTTTTTAAACAAAATCTATACTCCGTGTAGACTTACATTGTAAAGTAGTCTAGAAGCAATGTCAATCGATTATTTTTTCTCTGATTCTCTACGAACTGCGGCTTCCCATTCACCTTGATGCAATCTAGTGTAACTTGGATTTAAGTCATTCATTTCAAGTATATCATCTCTAATGTTTTGATTGCGCTTTTCAAGATTAATAACACGTACAAAGCTGTTTGTAACGGCTGCTGTGTAATAAGCAAATGGGTTTTGTGATTTACTTTCATCAAATTGCAAACCAATCTGCGATAATTGCAAAATTGCTTGCCCTTTCATTTCGTCATTGTAAGTATAACCACGTACATTGCCCCTTGTGGCATATCTATCTACCAATTTCATCCACATTTTAGCAAGTTCGTTTGTTGCTCTGCCGTGCTCTAGGCTGAAATATCCATTTTCCATGCCACCTGTCCAATGACTTTTGCCTACACATACCAAATTGTCGTCTTCGTCAAACTTGTAGTGTTGATAAGGAGGAAATGGCAATTTTACTTTGTGATCTGCAACTGTTTTTGGATTTTTCTTACGTCCAGGTTCGTCTGGAATATGTTCAAATGTCATAACACGAAAAATTAATTCGTTCTTTTCAATTGTTTTGTAATCAATTTCACAGTCTGCAACTTTTACACGCTTGCCATCTGCTTTGGCTTGTTCGTATGCAGCTTGTGATAATTTTTTTGCTTTGTTTCTTTTTGCTTCTGCAATAGTTCTAATGTTGATTTTTTCAACGCCTGGTAAAATAATATCGTAGTTTGCAAATGATGGTTCGATAAAACTGCTATAATTTATTTTACTCTTGTGTATCTCAGCCAACATGTCTTTGTTGTTGAGGTATTTTACTCTTCTTGCCATGGAATCTCCTACAGTTGTATTTATTATAATATACGCACATAAGTTTGTCAACTAAATACAGTAAGGAGTAATCATGGCTTTTTTCAACTTTTTAGAAACAGTAGCAGACAACGTAAATGACTTTGCAAACAAAGTACAAAAGGTACGAGATTTTGTTGACGTTATACGTGATCCTGCAAAACTTATCAGTGGTATTAGAAGCCGCAGTTTACCTCCAGGTGCAGTTCCTGTGCAAAAGGTTACAAATTACAGTACATTTGTAAAGCCGGGACAACAAGATGGCGAAGATTGGCGAGTAAGAATACATTTGCCAGCACAGCCCGCAGTTTTCAGTACTTCGTCGTTGCTACAACCTTTGGTAAAAAGCAACAACAGTTTGGTATTTCCTACTACACCGCAAATTCTTGTGACACACAGTGCAAACTATAACATGATGTCGCCTGTGCACACCAATTATCCTTATCCAGTTTATGAAAACAGCATGGTAGAAGATATTACCATCAGTGGCGAATTCCCTGTTGAGAACGAAATTGACGGATTGTACTGGGTTGCTGCTGTGCATTTCATGCGCAGTATAACAAAAATGTTTTATGGAGAAGGTGACAATCAAGGTTTGCCTCCACCTAGATGTGCTATCAGTGGATATGGAGACTTTGTGTTTGACCAAATGCCTATCGTAGTAAAAATGTTCAGTATTGATTTGCCAAACAATGTTGATTATATTAGAGTACCGTTGGGCGGATTTAATGCTTCAAGCGAAATACCCGAATTGGCAAACACAACGTACACATATGTTCCAACTTTGAGCAGTATCAACATCACAGTTGCACCAGCATTTAGTAGAGATGCAACTAGACAGTTTAACTTGAATGATTTTGTAAACGGTGCATACGTTGGCACAAGTGGAAGTAGAGGAGGATTTATTTAATGGCAAATCAAATTTACTCAACTAGTAGTCCATATTATAACACACCGGTGTTTGAAAACAACTTAGGATTTTTTGTACCAAGATCAATACCAGCTGAAGATAACGACATTACATATGAAATAGAACCACAGTATGCATATAGACCAGACTTATTAGCATATGACTTGTACAACAATGCAAAGTTATGGTGGGTATTTACAGCACGTAATATGGAATCTTTAAAAGATCCAGTTTTTGATTTTGTACCAGGGCTTAAAATCAAATTACCGCAAAAACCAACAGTGGATGCAATACTAGGACAATGAGTGTAATTGAAAATCCATTAAACAAATTTTCTAGTTACAATTACAAATGGAAATTTGGTTTAGTAAGTGTAGAAAGTATTAATAATCCTGAAAGATATATCAATTCAGGACCTGAGTTAGTATTGATTGAATCAGGCGGTTCACCGAACAAAACAACAACAACCTATAGCGAAGATGTTCTTGGTGTAAACGTAGAATTTTTTATAGATGATTTTTCTGCTGAATACCTCGTAACACCTAATCGAGCAAGTAGTTTTAGCAATGCTATACAAATGGAATTCAAAGTAATTGAGCCATTAAGTGTAGGCTTATTTTTCCAAATATTAAAACAAGGTTGTCAAGACATGTATGGTGTAAGTCGTGGATATCTTGATGTGCCGTTTGTGCTTGAATGCGATTTTGTTGGATACAACGATGTTGGCGAAATTTCAGGCGGAGCAGGCAAACATATTTTGGCATTAAAACTTTTAAATGTAACATTCAGTGTTGATACTAGTGGCGCAGTGTACACTGTGACAGCAATTCCTTGGAATCACCAAGCAATGACAGATCAAGTACAAAGTGTACCAACAGATATTGAAATACAAGGCGACACTGTTGAGGCAATGTTGCAAGGTGGTGAGTTTAGTTTAACTAGTGTATTAAACAAGCAACAACAAAAATTAGAAACAAATTCAATTGCAGCAACTAACCAAGCAAGTTATGAAGCTGAAGCATTTGGCGGTACATCAGTAGATACACAAAAGATATCTGGAAATAGATATACAATACTATTTCCTCCTTCTGCTGGTGTAAAAACACCTGATGTAAACACATTGACAAGTATGAGACAGCAACGGCAAAATCTTGCAGTTGGACCAGGAGGTATATTCCAAATTGATACTGCTGCTGAAGCATTTAGAGAAAGAGAAGCACAGATTGCAGGACAATCATATTCATCACCGTTTGATTTAGTTCCAAAATCTCCAATCAATATCAGCAGTGCAACAGCAAGTGGTGATGTAAACTACCTTGGATCTAGTAAAATTGTTACAGATTTTGAAGCATTTGGAACAATACCTTTTGGTTTAGAGGAAAACACAGGTCCTAATTTAGCTGGTAGCAACAATGGTGCAGCATTTGAATTTGATGCAGGTGATACAAATGTAGCAGGTGACGAAGTTTACCGAAGAGGTGCTCTCACTATCGATGCAAACACAAGAGTATTCCAATTTCCTGTTGGTACAAAAATTGAAAAAATTATTGAGAGTGTTTTATTAGCAAGCGATTGGGGGTTGAGTTTAATTAATCAACAACCTGATGCTGACGGAAACATTTTATGGTTTAAAATTCACACAGAATCTAAGATACGTAATATTGACGAAATATTGAACAGTAGAGATTTTGCATATGATTTTACATATATTGTTACACCTTATCTTGTTGATATAAGTGTGATTGCTCCTGCTTGGAAAGATCAAAATTATACAAACAAGGCAAGGCAAGCGGCAAAAGTTTATAGATACACCTACACTGGATTAAATCAAGATATAATTGATTTTTCATTTAATATTGACAATGCATTCTATAAGGAAATATACAGAAATCCTAACGGACGTGAGGATGCTTTGAATGCGGGCGGATTAGCTACAGTTTCTAAAACTGAAGCATATGCTGGTAATGCTGGTGCAAATGACGGTAGTGGCGACAGCTCATTTGGTACTAAAACCATTACCAAAGGCACAGCACCTAGTCTGACAGGAAGCGGCGGTACTAGCAGTAAACTAGATACTGCATTGTTGTTCAACGAAGCAGTGCTAAACAGCAGCACTGACATGATTACACTTGATATGAAAATTTGGGGAGACCCTTATTATTTCATGGATAGTGATGTAGGAAATTGGAGAGCGCAATCATCGAGTAATCCTAATGTTGATAGTAGAGGCAGAATAGATCCTAGCACTGGGGAAAATTATGTTTTAATTGAATTTAAAACTGCTGTTGATTATAATGGAAATTTATTACAATTAGATGCTGTAAATAATTTTAGCGGGCTGTACAAAGTTATAACTTTTACTAATGATTTTAGCGGTGGATTATTTACGCAAACTTTGAATCTTGTGCGTATGCCAAATCAATCTAATGAAAGTGTTGCAAATAGTAACAAAATTGTAGATGCAAATTACAAAGGCAAATTACCTCTTGTATTGAGTAATTTAGACACAGAAAGTGCAGCACGTAGTGCAGAGTTTGACAAGTTAGTAAGACAAGCAAATGAATTAGAATCACAAATTACTGCATTCCAAACACAAGGTATACAAAATTTTGATGAAATATTACAAGGCACAGATTTGTTAGATATTGCACAAAATCTTGGAGGAGCATTTAATCAAATTGCAAGTTTGCAACGCAATTTAAGCACAGTAATGAATGTTGTGCAAGGAGGATTACCAAATCTTGCTAGAGGGCTTGCGACTAATGCAATTAATAATACAATTGGAAATACAAAAGCAGGTCGTGCAATAAACAATGTAGTACAAATTAAATCAGACATTGATCGTATAAGAGGCGCATTTCGCTAGGAGATAATTTATGGTAAAAAAGCCAACTAGAGTTAGTAGAACCAGTGATACAGTTTACACTGATCAGAGTGCTGATTCTGGCATTTATATTGGACGAGTTGTAAGTCACTTAGATCAAACTTTTATGGGTGCGCTTCGTGTGCAGTTGTTAAAAGTACGTGAAGCAGCTAATGACTTCCAAGAAGTCGGACAATTGATTACCTGTCATTATGCAAGTCCTTTCGGCGGGCAAACACCTCTACAAGATGTTGGTGCAAACAACACTTATCAAGAAACACAGCAAAGCTATGGTTTTTGGGCAGTTCCGCCTGATATTGGAACAAAAGTAATTGTAGTAAAAGTAGAAGGTGCAGCAGATTTTGGATATTGGATAGGTTGTGTAAACGATGATTTTATGAACTTCATGATTCCAGACGGAAGAGCTGCTACAAACAACAACAATGAAGGACAAAAATTACCTGTTGGCGAATACAACAAAGCATTGGTAGACCCAGATGGTGAATTACAGCCTACTAGATATCCAAAACCAGTGAATACAGATTTTGTAGATGCACTAGCAGAGCAAGGTTTGCTCGAAGATGATATTAGAGGTTTAACCAGTAGTAGTGCAAGACGTGAAGTTCCAAGTGCAGTTTTTGGAATGAGTACACCTGGTCCACTGGATAAACGCCCGGGTGCCCCAAGAAATCCAAGAGGTCCAACTGGCAAAGAAGCTACAATGCCAAGCAGTCGTTTAGGCGGTACCAGTATTGTAATGGACGACGGTGATGATAAAATATTACGTGTTGGCAGTGCAGCAGATACACCTAGCGAATATGTGGATATTGAAAACACAGATGCAAATGGCGATATTACAAAACCTGCAAATGAACTGTTTAGAGTGCGCACACGTACAGGTCATCAGATATTATTACACAACACAGAAGACCTAATTTATATTGGAAATGCTAGAGGTACTAGTTGGATAGAAATGACATCTAACGGTAAAATTGATATCTATGCAGAAGACAGTATCAGTGTGCATACTAGCCAAGACATAAACTTCAGTGCAGATAGAGACATCAACTTTAATGCCGCTGCAAACATCAACATGTCAGCAGGTGAAAAAGTCAAAACCACAGCAGGTTCTAGTTTGAATTTTACCAGCGTTGATTATACAGCATTTACCAGTGGTGCAGCATTTACTGCAAAAGCAGACAGTTATGCCAGTATTTTCAGTGGTAAAAAACTGAGCATCGAAGGAACTAATAATGTTGATTTGGTTAGCAACAGTGCTAGTGTGAATATAAGTGCAAGCAAAACTGCAAACATAGCAGGTAAAACAGGTGTAAAAATAGGCAGCGATTCAGACTTGCATTTGAAGTTTGGCGGTAATATTTTCCAAGAAACAAATGCTTATCATGTAAATTCGCAAGAGTATTTTTTATCTACAAAAGGCGGTATGCATTTGAACAGTGCAGCAGATATGTACCTTACATCAAAAGTTACTATGAATGTAAAAGGCAAGAGCGCATATCTCACAAGTGTTGGTGGAGATACACATGTCAAAAGTAGTGCAGATATTAAACTTATGGCTGCTGTAGATTTAAACCAGTATTCAGTAAATAATTTTAGATATACAAGTTCCGCTATTCATGACAAAGCAGAGTCTAGTATTAATGTAGAATCAGCTGGTACAATTGATACAAAAGCAGCCACTACATTGACCACACAATCAACTGGTTTGATGAGTTTGAACAGCACAGCAAATATACAGGCATCTGGTGCCCAAATTCATTTGAACAGTGATGGTAATCCTGCAAGCAGTGCAACTGCTGCAACAGTGGCCAAATCTGCTGTTGGTGCAATCAGTGCAGAAGCAGCAACAATTGCTATCAAACCAAATCCAGTTACACCACAAACACCAATTGTGAGTTTGATTGCAAAAATACCAAGCAGAGTTCCACAGCACGAACCTTGGTTGCAACATGAGAATTTGAATCCTGCAGAATACACACCTGAAAAAACTAGAGCAGGTGTTGAGAGCGTTGATAGTTTCTCGCAACCAATTCCAGATACGTTTATCAACATTGGGACACGTGATACTACTGGAACTACAACAGCAAGTGATCGTGGTGGTATAAGTGGATCTCAAAACTTTGTGCCAAGCACTGATGGCGAATATGCAGAAGAAACCTTGGGCGATTTCAAAGAACTACAACTTGATCAAGTGTATGTTGTTGGTGACGGACATGGTGTAAAAGTAGCAGAAGCAAACGGTTACAAAGGCAGCCCAAGAGCTGGTGCAACAATTGACCAAATTGCAAAAAATCAAGTTGGCAGAATACCACAAAATACTGTGGTGATTGTGGCGGCAGGTTCAAACAATTGGGATAGCACTCCTGCAGAAGTTGCTGGTATTATCCAAGAAGAAATCATTGATCCGTTGCTGCTTAAAAATTGCTATGTAATTGTGCTGGTTCATCCTGATATAAATCTAGCAGGATCATATGCAAGTACGTATAGCAGCGCAGGATACACATCTAATTACAATGCAGTGAGAAATGCAATTGCAGATTTAAGTGCAAACGGCACAGTCACACTATCACAAAATGACATTGACTCTAATGATCCGCAAAAAATATTTGCAACTGATGTTGCGTACAATAGAGTTGCAACAGTTGTAGATCAAGTTTTAGATAATGTTGCAGTAGATTCACCGTTTGACAAATTTGAAGGATCGTTTGGTCCGTTGCTTGCTGCTATTAGAATCTGTGAAGTTAGCACTCCTGAACCAAGAGGTTATGATATTGTGTATGGAGGTATTCCGGATGCAATTAGACCTCCAAGACCAATTACACAGATGAGCATAGATGATGTACTCATTTGGCAAAAAAGCATTAGAGGCAGTGTTGTAAGTACAGCATCAGGTGCATATCAGTTTATATATACCACACTAAAAGATCTAGTTGATAGACGCAAAGTTGTACCTCGCAGTGCCAAAATGGATGCAGCAACACAAGACAGACTTGCACTTGCACTCATGAAAAACAAAAACGAATGGAAAGAAGGCAATTTCAGCGATGAAGATTTTGGCTATGGATTAGCAAAAGTTTGGGCAAGTATGCCGGTAATGCAAGTAGGTGTTGCTTTGAGTAAAGGCACATCAAAATCTGTAAATGATGCATACTGGGGAGGCACAGCATCTAATCCTGACGTAGCAAGACATACAGCAAAATTTATCAAAGAAGCATTGGTTGCCAGCAAGCGTGGCAGTGATGATGAAAACAAACAAACTGAAGCAACCATTGCACCAGAAGATCTGATTGCACTAGGATATGAAGCAGGTGATCCGTATGAAGATTTAAATGAGCGTAGTGCATTTACAGATGCAGGCAGCAACATTGGCGAATTGACAAATGTTGATAGAGTAAGACAACGTCAAGGCGGTGCTACATTTAGAAAACTTCCTGTACAACAACAAATTATTGATATTTTAAATAGAGCAGCAGCCGCAACTGGTGTTTATGTGCATATTACAAGTGGTGGTCAAATGCCACTAGATGAATTCTTATCAAAACCTAGAAGCCTACAAAAATTTGGAAGACCTGACAGTAGAAAAAATCCACCATACAAAGATTTTTATCTATTGAATGCTGAAGGTGATAAAATTGGTGCTAGAACCGGAAGTAGGCGTCACGACACAGGATTAGCAGTTGATTGTTGGATCACTAGAAATCCTTCTCCTACTGCCAGCAAAGACAATGACGGCATTGGCTACAACTTTGGACGTCAAGGACAGGGTGCTGATAATCAAACATGGGAACAGTTTATCTATCATGCGTTCAAAAACGGATGTAGAGGCTTTGGCTTTGCAAGTGGATACATGGGCAACAAAACCATACACCTTGATACACTTGGTGCTCTTGCAGGCAGCGGATACAATTCAAACACAGTTGGACATTGGCTAACATCGAGTTATTTTGTGAATATTGCACGTAAAGGATTTGAAGACTCATGAGTGATAATAATTTTGTTGATCCAGATCAAATATATCCGTTTGTGCATCCAGACGAACTTGAAGTTGTTTTAGGCGGTATTGCAGGAGACGATCCTTACAAGATTTATACTTTTGACACATTGGAAACATTAGCGGATTATGAGGACAATTACAAATTTCCATTCAGCGACGACGAAGGAAATAATCCTGCTCCTGGATGGAGTTTTTTAGTTAGGATTAATGAAACCTACGAAGGACAAGCTGGTAGACTTATTTTATGGTATGCTGTAGATTATGATCCTCCGATTGAAAACAATGATAAAAATCGCAATCTATCAAAATATTTGGAAATTCCTATTCAAAATGGTTATGCTGATAACGACGGAGATGGAACAAATGATTCATATGTAGATGGAGGATTATTTGGTGATTACCAAATTACTCCTAACACTGTGCCATCAGCAACACTATCATTAGACGGGCAAACAAGAGAAGCAACACCTCCGCCTACCAGTGAAGAATCTCCTAGCACAAAAGAAACAAGTGTAGAAGCAGCAGCAAAAAAATCAGCAGGTCCTGCAAAAACAGAAACCGACGCTACACAAAGTGATGTTGAAGAAAAAATAGATCCTGCAAATGCACTCCCTAGTGGAGCAGAAAAAACCACTAGAGACACTGCATTAGCTGACCCTGCAATTGACACTGCTATTAGAACTGCACCTGAATCTGACAGCACAGAAGCCGCAGCACTAGCAGATGAATATGCAGGCCTGCAAACAGAATTATCAGGAACGCCTACACTAGCACGTACAAATGAAATTGTCACTAGAATGGATGCAATTGCAAACGAATTGCCTCCTAGTGCAAGTTCTGCAAAAACCGCAATACAAAACGCAATTGAAACCACAAAAAATCCTGGCAATATTGCTGGACTTGAAAGCGTAATTGGACAAGCTACACAGATTGCAGGAGATTTTATACCTGGAGCAAGTAGTGCAATTGGAGACATTACAAATGAATTAGATTTTGCCAGTGGATTAAATCTAAGTAGTCTTAGTAACCTAGCACAAAGTGTTACCAGCAGTTTAAAAAGTACAAGCGGTTTACTTGGCGGTGGTAGTTTATTAAACAACTTGCCTGACATAAACAGTTTATTCCAATTTGATCCTAAAGCATTATTCAAAAGCATTGACTTAGGTGAAGTTGTAAATAGTCTTGCAAAAGTAGATACAGCAGCAATTGCAAATGATTTACAAGGCGGTGTGATGGATGTCGTTGACCAAACGGCTGCAATATATGGACCAATAGGAAGAAACATAGTCGGAAGAAGCAATATTGGTACAGATGCCGGTGCAGGATATCTTGGATCACGTAGTTCAAGTAGTGGCGCAGCAGTTAATCAAATAAAAACTGAAAAACCAGTTGATACAGAAAATGCAATTGCATCAGGAAATGTATATACAGATTTGTTAGAACTATTGAACAAATCTCTTAAACAAGATTGGGCTGCAAAGTCTGGAAGTAATGCAGGACAAAAACCCAGCAGTCGAGATCCACGTCCGTATGATAGAATTGCAGCACCTCCTCCGGGAGCAAATCCACTGATTATGGAAGCATATAGAATAAGTGGGCAAAATGGATTTACTAGAGATGGAATCACTGGTGAGTATAGTTGGCATACTGCTTTTGTAAATTATATACTATCTAAAGCAGGACTGCCTATTGTAGCAAGTATGAGTGCGCAATCTTATTACTCATATGGACAAAGAGTAAATCACACAAATGTTCGCAACTTGCAAGCTGAAAAAGGCGATCTTGTAATATTCAATAGTAGAACAGGTGGTAAGTATATAGGTTTCTTTTGGGAGTATGATGCAAAAACTAGAAAAGTTACAATACTAGGTGGCAACATTGATGGTAAAGTAAAATTAGAACAGTTTCCATATACTCTTAAAAATGGAGATTTGTATGTAACTCATATACGTAGAAATTGGAAAATACCTGCTAAGAAACCAAATACAAGCACAAGTACAACAACTACAACAGCTGGTGTGTTTAAAACTGGCCCGCAATAACAAGGTAAATACGATATGAGCACATTAGAAAAAAATCTTTACAAAAACTTGAAAATTAGTTCTCCAAGATCTAATGCTCAGCCTATTATTGATAAAAGTTACAAAGGTATTAGTACAATTGATCCTAATACTAAAAGTTTCAAATTACGCAATATTGATCTCATCAAACAAGATTTGGTAAATCACTTTCATATTCGCATGGGTGAAAAATTAGAAAATCCTGAATTTGGCACAATTATTTGGGATGTGCTGTTTGAACCACTCACAGACAGTTTGATTGAAGCAATTACACAAAATGTTAATACTATTGTGAATTATGATCCTAGGATTCAAGCTGATGATATTGTTGTAGATACTTACGAAAATGGCATACAAATATACTGTACACTTACCTATTTAGAGTACAATATCAGTGAACAACTGCGTTTTAATTTTGATAGAGAAAACGGTTTAATTTAAAACACGCACTTTATTTTTTTCATAAATATTACAATAGTAGAGGAAGTGCGAATGTCTGCAACAGATAGACAAAATAAACTATTGTTAGCTGAAGATTGGCAAACAATATACCAAAGTTTCAAGTACGCTGATTTCAAAAGTTACGACTTTGATACATTGCGTAGAACAATGATCAATTATATCAGGTTAAACTATCCTGAAGATTTCAACGACTACATCGAAAGCAGTGAATATCTTGCATTGATTGATTTGATTGCCTTTTTAGGACAAAACATCAGTTTCCGCACAGACCTTAATGCAAGAGAAAACTATATTGAATTAGCAGAGCGCAGAGAAAGTGTGCTGAGATTGGCTAGACTTATCAGCTACAATCCAACACGAGTACAGCCTGCAAACGGACTTCTCAAAGTAAACAGTGTACAAACCAGTGAAAATATATTTGACAGCAATGGTGTAAACTTATCAAATAGAAATGTACGTTGGAATGATAGCACAAACAGCAATTGGTATGAGCAATTTCTTAAAATTTTAAACAGTGCTCTTACAACAGGTAATCAATTTGGTAATCCACGTAAAAGTGATTTGATTGGCGGTATACAAACTGAAAAATACAAAATCAACAATGTAGAATCTGTATTTCCTGTTTTTGGATTCTCAAAGCAAGTAAATGGCAAGGGATTAGAATTTGAAATTGTTAGCACAGACATTAATGATGGTGCTATTGTAGAAGAAGCACCTGCATTAGGTAATCAAGTTGGTATTTTGTATAGAGACAACGGACAAGGTGCTGGCAGTAGCAATACTGGTTTCTTCATGCATTTCCGTCAAGGTACTTTGCAAAAAGCAGAATTTACTGTGAGCCTTCCTGTGCCCAATGAAAAAATTGATATTGATTCTCCTAACATCAACAATCAAGACATATGGTTATATGGATTAGACAGCAACGGTACACAGGTTGAATCATGGACCAAAGTAGATGCTGTAGAAGGCAATAATGTAATTTACAACAGTGTTTCTAAAAACATTAGAAAGATTTTCAGTGTTCAAACTAGAGCATCTGACAGAGTAAGTTTAATTTTCAGTGACGGTGTGTTTGGTGAATTGCCAAAAGGCGACTTTAGAGCTTTTTATAGAATCAGTGAAAATGCTGATTATACTATTGCACCAAATGAGATTAGAAATGTAAAAGTGAATATTCCTTATGTAGGTGCACGAGGCACCACTGAAAATATCACTATACAAATGTCTTTGAAACAACCTGTAAGCAATGCAGCAAGCAGCGAAAGCACAGACAGTATAAAAACAAATGCACCAAGCACTTATTACACACAAAACAGACTTATCACAGGCGAAGATTACAATGTAGGACCTTTGGGTATAAGTCAAGATATTATCAAAACAAAAAGTGTAAACAGAACCAGCAGCGGTATCAACAGATATTATGATTTGAGAGATACCACAGGAAAATACAGCACAACCAATCTATTTGGTACCGACGGAGTATTATACAAAGAATACTATGATGATGTTTACACATTTGATTTTACAACTCGTACAGATATTGAAGCAATAGTAGATAATTTAATTACAAGTATTATTGATGACAATAACACAAGAAATTATTACAGTGATAAATTTTTAAATCAAGATTATTCAGATTTAAATTTAGCATGGTCACAAGCAACCAGTGCAACTAATCAAAGTACAGGATACTTTTTAGATGAATCAAGCATTGGTGATGCTGACCCAACATATTACACAGTGGGATCATTTACACAAGGACCTTTGCGTTTCCTTGAAGTAGGTGCAATGGTAAAATTTACTGCTCCTAGTGGAAAGCATTTTATGCCTGATGGTACGTTAATGAATGGTGCAGCCGATCACAAAGGTGCAACAACATACAAATGGACAAAAGTTGTTAGCATATTTGGCGATGGAACAGAAGAAAACAACAGCTCTGGTTCAATTATGTTTAATGACGTAATCCCAACTGGTGCCATTTTAGACAGTGTAAAATTAAAATACACAAGAGACATATTAAACAGTGTTAAGGTTGATATTGTTGATCAAGTATTTGCGTATAGAACTTTTGGTTTGCGCTATGATAGAGAATCAAGAAATTGGTTTGTTGTAACACAGGATAATGTAAACATCAAAGATACATTTAATGTTGGTAATTCTGGAGATACAACAGGACAAAGTCTTGACAGAAGTTGGATTTTGTTGTTTGAAACAAATGGTGTAAACTACACTGTTACAGCAAGAAATCTTCGTTATATTTTTGAAAGTGAAGAAGAAGTTCGTTTTTATTTTGATAGTAGCAAAAAGATTTATGATAGCAAAACTGGAAAAATTGTAAGAGATAAAATTGGTATTTTAAGTATCAATAATGATCCAGCAAGCAGCGGACAAACTAGTCCATTCACTGTAGACTATAATTGGGCAGTTAGCAAAGAATTTAGAGATGACATTGGTTATGTAAACAGCAAAAAAGTTGAAGTGGTTTTCTTTGACAGCGACGACGACGGTGTTGTAGACAATCCACAAACATTTGATGATGTTGTATCAAGTGCTAGTTTAGATTTAGACGATCGTTATGTATTTGTTAAGAAATTCACAGAGTATGATACAGAATATTACAAGTACGTCAAACAACTAGATGAAAATATTTTGGTTGTACAAGCATATAGAAGCATTAACAGCAGCAAAGTTGGTAACCCAATCTATTATGTAGTTGACACAGATAGTTTTTGGCAAGTCACTACTGCATCAAGAACTGTTACACAAATTTTCAACTATAAAGCATTTCTTGGTAGAGACGATATTAAATTTCAATATGTTCATGCAGCAGACGAAAATTCTCGAATAGATCCTGCAAGCAGCAATATTATGGATACATATGTGCTTACAAGACAATACGATACAGATTATAGACAATGGTTAGCTGGCACTTTAGCAGATCAGCCATTACCACAAAGCAGTGATCAACTGTACAGAAATTATGGCGAAGAAATAAACAAAATCAAAAGCATCAGTGATGAAGTCATAATGCATCCTGTAAAATACAAAGTATTGTTTGGAGCAAAGGCAGAACCTAAATTGCAAGCTAGTTTCAAAGTTGTAAAAAACAAAAACAGAGTTGTAAACGATAATGAAATAAAATCAAGATTAATTGACGCAGTCAATCAGTATTTTAGTTTAGAAAATTGGGATTTTGGTGAAACATTTTATTGGAGTGAATTGAGCGCATATATTGTCAAACAATTATCTCCTGATTTGGTAAGTGTTGTTTTGGTACCTGTAGATGGACAAAGCAGTTTTGGTAGCTTGTTTGAAATAAAGTCAGAAACAGACGAGATTTTGATCAGTGGAGCAACCGTTGCTAATGTTGAAATTATCACAGCAATAACAGCAGAACGATTAAAATCTGATGGAGCAGTTGTTACATCAGTTAGCAGCAGCGGCGAAGTGATCACGAGTGCTGCTGAATCAACAATTACAAGCACAACTGGAGGTAGTACGTACTAATGTCTTTTGATAATGATCAGAATGATTTCCCGTTGCCAGCAGGCAAATCTGCAGACCGCAAAGCAAGCAACTTTTTACCACGTTACTTTAGAACTCCAACTAATAAAAAGTTTTTACAATCTACAATTGACCAACAGATTAACGAAGGTGTTGTAGAAAAACTCAATAGTTTTGTAGGTAGACGCAGTGCAAAAGCACGTATTCCTGATGATACATATCTTGGTGATGTTTCTGCAGATAGAGAAAACTATCAATTTGAACCAGCAGTAGTATACAAAGATGAATTAAATAACCTTGAATTTTATGCTGATTATAATGACTATATTGGACAATTAAGCAACTTTGGTAGCACCACAAGCAATCACAGTTTGTTAAATCAGCAACAATCTTATAGTTGGAATCCTCATATTGATTGGGACAAGTTTGTAAACTTTAGAGAATATTATTGGTTGCCTCTTGGTCCAGAACCGATGCCAGTTGTTGGGCAAAGTAAAGATGTAAGAAGCACATTAGAAATATCAACAGCAACTGATGACGATAATACAGCGTATGTTTTTACACCTGATGGATTTACAAGAAATCCTACATTAAAACTATTTAAAGGACAAACCTATAGAATTACAATAAATTGTCCAGGATACCCTATTGCACTTGCAAGCAGCAGAGACTACAAAGATAATGATCCTTTATTAGATGTTGATGCTGAAAATGTCAGTACCTTATACACCGATGGTGTGACAAAATATGTATTAGATGATAATCAGCAACTTATCGTAACCACAGATGATTATATCGAAGAAGGATTTATTGATTTTACGCCAGGTGAAAATGCTCCTGAAGAACTGTTTTATATTAGCCAAAACGACATTGATATGGGCGGTTTGATTACTATCTACGGTATTGAAGAAAATACTGAAATTGATGTTGCAGCAGAGATTATAGGAAAACAAAGTTATACAACTTCTACTGGTGTTAACTTAAGTAATGGCATGAAAATATTCTTCCAAGGTGATGTATCTCCTGCAATGTATAGCGAAGGTTATTTTTATGTTGAAGGTGTTGGTACAGGTATACAGTTAGTATCAGACAGCAATTTAGAAGTACCATTGACATTTGTATCTCAAGAATCTGTCCCATTTGACGGAGGTGAATATCCTTTTGATAGATATCCTTTTGAAGATGCAGCAACATATCCAGCTACCAAAGATTATCTAGTTATCAACAGAGCAAGTGCTGATAGAAATCCATGGAGTAGATACAACCGATGGGTGCACAGAGATGTTATCGAAACCAGTGCAAAAGCAATAGGTTTAGAACCAAGTTTTGATCAAACACAACGTGCAAAAAGACCCATTATTGAATTTGAAGCAGGTATGAAGCTGTATCAACATGGTAATATTGCAAAAGCCAATGTAAACCTTGTAGATACTACTACTAAAGATGCGTTTAGTAATATCGAAGGTCAAGAAGGTTATATTATTGACGGTGTTGAACTTACAGACGGTATGCGTATTGTCTTTACTGCTGATACTGATATAAGAGTAAATGGCAAAATTTATCAAGTCAAATTTATCAATTTTGGCACTGGTGCAACAAAAACAAGACAAATTAGTTTGGTCGAAACTGATGATACTGAACCTAGTGACGGTGAATGTGTTCTTGCATTACAAGGTAATAAAAATGGCGGAAACATGTTCTACTATGAAAATTCAAAATGGAATTTAAGCCAGCAAAAAACCAAAGTAAACCAAGCACCTCATTTTGACTTGTTTGATAAAAATAAAACAAGTTTGAGCGATCCTATTACTTACAAAGCAAACACATTTACTGGTACTAAATTTTTTACATATGCACAAGGTACAGGAACTAATGATAGCGAATTAGGATTTCCTTTAAAGTATAGAACTATTACCAATGTAGGCGATATTGTTTTTGATTTTAATTATTCGTCAGACAGTTTTACATACCAAGATGATCAAGAAGTTGAATTTACAAAAAAGACAGACAACAGTTTTATACAAAAATACGATTCACTAAGCAAAGAAATTACTTATGAAAACGCATGGAAAAAATCTTATACCAAATCAAGACAAGGTGTGGTAAGGATTTATGATAATGTTACAAACAATCTTGATATTGATGTTTTTAATTTTAGCAAAGATTTAGATATTTTTGCACAGGTATTTGTAAACGGTATCAAAAAATTACCTGATGTTGATTTTACATTACAAAACGGACCTAGATATAAACAAATTAGATTTGTAAAAAATCTTAAAAAAACAGATAGTGTTGTTGTAAAAGCATATGCTAATGCAGACAAAAATGCTAATGGTTTTTATGAAATTCCTTTGAATTTAGAATGCAATCCAGGTAATGATAATGTTACTGCCTTAACACTTGGTGAAGTTAATAGTCATGTAGAATCAATTGTTTCAAACGCTCTTTATTTTGAAGGTAATTTTCCAGGACGCAGCAATTTAAGAGATTTACGTCTTCAAACAGAACTTGGAACTAGATTTGTACAACACGAAGGTCCTTTGAATTTAGCATTATATCATATTACAAATAAAGATTCAAATGTTGTAAAAGCAATTGAATATGCTATGGACGAGTATAGTAAATTTAAACAAGAGTTTATGCAAGCTGCAGAAACTTTAGGATTTGACGGTAGCACTAAAAAACATGTTGATGCTATCATGAAAAAAATTACAAAAGATAAAACAAGTAACTTTTGTTTCTTTACTAGTGATATGGTTCCCTTTAATGCTGCATTATCTACTACTCATACAATTGAATATGACGGTGAAGCATATTTTGCATTAGAAACAGCTTTTGATTTAAACACATTATCGAATCGAGCAGTGTTGGTTTACGCTAACGATGAATTATTAATTCATGGCAAAGATTATGAGTTTGAAAATGGATTTGTAAAAGTAACAAAATCCTTAGTAGAGGACGACGAAGTTGTTATCATTGAGTATGATAACACAAACGGAAGTTATGTTCCGCCTACACCAAGTAAGTTAGGATTATTACCAAGCACTCGTCCAGAAAAATTTACAGATGGCGCTAATAATTTTATCAGAGGACACGATGGCAGCTATACTTTAGCATACAACGATTTTAGAGACGATTTATTGTTGGAATTGGAAAAGAGAATTTACAACAATACAAAACTTTTCTACAACAAAGACATTTTAGATATAAATGATTTTGTTGGTGGCAGATCGAGAAAAAACAATTTTACAGCAAAAGAAATCAATAGAGTATTGTTGAAAGATTTCAGTAACTGGCTTAACAAAGCTGGTGATCCTAATTACACTGAAAACAGCTTTTATTCAGTAAGCAATGAATTTACATACAATTATTCTTCAAATAACGACGAAGAAGGTAATTCATTAAATGGCTATTGGAAAGGCATTTACACTTATTTCTTTGATACAATTCGTCCACATTTGCGTCCATGGGAAATGCTTGGATTTACAGACGAGCCTACATGGTGGCAAAGTGTATATGGGCCTGCGCCTTACACCAGCAGCAACACACCGTTATGGCAAGATTTACGTGACGGTGCAATAAAAGAACCAAATAAACCTGTTGTGTATAACAAAAAATTTGCAAGAAAATGGCTCATGAGTCAAATACCTGCAAATGAATTTGGTGAATTGAACAATCCGATTGAAGCAGGTATTGCAACAGCAATTTTACGTGACGATACTCAAAGCAGTTTTAAATTTGGTGACTTTGCACCAGTTGAAAATGCTTGGAGAAACAGTGCAGAATATAGATTTGCTTTGTTAAAAAGCTGGGTGTTGCTAGAACCAGCTAAAGTGCTTGGCTTAGGTTTTGATATAAGTCGTATTGAAAAAGACATTGCAGGAAATATTGTATATGCACCAACACAAAAAAGAATAACCACAGCTGATTTATTATTTCCAACACTAACTGACACTGAAACAACACAATCTTATACAAGTGGATTGGTAAACTATATTGCAAATTATACCAAGTATAACAAACGTAACAGTGTAGAAAAATACAAAACACAATTAACAGGCATCGATAATCAACTGGCATTTAGACTTGCAGGATTTGCTGACAAAAACAAGTTAAAGTTGGTTTTAGATAGTAGATCGCCTTTGAATAAAACCAGTGTATTTGTACCAGAAGAAAATTTTGAAATCTATTTGAATACATCTAGTGTACAAGAAACAGCCGTATTGAGTGGATTTATAATCGAAAAACTCAGCAATGGTAGATTCAATATTAGAGGTTATGACAAGAGTGCACCAGTATTCAAAACAAATCCAGTAAAAATAAGAACAGCAGATCCAGCTATTACAGTAGGCGGTGTAAGTGAAAACTTTGTAGAATGGAACGAAAACAAAACTTATACTGTTGGTACAATTGTAAATTTAGATGGCACATACTATAGAACAAAAATTACACATACCAGTGGAACAGATTTTGATGTATCTAAGTTTGCTAAATTAGCAGAACTACCAATCGAAGGTGGAGTAAGTGCAGTGCTACGACAAACGTTTGAAGATACAATTGTCGATGTTGATTATGGCACAGAATTTGCCAACGTTCAAGAAGTTGCTGATTTCATGTTAGGCTACGAAAACTACCTTAAAAATACAGGGTTTATATTTGAAAGTGTAAATGCAGCAAGTGCACAAACAGAAGATATGAAACTTGTACTACAAGAATTCATGTTCTGGGTTACACAGGGATGGGATACCGGCACAGTATTAGCAGTGAGTCCTATTGCAAACGAAGTTAAATTTACAAGACAATATTTCAGCGTTGATAACATCTATGACAGTTTCTATGATGATACAATTATCAGTGGTCCAGGCGAGGCAGTAGAAGCAAACTTTACAAATATCTATAGAGACCGTGATGTTGATTTTACATTGAAACCTGTGGATACTGATGACGGAATTTTCTTAATCAAGTTACCACTTGTACAAACTGAACATGTTGTACTATTGGATAATACAACAGTATTCAATGACACAATTTATGATAAAGTACCTGGGTTTAGACAAGAACGTATAAAATTAAATGGTTATAGAACAGATGGTTGGACAGGCAATTTGAATGTTCCTGGATTTATCTATGATCAGGCAAAAATTACATTGTGGACTGCCAACACAGATTATGGCATCGGCGATTTGATAAAATACAAAGAGTTTTACTACAGTGCGTTTAATTCACACACTAGCGGCGAAACTTTTGTTGAAACAAATTGGCGAAGACTGCCTGAAAAACCAGTATCTCAAATTTATCCTAACTGGGATTATAAATCTAATCAGTTTGCAGACTTTTATGATTTAGATACCGACAACTTTGATACTGAACAGCAACGACTTGCACAGCATTTAATTGGATATCAGCCAAGAGAATATTTGTCAAATATTATCACTGATAGTGTAAGCCAGTATAAATTTTATCAAGGTTTTATTCAAGATAAAGGTACAAAAAATGCTCTGTCAAAGTTATTTGATCCACTTAGTGCAGCAGACAAAGACAGTGTAGAATTTTACGAAGAATGGGCATTTAGACTAGGACAATACGGCGCAATAGATAATCTTTTTGAAATTGAATATCAATTGGATGAATCTAAGTATAGAACCGAACCTCAAATTTTTGAACTTACACAAGGTATAAATCCAACACGTTTAGATCTTACAGTTGAAATACCCCAAAGCAAAGTTTACAAAAAACCTAGCACCTATGATCATACTATCGTTCCTACAAAAAATACAACCGGAACATACACAAGAGATAGCGGTTATGTAAAAAATGATCAAGTATCATTTGTAATCAGTGAATGGGACTTTGTTGCTGATATTTCTCCATTTGATTTGAGTATTGGTGAAAATATTTGGGTTACAAAGGACAACAATGACAAATGGAATGCTTACAAACATGTGAACTCTGGGCTTGTTGTTGAATCGTATGATGCTGATACATTTGGAGATGAAGATGTTTTAACTATTACAACAACCAACTACATTAAAGATATTGCTGTAGATGATTTTGTAGGTATTATCACAGATGATCCTTTGTATTCAGGATTTGGACAAGTTGTAAACGTTGAATTAGATAAACTTACAGTATCTGGTGTTCCAGTGCAACCAGAAGAAGAAAGAGACAGCAGTATTGTAGGGACAAGTATAACAAAATTTGTCAGCAGAAGATTCGATGATGCAACTGATGTTAACAGTAATTTAACAGATATGCAAAAAGACACTGTTGATACAATCTGGGTAGACAATAATGGAACTGGAAATTGGACTGTATACGAAAATCGTTATGTGTTTGATTTGTCAAGAGAGGTTATAAATCAACAAGATACTACAGAATGGGGAAAAACTTTTGATCTGAATAGAACCAATTTGGTTATGGCAGTAGGTGATCCTTCAAATGAACAGGTGTCAGTGTACACTCGTACCAGTAGAAACTTTGACTGGAACACTGTTGTATTCTTTGGACCTAACAACAGCTATGACAGTGTGCCTAGTGAATATGGACACAGTGTAGCAGTATCACCAGATGGTAATACAATTGCTGTTGGTGTACCGTTAGCAAGCAATGCATTAACAAGATTCAAAGGTCCATTAAGGCCAGGCGTGCCTTACACAGCAGGCGATATTGTTTCTGATAGAGGAAGTTTGTTTAGAGCAAGAAACAACATAGACGACGGATGGTTTAATGTTGGTGACAGTTCAGATAGCAGTACAATATTTGATAGCAGTGCTCCTGATGGTGTTCCTGAAGATTGGGAAAGAGTGTACCGCATAGAAGCAGGTGAAGGTTCAACTGATAGTTCTGGTAGTGAACAAGGTGTAGTATATGTTTACACTAGAGACAAAACAACACAAGTATATGAATTAGATTTTGTTATGACAAGTCCAGAGCCTAGAGCATTTGCACAGTTTGGACACAAAGTTGTTTTAAGTGAAGATAGCACAGGTGCAACAAGAATGTTTGTGAGTGCGCCCGGCGACGATGCTGGCAGAATATATTTCTTTGAAAATGTTCCTGGTCCAGACAGCGAATGGAAATGGACACGCAATGATGATTACAAAGGCATTTACAGCGATAGCGAACTTTATAATCTTGGCGATATAGTGTTTTATGATGGGCAGTTGTACAAAGCATTAACCAATTTGCAACGAGGTACAGCACTGCCGACTGACACATCAAAATGGGAAGTATCGGAACAGGTTGAGCACACAGGATTTATTCCTAATAAATTACAAGATCTTGACAACGAAAATATTGGTAACGAAGTTACTAGATTTGGTCAAGACTTTGCAGTAAATGCATTTGGTGACAAATTAGTTGCTATGTATTTAGATGCTAATATTGATGAAGATAGTTCTAAAAGCAAAGTGCTTGCAATTTACAATCAGCCTAACAAACGTTGGACACACATTCAACGTATTACACCTATTACAGATGAAACTGGATTTGCATTCTCTTTTGATATAGATGATGCCGGTGATAATGTTGCAGTATCTCAACCTTTTGCAGATGAAAAAGGCATTGATAGTGGTACAGTTTATGTGTACACACAAGGATCAAATGACACATATACACAAACACAAAAACTCAATAGTCCGTTTAATGAATCAAACGAAGTATTTGGTACTAGTGTTGCATTCGGCGGAAACAAACTTGTAATAGTTGGTAAAAATAGTGATACAATCAATTATACAACTTTTGATTTGATTGACGAAGATAATGTCACAACTTTTGATAACAGCAATACAAAGTTCTCTCAAACTGTAGAAGACAGTGGTAGACTTATTATATTTGAAGAACTAGATAATAATTATATTTTTGCAGAAGATGTAGATTACAGAAGAGATTTGAACGGCTTCTCAATGGACAATATCAAAGTAAACTTTAATCAGATATATTTAAGTTTGCCAAATTATGCTCCTACATCAGCACGTAAACCTCTAGATGATGACAAGTATCAAATAAGCAATAATCGGGGTATAATTGCAGAGATTAGCACCGGAAAAACTGCTGATGCATGGACAGCTATTGCACAGCAAAATGACAAACCTGACATTGAAAAAATCAATCAGGTATTCTTATATAATGTTGATACACAAGATATTGTACAAAAATTAGACGTAGTAGATCCACGTCAGGGCAAGATTGTAGGTATTGCAGAACAAAATATTTCTTACAAAACACCTTATGATCCTGCAGACTACAATGAAAACACAAATTGGGGTCCTAAAGAAGTTGGAACAATTTGGTGGAACATAGATACTGCTAGTTGGTACGATGTTTACCAAGGTGATAACAACTACAGAACAAGCAAGTTCAACACTCTTATTCCAGGATCAACTGTGCAAATTTGTGAATGGGTAGGCACAGATTTACTACCTGATGAATGGTTGGCACAAAGTGGTACAGCTGAAGGTTATGCAGCAGGCATAACAGGTGTTCCATTATTTGGAAGTTTATTTACAACTGAGCGTGTTTATGATAGCGTATCGCAGACATTTAAACCGCAATATTTTTATTGGGTTCAGAATACAGAAATTGTACCAAATGTAGAAGGTAGAACAATAAGTGCACAAAATATTGCAACACTTATTGCAGATCCTGCAAGTTTGGGTTATAGATATGCAGTGTTGTTAAGCAACAAAAGTTTTGCACTTTATAACTGTAAAAGTTTAGTTGAAGGCACTAATACTGTAATACAATTTAGAATACAAAAAGACAGTGATTTACAAACAAATATCCACAGCGAATACCAACTAATTTCGCAAGGACTAGATTTAAGCATGCCACAGAGAGATATCGAAACTAAGTGGCATGACAGTCTAATTGGATATGATGCACTTGCAAACGTTGTACCTGATGTAACATTGCCAGAATCTCAAAAATATGGATTGCTTAATGTTCCTAGACAAAGTATGTTTGTAAATCGTCTTGAAGCAGTCAAACAATTTATTGAACGTGCGAACAGTGTATTTGCAAAATATCAAATTGTTGACAACTACAACATCAGCAAATTACAACTTGCAGAACCTTTTCCAAATATCAAAGTTGGCAATTATGATGTTGCAGTTGATACAGAAGTAGATCTGCAATACATTGGTGTTGCAAAAACACAAACAGCAGAAATAAGTTTAACAATTGATAGCGGCACTATTACTGAAGTGCAAATTGTAAATCCTGGTAATGGTTACAAATATGCACCACGTATTGAAATTGAAGATGCATTTGGTTATGGTGCAATCTTGAATACAACAATCAACAACACAGGTAAAATTGTCAGTGTTGATATTAGAAAAGGCGGAAAAAATTATTCGCAAAATGCTATTCCAAAAATTAGAAAATTCAGTGCGCTTGTAAAAAGTGACAGTACTCTAGGCGGTATCTGGACAATTTACGAATGGAATAAATCAACACAAAATTGGGATAAAGTTACAAATCAAAGTTACGATACAAATAAGTATTGGAACTATATCGATTGGTATGCTCCGGGTTACAGCGACGGTACTGTAATTGATCATGTAATTGAACAAAGTTATTTGTTGTTTGGACTAGAAGACAATATTGGTGATATTGTAAAGATTAAATCAGTTGGCTCAGGTGGTTGGCTTTTACTCAAGAAAAAAGACAATAAAGACACTGAAGATTATACTGTAAACTACGATACTGTTGGTAGAGAAAACGGAACAATTGAACTGAAGGATTTGTTGTATAACTACAGTGTTGAAACAACTGGTTATGATGCAAATGTTTATGATATTAGTTTCTATGATAAAGAACCTGTGCAAGAATTGCGTAACATAATCAGTGCTATCAAAGAAGATCTATTTGTAGGCGATCTAGTTAAAGAATACAATGAGTTGTTCTTTGCAGGTATTAGATATGCACACAGTGAACAAGTAAATGTTGATTGGGCATTCAAAACCAGCTTTGTAAGAGCAAAGCACAATGTTGGCGGATTAACACAAAAAATTACGTTCCAAAACGATAATCTTGAAAATTATCAAGATTATATTGAAGAGGTAAAACCTTATAAAACCAAAATTAGAGAGTATATCAGTGCATATACAAGAATAGAACCTACCCAAAGTATGGTAACTGATTTTGACTTGCCTCCAAGTTATGTAGGTGGAAGTATTAAACCTAGTAATGCAATTTACAGTAATGATACTATAACACAATTGTTTGATGATTACAATCAATATCCTTACAAAAATTGGGTTGACAACAACAAGTATGAAGTTGTAAAAATTGCTGTCGCAGACGGCGGCGCAGGATATGAAAACACACCTATTGTAAAAATAGCCGGAGATAATCCTCCAACAGCTAGAGCATATCTAGCTAGAGGAAAAGTCAAAACTATTGAAATTGATACCAAAGGACAGCGTTATTTCAAAGCACCTGTTGTAACAATCGAAGGACAGGCAACAAAACCGGCTAGAGCAGTTGCAATACTTGGAGAACCAAATGTAAGAAGCACACACATGGTTGTGCGTTTTGATAGAGTTTCAGGTAAAAAATACATTGAAGATATAAATGCTATTGAAACATTCACAGGCACAGGTGCAAAAGAAAAGTTTGTTCTAAAATGGCCTATGGATCTAAACACTACAAAATACACAATTGAAGTGGATGGCGTGCAAGCATTGTCAAGCGAATACACTGTTGGTAATGATGTTGATTTCAGTTTAGGACATGAAAGATTTTTAGGATATGTAAAATTTAATGATGTACCAAAAACAGGTACAACAATCAAAGTTAGTTACAAAAAAGATACACGTATTTTACAAGCAGCAGACAGAATTTTCACAAAATATGAACCAACAGAAGGTATGCCAGGCATCGGCGAAAACGAAAGTTTAGCAAGTTTAATGCGTGGTGTTGAATATGAAGGTGTGTTATATGATGCTTTCCCATTTGGCAATGATCAAGGCTTTGGCGCAGGCGGATTTGGAGATGTTCCTTATGACACATTTACAAACACATATGATGATGAGGTAATTGTACTTGATGGTAGTACAAATATTATTCAACTTGCAGAACCTCTTGAAGATGGTGTTACATACAACGTTTATTACAATGGCAAACGTATAGATGATCCTGCATACGATGGATCTACAGAATTGACAAATACCAATGCTGTGATGTTGCCAGTATCAGGAGACGGATCAACTGATTCAATTGACATAAGTGCACTTAATGATGATAACACACTTGTAGACGGCGATATAATTATTGTAAGAAAACAAACTAGTGATGGCAGCTTTACACCTGTAGGTACAACATATGATACAGCATTGTCAGGCGGTTCAATAGATTACAGTACAGCATCCGGTCAAGCAGCAGGTGAAGTTATTGTTGACGGTGATGGATTCTACACTGAAAAAACCAGTGGTGGTCCAGAAGAACTTGTACCAGGCACAGTTGTTGATACATTAGATATGAAGGTGTATCATAGAGCTACTGATGGTGTAGGTATTATAGGTGTTGCAAATTACTTTACAGATGGTGAAAACTTTAGGTATAGATTACCAGAACAACCTGCAGGTGTTGACAGTATTATTGTTGCATATGAAGGTGAGGTTTTAGATAGTACTTTGTACAGTGTTGATTATGAAAACAACACAATCGACTTTGATGACAGTACAAGCACAGTTGGTGCTAATCTATGCATCATAACAGTTGGTGCTAACGGAGCAGATCTTATTGATACAAATATCATCACATACGAAGGCGAAGATACCATTGTTACATTAGCTGATTACAAAGATGCACAAACTGTTATATTATTTGAAAATGGAGTTGCATTAGAAAAAGATACAGATTTTGAAATCTTTGATACAGGCGACGGAGATGACAGTACACCGACATTGACTTATAACAAAGCAGCTATTAGACTGTTGAAAACAATTTCAACAGGTTCTAAATTGCAATATGTTGTATATGATAATGCATTACAGTCATACAGTCAAATTACAATCAACGAATTTAACAATGATAGCACTGAAGGTAATTATTACAAATTTACAGATCAGACTCCTGTGCCATTTAATAGATTACCAATCAGTCACAATATCTTAGTTAAAACAGGATCTGAAATATTATCACCTGGTTACAGTATAAGATACACATTGACAGATGAACGCAACTATGATTTAGATCTGTGGCAATTTAGAGAACCACTAAAGTTAGATTCTTCAGATGTATTGGTGTTTATTGACGACAAGTTGATTTCAAGAGATTATTGGGCATTTGATAATATAAATGCAAAAATTAGATTGTTGCGCAGTGATATTGGACTAGCAGGTAGTAAACTAGATGTGTACATTATAACAAATGCAGACTATTATTTCATTGATACAAAAATCACATTAGGCGGCGAAGATTCAACAAGCTCAGTTCCTGATTTAACTGATATTGTAGAAGTAGGCGATACTGTAACACTTACCAGTGTATTGAGCAGCACAAAATACGAACTGGTTGTGGAAAAAGTAGGACAACAAACATTAACAGTACAGAGTCAGCAAAAAGAATTACTAGACGAATTTGTTGCAGATCCTGAATTTGTTGTTAGTGTCAATGAACAAGATAGCACATATTATAACATACAAAAAGTAGAATATATTTTGAGCAATAACCTAACAATTGCAAGTTACAATGATGTTCTACCGATACAGGTTTATCAGTTTAGCAACCATGACATTAACAACTTCCAGCGTTATACATATGATGTGTTGACATCAACTTATGTTGATACTACATCGTCTAGTTATGTAAGAAGAAACTTGCTTTCTAACGGTACAATTCAATTGGAAAAACCTGTAGAAAATGTCAATTATGTCTGGGTAATGAAAAACAATAAACTATTATCACCTGGTGTTGATTACGTTGTTACCAGCAATTTGAACGCAGTGCAATTGACAAAGATTCCAGCAGAAAAAGATAGAATTGATGTTTTACATTTTGCTAAGAATAAAATTACACCTGTGTTTGGTTATAGAATTTTTAAAGATATGTTGAACAGAACTGTGTACAAACGTCTTAATCAAGAAAACAGTTATGTGCTTGCAGAAGATTTAAATTACTATGATTATACAATTAAATTAGAAGATGCAACAGGAGTGCAAATTCCTGACAAAACAAACAACTTACCTGGTATTTTGTTCATTGACGGAGAGCGTATAGAGTATTTTGAAATCAGTGGCAATAACTTGAAACAAGTACGCAGAGGAACACTAGGAACAGGAGTAAAAACTGTTCATGCAGCAGGTTCTAGAGCATATGGAGCAGGTCCAGGAGAGAATATAAATTATGCAGATACATTGTATACACACACTACAAGAGCCGACGGATCTACTGATATTGTAGACATGGAGTTTACAGTTTCAAATGTCAACGAAATTGAGGTATTTGTAGGCGGACGCAGACTAAGAAAGAATGCAATCAGTGTGTTTAATCCTGCACTGGATCAAGATTCGCCAGCAGGTGACGAAACAAGTGCAGCAGAATACACAGTTACAAATGGTGTGATAACACTTGCTACAGAACCAGCAGATGGTGTTGAAATCAAAGTAGTAAAAAGACAAGGTCAGACCTGGACAGAACCGGGCACTAGCCTTGCAGATTCAAAACTTTCAGTGGGCAGATTCTTACGTGACGCAACAATTGAGCTACCCCGATAAATACAGTATAAGGTACAGAACATGACACAGTTAAAAGATACAAATGGAATACACGTCGAAGGTCATATTAAAATTTCAGACCCTTCTACTGGCGAGGTATTAATCAATCAAAGAAATGCAATTCATTATGAAAACATGAGTTTAGCATTAGCAGAAAGTTTGGCTAATCAAGGACAAGGTTTTGTCTACGAAATGGCATTCGGTAATGGAGGCACAAGTGTTGACCCAACAGGTATTATTACATATCTGACGCCAAACAGCACAGGTACAAATGCAAGTTTGTACAACCAAACATTCAAAAAAGTTGTAGACGAAAAAAGTGTAAACAACACAGATCCTACTAGAAACAAAACAGAAATTCGTCATGTAAGTGGTACTAATTACACTGATATTTTGGTAAGAGCATTGCTTGACTATGGTGAACCTGAGGGTCAAGATGCATTTGATACAGCAAGTAACACAGATGGAATTTATGTATTTGACGAACTAGGTTTAAGAAGCTATGCAGAATCAGGCGAAGGTAGGCTGATTACTCATGTTATTTTCCATCCTGTACAAAAATCATTAAACAGACTTATTCAAGTTGATTACACTGTAAGAATTCAAAGTCTAAGCGGAATCACTGAGGGTTAACAATGGCAGATTATAATGTAAAATTTACTGATAATGTAAACAAAGGATCAATTACTGTTGAAGAAAACAGTATTAATACAGATGACACAAGTTTGCAGTTACCAGGACAAAACCTAGCAAATTATGGACAAGTTGTCAATGAGAATTTTTTACATCTATTAGAAAGTTTTGCAAACAATTCTGCACCAAATAATCCTGTAGAAGGACAGTTATGGTACGATACAACAACTGGTGTTGATCAATTAAAAGTATATGATGGCACAAACTGGGTTGCAGCTGGTGGAATCAAAAAAGCAAATAGTGAACCAGAAGCAGCAGTTAGCACAATTGGTGATTTGTGGGTTGATACTAATAACCAACAGGTTTACTTGTACAGCGGCAGCGGCTGGATTCTTGTTGGTCCTGATTATGCAGAAGGCGCAAGTACAGGTGCAAAGATTGCAACAATAGAAGCAACAGACGATGAGATTTACACTGTTTTGATCAACTATGTAAATGACAAAGTTGTAACAATTTACAGCAGCAAAGAATTTACACCAAAAGCAAAACAAGATGGATTTCCTACTGGTTACACAATCAAACCAGGTGTAAATTTACCTACACAAGCAAACTTTGACAATGCAAAGGCAAAATACTATGGCACGGCAGAAAAATCTGAAGTGCTTGTAAACACCACTGGCACAGATACAATTAACTTTAATGAAGTTGCAAGATTAAACAAAACTAACGATTTTAGTAAAAAGACAAGATTTAAAAACGACAGTGGTATTACAGTTGGTGAAAATGATTTATTACAATTAACAGTCAGTGGTAGTACAGGTGTAATTAGACAGTTGTCTGCTGATGGTAACATTGATATCAAAGTAAATGACAGCGGTATTAATACAACTGCAATGCGTATTACACCACAAGGCAGAATTGGTATTGCTAACGAATCTCCTGAAGAGACACTAGATGTAAAAGGTGCTATCAAAGCGACTGTTGTTGATGGCGAAACTGATAGTGGTAAAGTTTTTGTAACAAGCACAGTGAACAGTATTTCAAGCACAGATGGTGCATTGGTTGTATCAGGTGGTATCGGTGTTGCAAGAGATGTGAATATCGCAGGTGCATTAGATGTTGCAGGCAACGTAGAAGCTCAAAGTATTTTACCAAAAACCGCAGCTACTAGCAATATTGGTAGCACAGCATTAACATATGCAAACATCTATGCAAATACTTTTAGAGGAAACTTAGTTGGCAATGTCACAGGTAATGTCAGCGGTAGTGCAACAAGTGCTAGTAAACTTGCAAGTCCAACAACTTTTAGATTTAACAGCACAGGCGATGTTAGAGAATCGCAAGCAAACCCAGTAACTTACGACGGACAGGTTGGCGGCTTAACAAAAGAATGGACATTGAGTATTAATCCGGCCTTTGTTGGTAACAAAACTGAACTTACAACAGTGAATAGCACAGCAGACGAGTTTTTGGTTAACCGTGCAGGTGTTTTGTACAAAATGTCACACGAAACTATTACGCAAACAATTGCTTCTCCTCCTAGCAATAATGATTTGCAAGCACCGCTTATTCCTCGCGGATCAATTATGCCTTTTGCTGGAGTTGTTGCGCCTCCAGGTTGGTTGTTCTGTCATGGTCAAGAAATTAACCGTACAACCTACACTGGATTGTATCAAATTATAGGTACATTGTATGGTACACCTAGCAATACAGAAGTATTTAAAGTTCCAGATTTTAGAGGTAGATTCTTAGCAGGTCACAAAGCAGATGCCACAACTGGAACACGTATTTTAGATGATACAGCCATTGAAACTGTTGGTTTGACAGGCGGTGCAGAATCTACAACAATTGATTTAGATAACCTTCCAGATCACACACATACTTTACAAGGCAGTGCAGGAACACAATATTTTGCAACAACCAGTGTTACAGGAGGAACAGACGAAGGCGCTGTAAGCAACAGTCTAACTGGTTCAGCACCAGGAACAAGCATTGATAGAACAGGAGCAATGAACGATGTTCAAAATGATCCTTTTGTCCATGTGCCGCCCTTCACTACAATTGAATACATTATTTACACAGGGGTATACTCATGAGCTATAAGATAAACACCACCAATGGCGAACTTTTAGTTGATTTGCTTGATGGAACTATTGATGATGATACCACTGACTTAGTTCTTGTTGGAAGAAATTACACAGGCTACGGAGAAGCATTCAACGAAAACTTTGTAAAATTATTGGAAAATTTTGCAAACACAAGTCAACCAAATAATCCAATTAGAGGACAAATTTGGTACGACACCGGCGAAGGTAGATTAAAGATCTACGATGGTGAAAATTTCAAAAGCACAGATACAACAATTTATACTGCTACAGAACCTACACTGTTAGCAGGAGAAATTTGGATTGATAGTAGAAATAAGCAACTTTACTTCAGTGACGGTGTAAGGAAATTTTTAGCAGGTCCAAACTTTACAGATACACAAGGTGCAACTGGCACAGATGCAATAACACTAGTTGATAGATTTGGTAACGACAAGCACGTTGCTCGTATGCAAGTCAACGGGCAAACAGTAGCAATTATCAGTCATGAGGCATTTACTGCTGCAAATATTGACGAAAATATTGCATTGTTAAGCAATGATGATTTTACGTTTAGTTTGACAATTGAGCAAGGTATTAATTTAAGCACAGATACAAGCACATTCTTATATCATGGCACAGCCAAAAATGCACAAAACTTGCAGATTGGCAGTGTTAATTATTCACCTGCAGACTTTTTACAAGTAACACCAAATATTGCAGCAGCAACACCGCAAGCTACTAATCATTTATTTCATGTTAGAAATGATAGAGGAATTATTATTGGTGACAGTCAAGATCACAAAATCTTTGTTGATACAGCAGCAAGCAACGCAGTAACTTTTAAAAATCAAATAAACGGATCTGATTTAAAATTCCAAATCACACAAAGTGTTGATCCTAGTGATCCTGCATTAGATGTTATAACTGTAGATAACAGTACATCACGCATTGGTTTTTTCAATGCAGCACCTGATTATGATATACAATTTGGTACAACCAGTGCACCAAAAGATGTATATGTAACTGGTGATTTAACAGTTCGTGGCGATACAACATCACTTGATGTTGCAACATTGAGAGTTGAAGACTTAAACATTGAACTAGCAATTGGCACTGACAGTACATTGTTAGCAAGATCAGCACTAGATGGCGCAGGTATTGTTATAAAAGCAACAGGTGACGATATTACATTTACCTATAACAATGCAGAAACTGCTTGGGCCAGCACAGAAAATATTGACATCGCACAAGGTAAAACTTATAAAATTGGCGGACAAACAGTAATTACATCGAGTGCACTTGACGATGTAATTACAACAGCAAACGGTTTAACCAGTATTGGTACTTTGACAGAATTAGACGTTGACAATTTCAACTTTAATGCAGGCACAATTACAGTTTCGTCAGCACTTACATTTGATGTAACAGGAGATATTACAATTGATGCAAATCCTACTCCTACTACAAAAATCAAAGGTGTAAGCAATCCTGATGATCCGCAAGAAGTTGCAACCAAAGATTATGTTGATAATAGAAATAGAGACGAAGATATTTGGTTAGCTGTAGATACCACTGGATTAAATGATGCACAAATTGCGGATTTAATTGAAGATATAGTACCTGCAAGTACAAAACGTCAAGGTGTAAGTGCAAGAGTGCATTGTACAAGTTATTCTGGTACTGTTTCTTATGATCCAGATGATGGTATTAGTAAAACAACTATCACTGTTGACAAAGGCGGTGTTGCTGATGCACAATCTGTTTTACAAGATGTGTCTTTTGCAGAAACTACCGAAAGTTTAACATTGAGTGTAACAAGACAATTAAAACGTTTTGAAATTGACAGTGCTCAAGAATGGGTTTGGATTGAGGATCTGTTATCAAGCGTATAATAGGTAAATACTGCTACAGCAAGGAAGAATAAATGGCATATACAATAAACAGATTTAGCGGCGTTCCTTTTATCACAGTAGAAGATGGTACAATTGATACCACTACTGATTTGAAACTAGTGGGCAAAAACTACACAGGTTACGGCGAAATCCAAAACGAAAATTTTATACATCTATTAGAAAATTTTACAGGAACAGCTGAGCCTGGTAACGGTATTACTGGACAAATTTGGTATGATAGCGGATCTGAAAAAATCAAAGTATATGACGGTAGTGGTTGGAAAGCAACAGGTGGCGCAGAAGTTAGTGCCAGTGCTCCTGCAGGACTTGCAGAAGGTGATCTGTGGTGGGACTCGAGTACCAACCAGTTGAAAATTTTAAACAGCAATGATGAATATATTCTTGTTGGACCACAACGTGCAGGTGCTGGTACAACACAAATGAAAAGTGTTGAACTTAGTGAAAATGGTACAGGCACACTTAAAAGTGTTATTGCTGCCTACGTAGGCGATCAAATTGTTTATTTTGTCTCAAAAGATGAATTTACTCCTGCTACATCACAAGATGTTGACGGATGGGTATCTAGTGATTATCCTACAATAAAATCAGGTATCACAATGCGTAGCACTGATAGCGATGGTAAAAGCACAACAGATGCTACAGGAGAAATCAATGTTTATTGGGGTACAGCTGGAAGTTCTTATAAACTCACAGACGGAACAAACACATACGGACCAAATGATTTTGTAAGAACAAATGCTTTATCATTTACTAGTAGAGCATCATTTGCAGACGCTGGATTTACAATCGGCGACGATACCGATATTTTATTTGATATTCCTAGTGGCAATGAACCAAGTATTAGTTTTACAACTTCACACAACCACGGGCTAGGATTTAGGTTACAAGGATCAGAAGATGATCTTTATAGATTAGCACCAACAGGTTTTGTACCAGGTGCAGGAAACACGTACGATATAGGTGAATCAAACAATGTTTGGAGAAACATCTATGCAACAACATTTACAGGTACAGCAACAAAATCAGATACATTAAAAGAAACAACTAGCGGTTCTTATAGGGCAGGTAACACCACCGCGGCAGCACATACAGTTGCAGTAAGAGACGGTTCTGGCAATTTGACAGCTACAGTTTTCAATGGTACAGCAACAAAAGCAAGATACGCAGACCTTGCTGAAAAATACAGTACCTGTTGTGATTTAGAGCCAGGAACCGCAGTAACAGTTAGCACAGACGAAGATTATGAAGTTGGCACAGCTAGTGCAAGTACGATGTGTATTGGTGTTGTTTCTACTGATCCTGCTATTATGATGAATAGTGATGCTGAAGGACAATATATTGCTTTGAAAGGACGTGTTCCTGTAAGAGTCAAAGGCCCGGTTAAAAAAGGTGAACCTGTATATGCTCTTGCTGATGGTGTAAGTACAACACTTGCTACATCATCGCTTGTTGGTGTTGCACTTGAAACAAATTCGTCCGAAGATGAAAAACTAGTTGAGTGTGTACTGAAAGTATAAATAGTAGCATATAATGGGAGATTAGCATGGCCGTAGGTGAAATTATTACCGCAGCAAGATACAATGTAATTCAAAGCAAAGTAGAATCTGTACTTGGTAATGGTAGTGCTGATTACGGTTATGGACAAGCAATGACAAGTAGACAAGTTACAAGAGTAACCAATGTTGTCACAGCTTCTGATATGCAAAAACTACGTACAGATATTAACAAATGTCAAGTTCACCAAACAAATGTTTCAACAACCATTACAAATGTTGCTACTGAAAATGATATTACTGACGCTGTATATGTTGAATATGAATCTGCTGCGAATACAGTTTTTTCAAATCATCTAGATTTTGACATAAATCAAATGACGGCACCAGAATCAAAACTTACCAGTAGAAGAACAGCACTATGGGGCGGAGATGGCACTCCAGAAACTGTAAGACATGAATTTACAGTTACTTTTGACGATAGTGATGCTCGCAGACATTTTTTTAATACAGGCGGTGAAATTCGAATCCGCGGAACTCTTTCACTAGGTGCTACACCAGGCGGCGCAAAGTTTACTGAATGGCAAAGTATGCTCTCATCTTTAGGAGTTGTTAAAATTAATTATACTACCACAACTGCTGATAGTGGTACTGGATATGCAAAAGGTGCATATGATCTCACTACATCTTACCAAACATTATGGACAAAAGGTGGCAGTGGTGTTTATTCAGACAACTTGATTACAGTTAAAGCCAAAGCAACCAGTACACAAATCACAGTTTTATTTGAATTATATGACGGTGATCCTGTTGATCCAGGCGACGGTACAAGTGGCACTGATGAAAGGGTAAACGGTGTCCTTACATCAATTGTTGAACAACAAAGAGCAACTGGTAATTTTGTAGAAGTTGATTCTCCTGTATATGCGACAAGTATAGATATTGGTTGACATAAAATGATACACACATTATATTAAAATAATGGAGGATAAAGCATGCCAGTAACAGGTGGTGTAAGCAAAATACAAAATGAAGATTATAATGGCTTAAGAACTACAACCAGTGGCATTTATGTCGATGATTGGAATCAAACCATGAGATCTGCTGATGTTGTGGGCGGTAGCACACCTGGTGTAAGTGATACTGTTGAAAGTGAGCAATGGCGTGATTTGATGCTAGATATTCAATCAGTTCATGTGCATCAAACTGGCAGTTTAAACACAGGACTAAATCATCCAAGTGATGGGTTTGTTGTTGGAGCAGATACCTCAACAGGATACAATCAAGGCACAGGTGCAAGACCAGCTGTTACTGGCGGTGCTACAATGGGATTCAATGACTATGAAGATGGTGTAACAACTATTTCAAACTATAATCCTAGTCATTTAAGTTTTCCAGATGCAAATTTTTCTTCTAGCGCAGCAACAGCTAGTACAAGAAACCCTAGCTGGGGTATTGGAACAGCAAGCGGACCTACTTCAATTTATCATATTGTTACAGCAACTTTTGCAAGTGCCGCAGCAAGGAATTATTATTTCAATGCCGGCGGACGACTAGCATTTAGTGCATCAATGGCTTCAATTGGTTCTGGAGCAAGCCAAGGTAAAAATCAAGATTGGGCCGACATGTTCACCGCAATGGGCACAATCAAGTTTGATAAATTCAGCACCAGCGGCGACAGCGGGACAAGTGCCGGTAGAGGAATGGACGATCTTACTTCGTCATATCAATTGTTGTTTACCAAAACAGGTAGCGGTAATTACAATGACAACGTTTATACAATTGAAGGCAGAGAAGTAAGCACTACTGTGGTACGTTTTAGAATTCAATTCGAAGACGGCGATACAGGTACAGGTAACTTAGGCGGTGCAGGAACAAACACACCTATTGATGAACCAGTAACCGGTAATGTTACAAGTAACTTTTTAAGTCAACGTCCTGATAGTAGTTTTACATATAACAGCACAAGTTATACAGCATGTGACTTGCCTGCTCCAACGCTTGCTAATCAAGTATTGCTTACAGCAAATAACACATCAGATCCATCATAATCATTGACATTTTAAAAAATAAATTGTATACTACACAAAAGGAGTCTTTCTGTGGATGATAAACTAAAAAAAGCACTTGAGTTTAGTAACTATATGATTGCATTAGACAATCAAAAACGTATTCTCAAAGAGCAATACGAAAGCAATTTAATATATTATACTTCTGGCGGAAGATTTACTGTAACAAAAGAACTTATAAGTTTTTGTCAAAGTTTAATAAATTTAGAGCAAACAAACGCAGTATTAGTAGATGATAATCATTTACCAATTGCTGTAGAAAATTTGCAAGAATTTTTACTTGAAGTTGTAAATGTTTATTTTACTGCAACTAATCAATACCTTACTGAATATAACAAGCTGAAAACAAATAAATCTGTAGAAGGTATTTTTAATGTCTAAAGGTGCTGTTTTAATTGCACGAAATAATAGTAGCATTGATTATGTAAAACAAGCAATTTTTTGTGCTGAAAAGATACAACAACATTTACAAATTCCTGTTACTTTGATTACTGATAATCTTGCATATTATGAAAAGAGATACAGTGATAAAAAAGTTTTTGATCAGGTAATTGAAATACCTTCTAAAGCTAATTACACACAGAAAAGTTATAAAGACGGACTATATGCAAGAAGAACGTTAGAATTTAAAAATACATCAAGGTGCGATGTATACGATTTGACACCTTATGATGAAACAATTTTAATGGACACAGATGTTGTAATCAACAATGATGTGTTAAAACATTGTTTTAATGAAAATAATGATATTATGATGTATAGAAAAGCCTTTGAATTATCAGGATGGCGTAATTTATCAGAGTTTAGAACAATCAGTCCAAACAGTGTCGATTTTTATTGGGCTACTGTTGTGTTTTTTAGAAAAGGACCGATAGCTAATACGTTTTTTGATTTAATAAAACATATACAAGAAAATTATCAACATTATAGAAATCTGTATCAAATTACAAGTGGTGTTTTTAGAAATGACTTTGCTTTTAGTATTGCTGCACATATTATGAATGGTCATAGAAAAGGTAATTTTGTAGTTGAGTTACCTGGCAAATTATTTTACTGTACTGATAAAGATTTGCTTCATAAAATTGATGACACAACTTGTAGATTATTTGTTGAACGTGAAGATTCAGATGGATATTTTCCTGCTGTAACAAAAGATGCAAACTTGCACGTTATAAACAAATTTAGTTTAAATAGGTATATTGATGAGTCCTCTTAGTTTTACAATATATGCACAAAACAGTGTTGACGATTATGTACAGCAAGCATGTTTAGCAGCAATGAGTTTGCGTTTAACTAATCCAGATAGTCCAATAGCACTAATTACAAATGATGCTGTACCTACAAAATACAAGCAGTTGTTTGATCACATAGTGCCAATTCCGTTTGATGATCAAAGTGCAAACAGTGAGTGGAAAGTTGAAAACAGATGGAAAATATATCATGCTACACCGTTTAAAGAAACTGCTGTAATTGATAGCGATATGCTTGTGCTATCAGATTTACAACATTGGCAAAAAACTTTAGACAAATATGATGTTTTTTATGTTGACAAAGTACAAACATATAGAGGCGAGTGGGCAGATAATAGCCATTATAGAAAAGCATTTATTAAAAAGAAGTTGCCTAATGTTTATGCCGGATTTCATTATTTTAAAAAATGTGAATTTGCACATAACTATTACAAATGGTTAGAACTTGTAATGAATAATTGGGAATTGTTTTACGGACAATATGCTGGAGGTGACTTTTTTCAAAAATGGGCAAGTATTGATGTAAGCAGTGCAATTGTAACTAAAATTTTAAATTGCAATGATAAAATTACATCCAGCAGTACATATCCAACATTTACTCATATGAAACTACGTTGCCAAGGTTGGGATAAAATATATGTCAATTCTTGGCAAGAACAAATTGGTAGCTATTTAGATAGTGATTGTAATCTCAAAATCGGAAATTATAATCAAACTGGTATTTTTCATTATACAGAAAAAGATTTTTGTAATTCTGATGTAATTGAAACTTACGAATACAAATTAGGTATAGCACATGGCTGAATTTTCAATTCCTACTACACGATATGTTTATTTTGACCAAGATGGTGAAATCACAGCAATTGCAAATAACAAACAAGGTGATGTAAATTTTATTGTTGTAAACATTGACGATGTTTACAATCTTATTACTGGAAAAGAAGTTCTAAGCAACTATAATGTTTTATTTGATCCTGTGGTTAAAAAACATGTATTACGAAATAAGTTTATCGAAGAAGATATTCAATTTGATATCAATAATCAAATTTACAAGATTCCTACTAGCAAGCCCGAAAGACCAGATTTTACAATTCAGCAAGATTGTGTAAACAAATGTTGGAAAGTAAAACTTGACTCTCTGTTAGAAGAAAATTTAAAAAGTGAATCTTTGGATTTTTCAACAAAATTAAACATCAGCATTACAAGTAAAAACGATCCTCATAATTTACATCAATACTTTACAGTAGATTTGAAAACATATAATGATCTTGAAATACCTTTTGTTTCCGATTTAGAGCTTGACGTTACTAAAATTAGTGTATATACTACAAAGAGACTAGAGACGTATTATCACGAGGTACTTGAATGAGTAAGTTTAGAGTTATTGATCACGACATCATTTACTTGAGCTATGATGAGCCTAATGCAGAAGAAAACTATGCTGATTTGTGTAGTAAAATTCCTTGGGCAAAGCGAGTGCATGGAGTAAAAGGCAGTGATGCTGCACACAAAGCCTGTGCCGAACTAAGCGAAACAGAACGTTTTATTACAGTTGACGGTGATAATATTATCAACAAAGAATTTCTTGGCAAAGAATTTGATCTACAAGATAATGAAGATGCACATTGGAATAGAGAAGTAAAGTTTGATGATTGTGTAATTAGCTGGAGTGCAAAAAATTCTATCAACGGATTAGAATACGGTAACGGTGGTATCAAGTGCTGGCCCAAGCATAAAGTATTGACTATGCGTACTCATGAAAATGCAGATCCAAATAATGCACATGCTCAAGTTGATTTTTGCTGGGATCTTGAATATATTCAAATGAACAGATGTTACAGTGAAATTAGAAACAATGCTACTCCACAGCAAGCCTGGCGTGCTGGATTTCGTGAAGGTGTTAAAATGGCACTTGATAGAGGTATGCGTGTAGATAAAGAAAACTTCAAACGCAATCATTGGAAAAATTTGCATAGATTATATGTGTGGTTGATGATTGGAGCAGATGTAACCAACGGTGAATGGGCAATTTATGGTGCAAGAGAAGGACTGTACAAAACTATGTGTACAGATTGGGACTTTGTAAATGTACGTGACTTTGAATGGCTCAATGATTATTGGGACAATAAAGATATTTCAGATGTTGATAAACAAACAACTGAATTTGGTAGTAAGTTGATTGCAGAACTAGATTTACCAATTGCAGAAAATCCATTAGATGCAGAACAAAGCAAGTTCTTCAAAACTGTATATCAAAATCCGTCAAGGATTCCACGTAAAGGACCATAATGTCACACAACACAGATAACCTAAAAGCAATCAACGAAGTAACTACTAGACACTTTTCGCCTACGTTCTGTTTTGCTAAATGGTATCATACAACAATTTATTTACAAACAGGTGAAACACACAGTTGTTATCACCCTGCTCCTCATGCTATTGACATTGATGAGTTACTAACCAATCCAAGTGCGTTACACAACACAAAACATAAAAAACAAGAACGCAAAGAGATGTTAGAAGGCAAACAATGTGCGGGTTGCCAGTATTGTTGGAACATTGAAAACATGGGCGATGATTACATCAGTGATAGGCACATTCGCAGTGGCAGCATTTACAATGAAGAAAGATTAAATGAAGTCAAACTGAAGCCTTGGGACTTTAACGTAAATCCTGAGTATATTGAAATCTCTTTTGGCAATGAATGCAACTTCCGTTGCGGTTATTGTCATCCAAAAGCCAGCAGTAGATATTACAATGAAATACGACAGCATGGTCCATACACGGGTGTAAAAAATCACAGATGTGATATTGACTGGTTCCGTGTGTATGAAGAAGATAGCAATCCGTATGTACGTGCATGGTGGAAGTGGTGGCCTGAAGTAAGCAAGACACTAAACATTTTGCGTGTAACTGGTGGTGAGCCTACAATACAAAAAAGCACATATAGACTGTTTGATGAACTTGAGAAAGAACCAAAGCCGCATCTTGAACTAAATGTGAATAGCAACTTGGGTGGCAAAGAACGTCAGTTAGAAAAATTTACTGACGGTGTAAATAGTTTGCTTACACAAAACAAAATCAAGCAGTTTAAATTATTTACAAGTATTGACACTTGGAACAAACGTGCTGAATATATAAGAGATGGTCTTGACATTGAAGTGTTTGAGCGTAACTTGGACTATTTCATGCGCAATACAACAGCACAAGTTACGTTTATGATTACGTTCAACATTTTCAGTGTAACAACATTTACAACACTGCTGGAAAAAATACTCGAATGGCGTGAAAAATACAATGACGTAAACAGTGGGCGTTGGCAGCGTATTCATTTTGATACGCCTTACTTGAAAGAGCCGCTGCAATACGATATGAATATTTTGCCAAAAGAATACTTGTCTTATATGGAACAGCATTTGCAGTTTATCAAGGACAATGTGCAAGAAGGCAGCAAACAACATTTCAGTGAATTAGAATATGAAAAGTTTCGTCGTGTAGTTGACTACATGAAAAACACGGAGTATAAATACGATCGTGTCCAAGAAGGCAGAAAAGACTTTTGGAACTATTTTAAGGAACATGATCGGAGACGCAATTTGGACTTTGAAGCCACATTTCCAGAAATGAATGACTTCTTTGAACTGTGCAAACAAGCGAATGAAAGATAAGCATTTACACAGTGATGTATTTTGTATGTTTCCATGGATGCACTTAAATGTTACTCCTAAAGGTAATATCTATCCATGTTGTAGCAGTGACTATGTAGAACCATTTGCTAATACAAAAGACAGCACATTAGAACAAGCATTTAACAACCACAAGATGCGTGAGCTTAGACGCAACATGCTTGCTGGGCAACGCAATGATGCATGTACATTCTGTTACAAGCATGAAGAAAATTCTCCACACAGTTTCAGAAAATACAGTTTAGAACACTTTGGACATTTGTATGATGAACTGGTGACTAACACAGAACCGGATGGTACTGTAAGCGAATTTAAAATGAAGTATTTTGATGTACGCTTCAGCAACATTTGCAATTACAAATGCAGAACATGCGGTAGTGAATTTAGCAGTAAGTGGGCACAAGAACACAAAGAACATGACGCACCGCCTGCTGGCTTTAAAGTAATACAACATGCAGACAAATCAGGCAAGTTGTTGGATCAAGTGCTAGACCAAGTTGATAACATTGAACTAGCATACTTTGCAGGAGGCGAACCTCTAATAACTGATGAGCATTACACTATACTTGAAGCAATGATCTCCAGCGGCAAGTGTGCAGATATTACATTGCGTTATAACACAAACATGAGCAACTTCAAATACAAAAAGTTTGATATAATAGACCTGTGGAGTAATTTCAAACGTGTTGAAGTAAGCAGCAGTTTGGATCACTATGGCGAAAAAGCAGAGTACATACGCAATGGCACAGAATGGAAAACTGTAAAAGAAAACTTACAGCGCATACGTGATATCGATTACATTGATTATCAATTCAATTGTGTGCTTAGTAATTTAAATTATGTAACACTTGCAGACTTTTTTGAGTACATGATTAACAATGATTTGTTGCGCAAACACGATCACATCAGCATTTATCATTTGTTAAATCCGCAATTTTACAGCAGTCAAACTTTACCATATGAAATTAAAGAAAAAGGCACCTTAAAATTACTAAATTTAATTAGACAAATTAAAGACGAGTATTGGTGTACACAACATATCGAAAATGCAATGCGCTTTGCTACTAGCGCCAATACTTGGGAAGAATACGGACAAGAGTTTATACATAATACTGTACGTAGAGATAGAATACGCAATGAAAATTTTGCACAAGTATTTCCTGAACTAGCAGAGTTGTTGAATGGATAAAGAATATCACTTAAAACAAAATCCAGCGTTTTGTATATTGCCATGGATACACATGCATGCCTGGCCTAATGGCAAAGCATTACCTTGCTGTATTGCGGACAGTGATCAAAGTTTTGGAGACCTGAAAACAAACACTATAGAAGAAGTTTGGAACAGCGAACGCTATAAAGAACTACGTTTAGCAATGCTCAATGGCGAAAAATTAGATTGTTGCAGTCGTTGTTATGAGCTAGAAGATACCACATGGATTTGGACATTACGCAAAAACAGCAATGAATGGTTTGGCAACAAAAACTTTGACCTAGTGCAAAACACCGCAGAAGATGGCAGTCTTACTGATATGCGCATGGCTTACTTAGATATACGCTTCAGTAATATTTGTAACATGAAGTGTCGCAGTTGTGGCCCTGAACTTAGCAGTCTACATGCACAAGAACATGGCGAAATGTATGGCAAACACGAAGTTGCAAAAATGTTGAAAAACAACGGCAGCACAGTTGTAAACATTGCAAAAGAAAATAACTACTGGGAAAATTTACAAAAGTATTTGCCTGATGTAGAAGAAGTATACTGGGCGGGCGGCGAGCCACTAATCACAAATGAACATTACAAAATATTAGACAGTTGGATCGAGTCAGGTAAAACAGATGTAAGATTACGCTACACAACAAACTTCAGCAATATGCGTTACAAAAGCAAAAGCATTTACAGTTATTGGGAACAGTTTGACGATGTGCAGGTAAGTGCAAGTTTAGATGCAAATGGCACTAGAGCTGAGTTTATGCGCAGTGGTACAGACTGGCAGCAGATTGAACAAAACCGTATTGAAATGTTAGAGCGTGTGCCTCATGTGCATTTTGAAGTTACCCCAACAATCAGTTTGTACAACGTGTGGAACTTTCCAGACTTTCACATGGATTGGGTAGAACGTGGATTGGTAGATATTGACAAGTGTAGATTGAATGTGCTTACAGGTCCAGACTTTATGCGCATTGATTATATACCTGAAGAATTCAAAATAGAATTACGCAGCAAATACATTGATTACAAAAAATGGGCATATGAAAAGTGCAAGGATAATGATCAAGTGCGTGAAGTACTAGGACACATTGACAGTGTGTTACAGTTTATGAATATGGGCAAATACAACAAACAAAAATTGCGTGAATTCTTTGACAACAATCATAGATTAGATGTGCATCGCAAAGAAGATTTTTGGGCAGTGTTTCCTGAGTTAGGATGGTTACGTGAGCACATTGACTAAGATTACACCTGTGGCAGAACCTTATGCTTGTTTGACTTGGCAAGTAAATAATTTCTGCAACTTTCAATGCAGTTATTGCAATCCAGGTAATTGGGCTGGAGACAATCGCAACAATGGCAGCTTAGAAACATACAAACAAAACACAATGCGTATTTTTAATACCTATAAGGATAAAGGTTACAAACATTTCAAAATATTTTTCAGTGGAGGCGAACCTACACATTGGGAAAACTTTATTCCACTTGTAACATACTTGAAAGAACAAATACCTAACATCACAGTTGCAGTGAATACAAACCTGTCACGTCCTCTAAAGTATTGGCAAGAACACTATCATTTGTTTGACGATATTGTTGCAAGTTTTCACATTGAATTTGCCAAGCAAGATAGATACATTGAAAATGCCAAGTTTTTGTGTGACAAGGTTGATTACTTGTGCACTAAAATGTTGATGCATGATAAACGTTTTTGGGACGTAGTTGAGTTTGGTGAGCGTGTACGCAAAGAAGTACCCAACTATAACTTGGAATGGACACCACTGTTTGACGAAATGAGTGTAAATGCAGGCCCATGGGAATACAGCGATCCTGTAAAAGTAAATTTTTTAGAAAACGCACAATTTGAAACTGTAATGCGTGTGCCAAAACCTTATAAAGAAAGCAAAGCAGTTAGTGTTGCACATTATGATACACACACTGAGCCTGTAAACAGCAACACTATTATTGCAGATAGACAAAACTTTTTCGCAGGATGGAAATGTTATGTAGATGACGCACTGTTTATCAATCCACGTGGTGAAATCAGTAGTGCTAGTTGTGGTGTAGGAAACAATCACGGAAACATATTGGATAGTGACTTGACTTTTGATTTAAAACCTGTTATATGTAGTAAGTCACATTGTCATTGTGGTACTGATATTATTATACCGAAAGAACCATATGAACTTAGCTAACTGGACTAGATTTTACAAATACAACAATTTAGATAGAGTAGATCAAAACGCTGTATATACTCCGTATATCAGTCCTGATAAAGACGTATATTGCATGGACTTTAGCAATGCAAGCACATTGTTTTTCAACAATGAAGCAACATGGTTAGAACATGTGCAGAATGAAACATATGCACCAGAGCTTTTAGATATTGACAAACAAAACAAGTACATTACTTTTAAGTGGTACGATACAAGTGTAAATCATTTGATATTCAATCATAAATTTACACAACAGTCGCAAGCACAAGACACTTTAAATTTGTTAGAAAAGCAAAACATACTAAAACTAAACTTTGTACCTCATACTTGTTACATTGACAATGAAAACAACTTGCGTGTACATGATTTTTATGCTTGTGCAAGTGCTAATGCACCTTTGATTGAAATGGAAAAAATTGCAGGTGTAATGAGCGGTGTTATAAAATACTATTATGAGCAGCACAGTGTTGATGGTATGGTCAGTTTAAAGAATGTGTATATTGATGCTATTCAACAAAATAGAGGAGGTTGGCCTGAATGTCTAAGTACAACTTTTCTCACGTACTAATCAACGGGTGTAGTCACAGCGCAGGCAGCGAAATAGAAGGCAGCGGTATTGGCGAAGGAAACTACAACCGCAACAACAGTTTTGGCGCACAACTTGCAAAGCGTTTGGGTGTAGATTATACAAACATTGCATATCCAGGTGCTAGTAACGACTATATTGCACGTACAACCATGTATTGGTTGCTTGATAATCCGCAACTAGCAAGAAATACACTGTTTCTAATACATTGGACAGGTACAGATAGAACAGAATATTTTTATGATTCGGGTAACACAAGTGCATTTGATTTTATTGAAAATGCACCTGATACTGATGTAGCACATTTACATCCGCAACATTATCCTGATTGGGCACCGTCTAAATGGAAAAAGAATTTAGAAGTTTTAAGTAATCATTTGTTTATTAATCCAACACAATGGGATATAAACAGATACAATAATATCATTCAAACTCAAACACTATTGCAAGATTACAATTATGTTTTTAGAAATGCATTTCAATGTTGTGAAAACAAACCTCGTTACAAATACTATATTGATAAATTAAATAAATTTAAAAATTGGGATAACGCCGACGAAAGTTTTTACGACCATTGCATTCATGCAGGATTTGATACAGATGGACAACAGTACTGGCATCACAAACTAGAAGCCCACACATATTGGGCAGAAAAATTATTTACTGAGCTTTTTGTTTAATTTATTGTAAAACTTACTTAATTTTTCAATTTGATGATAATTGTGCAACAGTATAGGTAACATACGTTTGTACATTTTTTTCATTTGTTTTATATCGTATCGATTTATTTCTTCAATTACTTCGGTAATTCTAGCAAGTCTATCTACATTACTTGTAATTTCGTCATAGTCTTCTGGCCAATAATCGTTGAATGTTATAAACCCCATTTCACGAAGCATAACCAGTGTTCCTGGTGCAGCACAGATTACAAACGGTCTTAATGCTTTGATTGCATTTAGAGTTTTTTCACTTATATTAGGCCAAGGTTGTGTAACACGACTTTCTTGTACTATGGCACAAAAACACTTTTCATAACTATCAACTGGATCTTGTGTTCTGCGTTGATTGTTTTGTGGACCTGTATTCCATTCAGGATCTCCACTGCTTGTACACATTTTGGGATTATCAACTTCAAAATGTAATGGTACCTGACGTTGCAATAAATCGTTACCACGTAGTAGCTTTTCGGCTAATATTGGGTGTCGTCTGCTAAAATCTCTCCAATCAAACCACATGCGATTTTGCATTTCTTCATTGCTAATTTTAAAATAAAAACTTATTTCGTTATCAAATGTCAATCCTTGAGAAGCTAAATGGCTTACAATAAAATGTCTACTTGGATCATATCTCCATGCACCGCTCCAAAACTTTTTGTGTATTTTTTTAGTTTCTATAGGAGGATATATGTCTCCTGGATGTAACCCTTTTCTATTGTATGTTTCTTGTAATTGGAATCTACTACTATACCAACTTACAAAAAGATCCATACTTTTTAGTGTGATGTTTTTATATATAGTTTTGTAGTATTCCCAACTTCTGTGATCTGTACAATGCACATGTAAATTTATATTATGTTCTGCTGCCCAAGCATCAAGCGTGTCCAGTTCGTAACACCTAATTTTAGATACTTTTTCTGGCTCGTTGTCAATTTTCATAATATGCGGTTCTTCAACACCTCTATTGTTTGGAATATAGTGTGTAAGTACTTCAAAAAAGAAAAAGTCAACTTGATTTTCTTGTAAGATTTTTTTATGTTTTGGAGTAACAAAAAGTTTGTCTAAATTAGGAATATTATGTGTGCCATTGTATATTACAGTAGGATTCGGATGCTGCATAATGAAACTTTCTTTGACCAAATCCATTAAGCCTTCTATTTTACTAATCACAGTCAACGGTGTACGTTTTCCGTCCTTCATAATCAGCTCGGGTAAAAGTTTGTTCCTAGGAAGAAAGTATAATGCACCAAACCATTCTTGCAATTTTTGTTTCCTTTGATTTGTAAATAGTAGCATATTATTTATTTGGATTATACATGAGCGGACTTACTTTTAATAAAGACTACAAACTATTGGTTCATAACTCGATGATAAATCAAGAAACTGAATACTACAGTACTGATTCGGCAGATTTGTTTAGAAAAAACTTGAAACGGCATCCTAAAAATTGGGAATGGCGAAATAAAAAAGTAAGGTATAAGTTTAACAGTTTAGGTTACCGTACGAAAGAAGTAACAGATGTAAAAAGATTTATATTAGGTTTTGGATGTAGTTTTACAGAAGGTGTTGGTTTAAACGAGCAAGAAGTTTGGTTGTACAAGTATGCTAAACAACTAGGTATCCAACATCTTAATTTTGCTAAAGAAGCAACCGGAATGGATGTTCAGTATTATAATACCCTATTGTGGAAACAAAACAAATTACCATTGCCGGAACTTGTAGTATGTCAATGGCCACAAAGATTTAGGAAGAGTTTTGGTTTTACAGAACAAAAAGATATCGTTTTACGAGATATGAGCGAAACACCAACAAAAGATGGTGTATGGTGGGGTAAACGATATATTGCAGACACAGCCGAAATGCAAATGAATGCACTCCAATGGTACCTAGGAATGAACAATACTTGGCAAAGTTTAGGCGTTCCTGTGCTGAATTTTAGTTGGGAAACAGATATTTGCAAACAACTTGAATGGACAGAATTTCCGTGTCATCATGTAGACCCGAGGGGCGTTGGTAGTATGCAAGCTAGAGATTGTGCACACGATGGTGAAGCATTTCACGAATTAACAACAAAAAGTCTATTGCGAATCACGGACAAGATCTAGTGTACAACAATGAAAACAGCCACCTAGTGTTCTTGCATGTCTGATTGGTAACATTGCACATTCGATGCCATGCTTTTCTAATGCCTTGCGTGTAGGTTCTTGATGTTCTTCAAGTACAACAAGATTAGGATTCACACTAAACAAATTTACATTCCAAGTCCAAATACTACTATTACACATTCCGGGATAATGTCCTGCATCAACAGGATCAGGCGCCCAAATAATATCCCAATTATTAAATGGCGCAGGTAACACATCTTTATCTTTGATACGACTTGGATTAGCCAATAATAATCCTTCACGCAAGAATGCAATAGTACTATCGATATGCATGTAACTATAAACATTTTCAAGTGTGTGTACTTTTACATTAGATGTGCTTTCTAGATAACTTCTCTCAGGTTTGTTTATCCAGTCTTGCAAATATGTTGCACCTGCTTTGTTACCACTATTACTAACAAGATATAATATGTCATCATTGGCTCTGATAGCATTAGCAGCATCAAAACAAGGTGCAACTTCAGTTAGTGCTAATTTGTCTGGGTCACCAACACATGCTTCGTCGTATAACTCGTCAATCTTGTCAATACGCTGTGAAACTTGCACACCTGCAATATGTGGTAACATATGGTAAAATTCTTTATCTCTTGCACGTAAACTCATAGGAGCTGCAAGCATTTTTTCACCATGAACAAATACAGTGTCTCTTGGACAATAATTATAATATTCTACTTCTTCTGTGCGTTGAGGTCTTACAACTTCAACACTTTCGCCTTCTAAAAATTTTACAAATTTTTCTAAGTCTTCGTTAGATTCATCTATAACTTGATCAGGATATGGGCCAGCCTTGACATTGCTTACATCCTGTCTGTCTGCATAATTTATACAACGCAGACTTTTATCCATGGGAGGTATTTTAGCACCGTCGGCAACACCAACGACAACCTTTTTTAAAGTATCCCATTCATTGGCACTATAAATATTCATACTATATTTAAGGAATTATATGGGTAGATTATTCACTTTTGGTTGTAGCTTTACAAACTACATGTGGCCTACTTGGGCAAACATTGTTGCATTTGATAGGCAAAAAGAACTATACAATTATGGACATGCTGGTTTAGGCAACGTTGGTATAATGTTACGTGTGTTAGAAGCTGATATGAAATGGAACTTTACCGACGATGATGAAATTATGATAATGTGGTCTAGTTGGACACGTGACGATAAGGTGCTGCAAAACACTTGGCAAGGCAACGGCAGTAGATTTAATCACATTGCGCATATAAAACAACTTGGAAAAACTTGGTCACCTGAAGATGATATTATCAAAAACGCTAGTGCAATGATTTATGTCAAAAAAGCATATGGAAATTTAATAACATTTCAAGGCAACGGATTTACACCATGGATAGGTGAAGGTGCAACTGGAATTATTGATACAGCACTTTACAAAGTTTTTGATAACGAAAAAGAAGTTGTTAAAATAAAAAACTTTTACCAAAAACATACTCCAAATATTCCTACAAAAAGTTTAGACAAAGTATCTACACAAGCATTTGATTATGTAGCAGATTGTCATCCTGATATCAAAGGACATTTGCAAATTGTAGAAGATTTTGTTTATCCTAATTGTAATCATGTGATAGAACTCCGTCAAGAAACTAAAGATACATTTAATGACATACATGAAAAGTTAAAACAACGTTTAATGAAAGTTGGTGCAAAAACTCTTGATAAAGCACAGCCTTACCCTGCTGGAATAATTCAAGAATTTTATCCTGAATTAGAAGATTTGTTTACAATACGTTCACTGATAGACGATATGTCAGGGTAATCTTTCCATGTCCATTTTTTTGCTGGTGTTGCTATAGCAGCTGGTAACTTTTCTAATCCTAGTTGTGCAGTTTCTGGAGTCATATAGTAATGATAGCCTTGCTGGTAAATTGTTTGATCCATCCAAGAACTATTTCTATGTCTGCCATCATATCCTAGTTTTATTAGTTCAGCTCTATCTAACGCACTATCACATAGTATCATACCAGCTCTGCCTAAACTTAGATGCTTTCTGTACTGAAAACTAATACACATGAATGTTCCTGGTATATAACTGTTTGGGCGCCAAAGCACAGCAGCATCATAGATATTACTGGTTAAGGCATAATATTCTTCCCATTTAGCATCAGTCCAACTTACATCGATACCAATTTTCCATGCTGTCATTGGTATACTAAGATATGTGTGCTTGGGTACAGTTACAAGTTTAACATCTTTATAGCGTAAACAAAGCTCAACAGCATGAGTACAACAATCTGTGCTAACAGCATATGGAGCACCAAAGAATTCTGCAACCGCTTTCTCGAATTTATCTACTACTTCGAACATAATTATACTTATGCAGGACTACGAAACTGATGACAGATTTTTAAAACGATGGAAAGATAATTTTTTCTATTTTGTATGGGGACCCAGTAATCCTCCTAATCTTTGGCAAGATATGCAAATATCAGAAAAGCCTAGAGGCTTGTATGTTATGGGTGTTGAAGAGTGGGAAGGTGCTGAATTGTTTCCTAATGTATGGGAATATTTTGCACTCAAAGAATATGCAAAAAATTACAACATTGATTTAAAAGTTTTTATTGGTGCAATCAAAGATCAAACATATAACTCACGCTGGCATTATAACAACGAAGATAACATTGTTAGTGTACCAACATATTTTGCAAATATCATAATTGATCATGCTATACAAAATAATAGAAAGCCGTTAGCACATACTAAAATAGAGAAATTATACACAAGTATGAACGGTAGAGCACATCCGTGGCGATGTATGTTTATAGATGAAATGTACGGCGCAGGATTATTTGATTATGGCAATGTAAGTTGGCATAACTTAGATAATTTTGAATTAGATTACGAGTTCAAACATTGGCAACCAACAAGTCTTAGTTTTGACAAAAATTTTGAAGGTTCTGATGGTATGTGTGATATATTTCGTCCTCCTGAAGAATTTCAAACAAGTTTATTCAGTTTTATTAGTGAATCAAATACAAAATGCTTGTTCTATACAGAAAAAACATTTTTACCTATACTAAACAAGAGACCGTTTTTTATATTTGGTGCTCCTTATGCAAACACTTATCTAAAAAATCTTGGATTTGAAATCTTTGATGAAGTAATTGATTATAGTTTTGATAGTGTAGATAACGATTTGCACAGATGTCAACTATACTTTGAACAAGCACAAAAACTCTCGCAAATGTCACTTGACACATTACACAATACAGTGTATAGTAAAGTTGAGCACAATTTCAATCGATTACTCGAAATCGTTGAAAACAAAGAATATGTTCCTAAGGCTTTTGACAAAATTTGTAAACAAAACAAAGATAATATGTATGTTACAAATTATCATAGATTGTTAAACATAGGAAGCACAGAACAATACAAAGACTGGAAGTCAAAAATATGAAAATTTTACTTACTGGAGCAAGCGGCTTCATCGGACAACATTTAAAACCTAGATTAGAACTCATAGGCGAAGTGCATTGTCTCAACAGCGATCTTAAAATGCATCATGCAGTAAAAGAAGAAATTGCACATGTAAAGCCAGATATTATTGTACACCTTGCTGCACGTACTGAAGTACAAGAAAGTTTTTATGAACAGGTTGAATTTAGTGAAGTAAACTATGTAGGAACTGTAAATCTCATTGAAGCATGTAGACAAGTAGATCCTATGCCTTATTTTGTTTTTGCAAGCACAATGGAAGTTTACGGATGGCAACCTATCAGCGATGAAGTAGAACAAACCGGAACTTATGTAAACAGTGTTGCATTTGACGAAAACACACAGCCAAATCCAAATGCACCGTATGCTGTTGCAAAATATGGTTGTGAAAAATATCTTGAATATGCTCAACGTGCATATGGACTAGAGTTTGCAAGTTTTAGACAAACCAACAGTTACGGACGTAAAGACAATGATTATTTTGTAACAGAACAAATTATCAGCCAAATGCTAAAAGGCAACGAATGTAATTTAGGTTATGGAACACCATTTAGAAACTTTATATACATCAGTGATTTACTTGATGCATGGATGGCAGTAATTGAAAATAGAGATGCCTGTAAAGGTAATTTTTACACAATTGGTCCAGATGATCCTCGCAAAATTAAAACTTGCGCAGAATATATTGCTGAACAACTTGAGTGGACAGGCACTATCAATTGGAATACAAAGCCACCTAGACATGGTGAAATTTATTGGTTGAACAGTAATCATAATTTGCTTACAAGTAAAACAGGATGGAAACCTAAGGTAAGTTACGAAGAAGGTATTGATAGGACAATCCATCATTGGAAACAAATAATCAAATAGTATATACAAATTGGGATCCTTGCAACGATATATCAATGTTTGGATTGACACGATTACCGTTTGACGAATGGCAAGGAGACCATACATACCTATATGCACTTGATTATAGATACAATCTACAATATGATAAATTAAAATTAGGTCATAACGAAAACGTTATATTACTACTAGACGATACACTTGAAGGATACAGTCTTTCAAGTTTTAAAAGGGTTCAGCGTATTGTAAAAGAAGAAAAATTACCACGTGTAATTTATGCTTCATCTCATCTTGATGCAGTGCAAGAATACGACAAATGGTTGCAAAACAACACCAGCAACTTTTATGTTTATGCTATGAATGGTTGGTATTGGAGATTTCGAGACTGGACAATTGATTGTGCAGAAGAAAATAAAATAGATAAAACTAGATGGTTTTGCTGCTTACAAAACAGACATAGATATCATAGAGGTGCAGCAATGCTATACTTAAATCATTTAGATTTAATAGAACAAGGCATATGCACTGCTAATTATAAAAATATCAAACAAATTTTTGATATAAATCGTTTTTCTAAAGAATCTATGTTGCAAAAACAATTACAATTGTTAGAAAACAAATTACCTATGAGTGCAGACATTTTATATGATGGATACAACGATAGTTCCAGTCCTATGGATTTGTCAAGTCAAATATATGATGATACATTGATAAATCTTGTTACAGAAACTTTCTATGATACAAATGCATTTAATCAAGTTAGTGAAATGTTTATTACAGAAAAAACATACAAACCTTTTGTCGCATATCAATTACCTATTATAATAGGTCCACAAGGTATAGTAAAAAAACTTAGAGAAATTGGTTTTGATATGTTTGATGATATAATCGATAACAGTTATGATGAATTAGATGATAAACATAGAGTGTTTGGTGCAATTGACAGTTTGCATAAATTAATGCATAATAACATAGTAAACTTAAATAATTCTACACGTAAAAGAAGAATCAAGAATAGAAAAAAATACCTCAAAGGTATGTTTAAAGAAAAGAAGATAGTATGAAGGTTGATTTAAACGATATAGCATTTTGGATGGATGCAATTAGAAACAACGAAGACCATTTTGGTGTGCTTGAAAGTTTTTGGAAAGGTCAACTTCAAAGCAAGCAATGGTTAATTGAATGCTTATCACGAGTAGTAGAAACAGATAAACAAAATAAAATTGTAATACACGGCGGTTGGAACGGTGTACTATCTAGTCTACTATTCAACAGTAATATTCCTATTCGAAGCATACGCAGTGTGGACATTGATCCTGCTTGTGAAGAAGTAGCAAATATGGTTTGCAAGCGTCAAGAAATGGCAGGATTATTTACAGCTATTACAGAAGACATGTGTACATATCAGTATGATGTTCGCCCAGATATTGTAATTAATACCAGCACGGAACACATTACACAAGAGCAATATAACATTTGGTTTGACAATATACCCGAAGGCACACTAGTAGTAGTGCAAAACAATGATTACGAATCAGTGCCTGATCATATACGTTGTTTTAGTAATCAACGTAATTTTAAACGTTCAACTGGACTTGTAGATATAGTGTTAAAAGAAACACTACAACTTCCTCTGTACAATAGATTCCTTGTGATTGGTAAAAAATGAGTGTAAAATCTTTTATTGATTTATTTCAAAGTTCACTTGAAGACAAAGCAACACCAAGTTTTTGTGTCCTGCCTTGGATTCATATGGCTACCAGACCCAATGGCGATATGCGATTATGTTGTAGTGCAAACGCCAGTGGTGCAGGCGACGATCACACAGTTGGTTTAGTAAAGGATAAAGGACAAGTTGTAAATTTCAGTAATGTCACACCCTTAGAAGCATGGAACAGTGATTACATGCGGTATACTAGACGCACAATGATGGAAGGTAAAGTTCCTGCAAGTTGTACAAAGTGTTTTGAAGAAGAATCAAAAGGTGTAGTAAGCAAGCGTATGTGGGAAACTAGCACCTGGATGGAACGTGGTGTTGATATTGTAGACTTGTTAAATGAAACACGCAAAGATGGCACTGTTGACGAAAATATAAAATATCTTGATCTGCGTCTAGGACATACTTGTAATATTAAATGTGTTATGTGTTCACCTCATGATAGCAGCAAGTGGGTTAAAGACTGGAAAGTATTGGAACCGCAATTAGAAGATGCTGAAGTCAAACGGCAAATGCAATGGGACAAAACTGCATTTAATAACAAGTGGCACGAAAACGAAATTTTTTGGGACCAGTTGTATAAACAAATTCCAAATCTACAGGAAGTTTACTTTGCAGGTGGCGAACCACTGATGATTGCCGAACATAAAAAGTTCATTGAGGAAATTGTACGCAGTGGACATAACAAACACATAAGATTACGTTATAACACAAATGGTATTCTTGTAGATGAAGAACTTATTGATTTATGGAAAAACTTTGAACTTGTAAAAGTTGGTGTAAGCATGGATGCAGCAGGACCTCGTAACAATTATATACGCTATCCTACCGATTGGGATATTGTTGAACGCAACTTGCATATGTTAGATAATACTCCTGACAACATACGTCCTAGTATTGCTACTGCATTGCAAATTTTTAATATCAAACATTTACCTGATTTTGTACATTGGAAAGTGACAAGTAATTTTAGAAAAGTAAACACAGAAGAAATCCGTGGTATACGTGCAGGCGGCGGCCTAATGAATATGCATTTGTTGTATATTCCGACTTTTTTAAGTATACAAATATTGCCAGAAGAAGATAAGCAAGAAATACGTGAGTTGTTTGGCAATTTCAAAGGTTGGCTTGAACAATGGCACAAAACTGATTCAAGTTTTTTTACAACTAATCCTTATGGTTGGCGCAGATGGGAAGCAGTATTAAATCACATGGATTCAAAAGACAACAGTCATTTATTGCCAGGATTCAAAGAGTATGTTACAAAACTAGACGCTATTAGAGGAGTGAGTGCAAAGGACATATTTCCTGAACTAGCACATTTATTATGATACGCAGTATAAAAAATTTAGACACAGATTTTATTGTTGAGCTTGAATTAGGTAATGTTTGTAACTTCAAATGCAGTTATTGCTTTCCTGGTGCAAATACTGGTGACAACTTATGGCCTGATGCGGATAAACTTGCAAATGCATTGCTTAATTATTTGAAAGTGCATAATCGTCGTACAAGATTATACATTCTTGGAGGCGAAACTACATTATGGAAAGATTTGCCAAAGTTTTGTAAAATTCTCAAAGATAATCACGATGTGATAATCAGTATCAGTACAAATGCTAGTAAAAGTCTACGTTGGTGGAATCAATATGCAGATTGTTTTGATGTCATACACATTAGCTTACATCCCGAAGAAGCTGACATTGATCATACAATTAGTGTTGCAGATTTATTGTATGAAAAAGATATTGAAACAAATGTTGATATTCTTATGAGTCCTACAGATTTTGATAACTGTATAAAACTTGTTGATAAAGTGCAAAAAAGTAAAAATAAATTTCCTATCATTGCAAAAACTGTTTTGATTGATGGTGCACATAATTACAACGAACAGCAATTAGATTATATGCAAGATCCTATCAAGCGTATTCCTGATATGAAATGGTATGATCGTGTGCGTAAAAAAGCAAGAACAACCATGCTTGTAGATAACAAGATTGTATACAATGACAATTATTTTGTGTTAAATGATTTAAATCATTTTAAAGGATGGGTATGTCATTTAGGTGTAGACATTGTTAAAATAGATCATAAAGGAAATGTCAAAGGAAATTGTGGCCAATTGGTAAATCAAAATATATATACAGATAAATTTTTTACCATTGAACCTGTTATATGTGAACAAGATACATGTTATTGCAGCGGAGAAATGTGCACAACAAAATGGTTACCTTATGAATTTTGATACACTGCATCCTTATACAAAAAATATATTTCAAGTTGCTTGGGAAAGTACCTTAAAATGCAATTTAGATTGTACATATTGTGGTGACGGACATGATAACAGCACACAGCACCCGCCATTGGCAAACTCTCTTAATACTGTTGATTTTATACTAGAATATCTACATCGTAAAAATGTACAAAAAGGCAATTTAAACATACAAGGTGGAGAAAGTTTATTTCATCCTAGCATAATTCATATACTCAAATACATTGATAATAAAAAGCAAGAATATGATTATTATCTAGGTGTGAGTTTTATTACTAATGCAGTTGTTGGAAAAAATTTATGGAGTAGAGTTTGTGATTACACAGATTTTATGACTGTGAGTTTTCATGCAGAAGCAACTAGTAAACAGCACGAATTAATAAAACAAAATATCTTATATCTAAAAGAAAAAGGAAAAAACTTTCATGTTGCAATAATGATGCACCCAAAATATTGGCAAATTTGTACAGACATGCTAGATTGGTGTAGGATAAACGAAATAAAATGTGTACCTAGACAAATTGATCATCATTGGCTAGACATGAGGTTTAACTACAATGCTGAACAAACTGAATTTTTATTAGGCAGGAAAGTCACAACCAAGGATAAAATTGCTTACGCATTTGTTAAAGGACTAAATTTAAGTGCAGAAGGACGCAGTTGTTGTAGTAAAAAAGACTTGTGTGCAAGTGGATGTATGACAAATTATGTAAACAACAAATTCAAAGGTTGGACTTGTAGTGTTGCAGACAATTTTTTGTATATAAGACAGAATACAGGAGAAGTATTTACAAATAAAGATTGTAAAATGAACTACAACAACAAAGTTGGTCCAATCGGTAATTTATCAGATACCAAAAGCATTTTTAATACTATGCATAGTAATGGCATTGTATGTAAAAAAAGCAGTTGTTGGTGTGGATTATGTGCTCCTAAAGCAAAAACAAAGGAACAGTTTAATGCCATGATGGCAAATTTAAAGAATTATACTCAGTCAGAGTAAGATCCTTTGCTTTTTGGTTAACATAAGAATATGTGCAAATGCCTTCGGCTGCACGTTGATCAAATAACACTGTTGCATCAGGCACCTTTTCTTTCAATAGTTGAATCAATAAGTTTTCTTGTTGCACTCTGTATTTTAAGCTGTATAAGCCTGCTGTTCCTTCGTAGCAAAATATATTACTACAATCAACAACAGTTTGGGATTGGTCCGTATTAGGAATGAAGTCTACAAACTTTTTAGGATCATTTATAATGTCACAATGAAATCCGCCTCCAACACTTTCCAATGCTGCAATATTATAATCATAGAACATAACATTTTCAGCAGGTCCACGTTGTATAGCAGTATGAGTATTTGCAGGAGTAATTAGATTTACTATGTTATCTGGACGTGTATAATTAGCGGCATCACCAGTTGCGCTAGAATGCACATGTTGAGTTAAACAATAGTTGTATTTCTGATATACATACTGTGTGGTATTGCCTTCGGGATAGAGAAAAAATTTACCATTTCTCACCGATTCTTCATAAGATACAATTGGAAAATTTTCTTTAAGTGTTGCTGAGATTAAATTCCATCCTGGCAACTTGTGCTTGTAATTTACAATAAATTTACCCTGGCTAATCCAAAATGGCAAATATTCGTCGTGAATACTTTCTGTTGATCTATTTGGTTCTCTTTGTTCGTGAAATACAAAAGGTTCTGATTTGCCAAACACAGGACGGTTCATCATATTGTAATTTATCAAATTTATACTGAAGCACTGGGGATGTAATCCGTAGTATGCATCACCGCCATCTAAAATATGCCCTAGTAATACAAAATATGCAGGATGATTGTCAAAAAAATCATTACCATTTATAAATTCAGTGCCCATACTGATTACTACAGCAGATTCGTATTCTGCATCAGCAACAGTGTTTAACAATTTATCAATGTCTTTATCTTCGTATACGTCATATCCTATACCTGTTAGATTACTAATAGTATAATCTGCACGATTCTTAACAATATCTTTGTCGTTTGTATAGGAATGTAAATCGTTTACAATACAAACACACATACTGTGCGAATTAAATTTGGCGCTGTACTTGTTCATGTTGTTTATTATAGCTTTCAACAAGAAGTTTGCAAAACTCTTGTTTTCTATTTCCTAGATAGCAGTGTGCAATAATATGTGTTCTTGGTTTGTCACTGCAATTTATAACGCTGTGATTGTTTAAAATATTCACTATAAATATTTTACCACTTTTAAATGGCACACATCCTTGTCCTTTCAGTGTCATATAACAGTTGTTAGGATGATCTACAGCAATATTGAGAGGTAATGGCATGTCTAGTATATTATCCATATCAATGATAGGATTATAATCGTTGTGTTCATTGATCCATCCATTTGCTGCAAGACGCATAAATCTGATACGTGCAAAACTTTCAGCAGGAAACACGCTATCAAAAAACAATCTAATTGCTTTTGTACGTTTTCCTAAATTCGTCCAATTGTAATCTGGTTCTTTATCATATCCATATGTTTGCCACACATTTGTTTTATCTGTATCAATTCCATGTATAGCACAGCTATCCCATCCTTGGTGTGTGCCTTCGCCGCTAGTCACATCTCGGTGACTGACATAGTATTGTTCTGCAATTTCTGCTTCTTGTTTCCATCTTGTAGTTGGAAACATGGCATTTATTTCTATCCAATGATAACCATTGCCTTGCAAAATCCATTTTGCTTGTTCTTCTAATGACAAATCCGGTAGTGGACGACTATCTAATTGCACATCTTTGTATTTTTTGTAGAACTTTAGCGCATCATTCATGTTATATTTAGTTCATTATATACGCATATAAATAAAAAGTGTTTAGTTTTACAGAATTACAAAGTGTCCATATTGAAATAAGCAACAGATGTCAAGCACGGTGTCCTATGTGCAGTAGGAATCACCATGGAGGTATTGATAATCCTTTGCTGCAAGAAAGCGATTGGACAATAGAAGAATTTATACAAATATTTTCAAAGGAAGTCAAACAACAAATCAACAAAATTACATTTTGTGGAAATTTTGGAGATCCTTTATTAAATTTTCACTTGGTGAAAATGTTAAATTACGTAAAAGACGACAACATATACGTAGATATTCACACTAATGGAAGTTTACGTAATGAAAAATTTTGGAAAGAATTACCTAAACATTTACCGCTTGAGCACAAAGTTGTATTTGCACTTGACGGATTAGCCGATACTCACAAGCGTTATAGAATTGGTACTGATTATAATAAAATTATCAATAATGCTAGAGCATTTATAAATGCTGGAGGCACTGCTGAATGGAGTATGATACGTTTCAAACACAATGCAGAGCAAGTTCAAGCAGCAAAAGAAGTAAGCAAGTATTATGGCTTTAAATATTTTACTGTAAAAGACAGCAGTAGATTTGCATTAGAAGACAAGTTTGATGTAAAAAACAACTTAGGACAGGTAATAGATACACTTGAACCCTACGAACCTCAACCTACGATAGATTTATCTGATATACCTGCACTTGTCGAAAAAAGTGTTATTGATTGTTGGGCAAAAAAACAATATGAAGTATATATTGATGCACATTTAGATTTAATGCCTTGTTGTTTCTTAGCAAGTATTCCTTATAATTGGCATACTAAGCAAGATCAGCTTTACGATACTAAAGAAAAAATTAAAAGTCAATACGAATTTTTGATAACAGATTTAGGAGACACAAATTTACGTAAACAAAGTATACGTGAAGTAATTAGTAAGCCAAGTTATACAAGTGTATGGAAACGGTATTGGACAACACAAAAATTATACACCTGTGCTAGGACCTGTGGACAACTTGCAGCACAACCTAGTCAACAAGTTGCCGAAACAAGCCAAGTGACTTAGCTTTTGGTACACACATTCCGCAACCACATCGATCGTGGGGACATTTAATAATGCTATTTCTATTTTCAAAAGCATAATTTAGTATGCCGTCTGGATTACCTAAACGTCCAATTGGTCCTTTACGTCCACTAAAACTTGTTTGGCACGTCTGATGATGATAAACTTTTTGAGTGTGTTGGTCAATATGTAAGAAGTACCTATTTACACTGCAATACCAATCTTTAAAATTGGTGTTTACTGCTTCTACATTTTGCCAACAACCGTTACAACTGCCTTGAATACTTCTTGCACCACAGCATCCTCTTGGTAATTCATATCCTTCGGTAATTTTTTCTACAATATCTGTGGGTAAACCTTTTTCTCGTAGATACCATTGTTGTTGTTCTAGTGTGTAAGGATGACTTGTTCTACGTTGCACGCCTTCTGTGTCTTCAAACCAGTCTGTTACACCTATATTTCCATCACCAATTATAGTAGGTTTGCTGTCAATACCGTGTGATTTAAGTTTTTCATGTACTTCCACACATTCATCCCAATGATCTGTGTGCATCATTACATTCACAGTTAGCCATAATCCTGCTTGTTTTACTAATATTGCATTTTCCATAGTGCGTTCTTTGCTAAAAAGATTTGCTTCGGCATGATAACTCAGTGTTATACCTACAAAATTATCTTTAATAAAATCAATATGCTTTTCTGGCCATGTGCCATTACTGGTCATGCCAACTTGAAAATCAGTTTCTTTGTTTATTTTTTCTACAAAGTCCCAAAAGCGTGGATTTACAGTTGGCTCACCTCCAGTAAATCCAATATTTGCTGTTGGTTGATTATATATTCCTGTATATTTTTTGATAAAATCTAAAGTGTCGCATAATTCAGTCCAACTCGTAGGAGGACTGTATGTATTATGCCGTGTGCTTTCACAATAGCTGCAATCAAAGTTACAGCGTCTGCCAATATCCCAGGTAACCATCATTGGTTCTGGGTTTGTTAGTTTGATTGCATCTACTTCCATTTGGTTATATTTACGTCTGCTGCACAAGTACACCATTCTCTTGTGCATACAACTTCCTTTTCTGGTAATTCAAATGTGTTATTGTATATATTGCCTAAACTGCCACCTACTCTACAAGTAGCTCTATGCACATCTCCATCCCAATTTATCATGAGACTTTCTAATCCTGCTTTGCACTTCCAACCTTTGAACTGATTTCTATGTTCTTTGATTATATCATTGGCATGTGCAAGTTCGTCACCGTCAATAAGTGTGTTTGGTTGTGCAGTTGCAGTGTTGTTTAGTATCCATTCAAGATCTTGTGGTTGATATTTTAAGTCATCAAACCAATCATGCTTTTCTGTCCATCTAATACGTCTTACTGTATAGTTGATACCATGCTGTGTAAGAAATGTTGCAGCAGCTTTTAGCTCTTCCATATAATCATGATGTGCCATTAGTGCAATATGAAAGTCTTTTGGAAACTTTAGAGCTTCTATATTGGTTGCAAAATTTACAATGGTTTTTAATCTATCAGTGTATTTTGGATCTTCAAAGTGCAAACTGAAAACTATGTAATTTACAGGTATTCTCTCATAAAAATCAACAGTTCTAGTTGCATTTGTAGTAACACTCAGCCACTTTATTCTTGGTCTTGCATATTCCAGTAGTTGTTCAAAAGCAGGATGTACTGTAGGTTCTCCACCTGTGAAACTTATTCTTGCATTTTTGATTTGGGCTATTTGATCAACAGTGTCAAACAGTTTGCCAATGTTTGTATGCGGACTGTGCAAGTCGTGTATTTCAGGAGGACAATATGTGCAATCTAAATTACAACGTTTTCCCAAGTTCCATTCTATTTTTACACTATCTGCATAATGCGGCCAACGGTTTTCTACCTTAAACATACATCCTCAAACTTTCGTTGATTTCTGCTTGCATCTAGTTTGTGATTAAACTCTAATGTTTTTGGCCATAAGTCACTTAAATCTCTTGCTTGTAAGAAATTTATATTGTCTTGAATTTGTTGCAGTGTAATTGGCAGCAATCTTTTGTCTTTTTGCATGATTGCATAATGTGGAACGATATCTTTCATTTTTTCCAATTCGCTGATAACTTGTTGTTTGTATTTACTAGGCAAACATTGCGCACTTAGCACGTTTGGATAATTTACTCTGTGTGAATAAAACACAATGCCCATTACATTTAGGAAATAATCAATGATACTGGGTAATTGCATTACATTGCCAGCTTGCACTGTGCAAGCACCTACAACATATTTTACATTATGAAAACTTTTGAACACTCGCACGTTTTCTTCTACATCAAGAAACTTGCCGTTTCCTCTAATATGCTCATATACATCGTGCAAGCCGTCTATGCTAACATTTACAACCACATTCTTAAACTTTGGCCAATAGTCATGTATTGTTCTTCCGCCCTTTATACCTGTCACTGTACCGTTTGTAGCATACTTTAATTCTATGTTTTTGCCATTTGTTGCCAACAAGTCTAAAATCTTATAATGATTAGGATCCATTAGTGGTTCGCCACCAGCAAATTCTACTCTGCGGAAGTAAGGCAGTAACTTTTCCAAGTTTTCCCAAAACTCTGCACTGTCTTCAAACAAGCCAATGTATGGTGCTCGTGTTAGTCCTAGTTTACGCACAGCATCCACAAGGTAGTTACTCTCTTCTGCATAAAATTCTTCAACTTGTTCCCAGTCTTTCCATTGTGTACTGTCAAGTGGATTGCACATACGACACTTGAGATTACACAAGTTGTTTATTTTGATTTCAATAGTAGGAAATTCAAATGGCATAGTATAATCGTCATTGAGTTTGTTTAAAGCGTTGGGATATAAGTTTATACGTGCATCAGGAAAACTATCACGTATGTGTCTCTGCCGCAAACTTTCAACGCCTTGTGCTTCTAAGTCAAAACAAGGCACACATTCAGCTGGTATTTCATCATTTAGCACTTGCTCACGTACTCTAAGCATGTTTTTATTATTCCATGCAGATTCTAATGACTCTTCTTGTATCCAACCAATAGGTAGACTGCGACAGCAAACTTTGATTGCACCATCTTCTCTGGTTGCTAGTCCTGTAAACGGATGCATACAAAATGTTTTACTTGAATGCATTTTGTATTCCCCATTCACGTTCTTTACACCAAAAACATTCATTACAAATTGGAACCATTTGATAAGGTTTGTAAGTAGTATAGTCAAGTCCTTCAAATTCGCCTTCACAACTACGTGTAATTTCCAAAAGTTCTCCAATTTCTTGATTCACATATTGTCTAATGATCCAATCCTTGCGAACTGAACTAAAAGGATGGCATATTGTTGCACCCATATATTCAGTTTCGGTAGGCAGCCTAGCATATTCTCTATCTTCGGGTGCACCATCAAAATTTTCTGTTGGATTAAGCGTTACAGCAGCATACCAAGCATCTAATTTATGCAAGTGTCCTATATATTCATTGTGTGCTCTAAGTATAATTCTATTACCAGGTTTGTCTTGTCCATACTCGTCTGTAATAAGTGTTGTGTTAGGTTCTTCCATTTCTGGAGGAATAAAGCCTTCTATTTGCTCAATGCGATTATTGAATTTTCCACGGAACCAACTTACCACATCTCTGGCAATCCAACGTTGCCAAGGGCGTGTTTTCCACATACGCACCTGTGTGGTAAAATAAATATCAGCATTTGTGTTGCTCAACACAAAGTATGCCAGCAATGCACTATCAGCACCGCCACTCAAACTGATGCCAATGCGTTTCCATTCTTTTTTTAGTGGTATTGTTACGCCATCGATTACCATATTATATTTTAACACAGTTTAGTAATGTGTCAAGTGTCCTATTCCTATACGTTCTTTGAAATCTTGTGTGAATTTACAATCGATACGTAAACCATATTCCTGTTCCATGCTGTGCTCACCACCGTGCCAGTCTTGGTCGTTGAAAAAACAAGCATGTGAATTTACATAGTGTTTGCGTTTATGCTCAGGATCCCAAATATAAAAGCCACGCTTGGTATCTGGACGTATATGAATAAACTCTATGTTATGATCAGTGTAGTCGTGTGTGTCTTTGTCTAAATCTCTATGTTCAAATGGCTTGCTGCTGCTTTCACTTACAAAAAATATTACTCTACCTACGTGTTCAACAATATTATTTTTATGTAGTTGTGTAATCCAATTCATAACACCTGGAAAATACTCACTTTCTGGTGTAGGCTCACGTTCAACTTCGCCTCTGTCTTTCATATTAGTGCCTTCTTCTTGTAGCACATAATATATGTAAGGATCATGTGCTCCAAGTGTACTTTTTAGATATCGCACAAACACATTACGCTGTTTGTAATCTGTAAAGTCTTGTGGAAACACTTTCAATCCTTCTATTTTAACAGGGTCATCTTCTTCTAATTGTTGAAATTCTTGAAACGCACGATAGATAGGTTTCCAATTTGCTATATAGCTCATGTCATTGAAATCAAATCCTGGCTCCATCCATGTGCCTTCTTTTGCATATTCACGAGATAACGCCATTCCTCGACAAATCTCAGGATGTAATTTCTTAAAACCGTCTATATCTATAAAAGGATCTAAGTCAATATAGGGTAAGTTTTCGAATCCACGTATCATACACATACTTATTAATTAAATACAGTATGATTGACAACACTGAGTATTTTGTAAACGTAGGACAAGTAGTAACGGCTGCTGAATTATGTAAAGACTGGAGTGGCAAAAATGTTTTAAACATGCCTAGTGGTGATTTCTTTTATGATGCTTGGAAAATTAGTCCACAATATGAAGGCACAATATTTGAAGATTTGTTAAGTGTACTGCCTGATGTAGGCGAAGCCCGCATCATACGGCAAGAATGTGGAACTTGCTATCAAGCACACAGTGATATTGATGACAGATATCATTTAAATCTTGCAGGCGATCATGCTTGTCTAATTGATCTAGATGATGGCAAAACATATGATTTAAACGCCGACGGAAGGTACTATCTAATGAATGCAGGTAAAACACATAGTGCTGCAAACTTTGGAGAACAAGTTCGTTTTCAATTGGTTGTGCGCAAATTGTTAAAACGTGCTGATTGGGTAGATTGTAATGTAGAAATTATCGCCGGCGGAGACAATCCAAGATTTGCATTTGACAAATATATTTCACCTTTGTTAAATCAATGTAACAAACGTGATGTGATGAATAATTTTACTGTAACTGAAACAGGTGTTAAATTTACTACTAACAAAGTTTGGGCAAATTTATTTCTTGACCATTTGCCTGTTGGCTTCAAGATAATCAAAGACTAATTTTTTGTCTTTGTCATTTGTTTCTATTTCAAAATAACTTGTATCACAATCCCAATTCATAGCAAGTTGCGCCCACATAAAGTCTGGAAACATACTATACCAATATGACACACGTTGTAATGTATTTTGTTTGTATTTTTCATAAATTTTTTGACTGTGATTTTCTTTGACGCCGATTTCACGCATGTCATTCCAAAATTTGTTTGTGCCTTTGTTACATAAACTGTAATGTGCTAGAATAAACAAAGCAGTATCGTCATATCCATCGGTAATTATTTCATCAAACAGTTTATTGTTGTCAAACATAATTGTATCAACAGCTCTATAAACAGTTGCCAATGTATGCCATAAAGCATTTGCCTCCATAGGTTCAACAAACCCGGCTGCCATTCCTATTGCAAACACATTACCTACTCTTGGATTCTTTAATCTGCCAGGAGTCCACTTTAACAGTCTAGGCTCAACTAGTCCGTCTGTTTCTATGCTTTTGAAATATTTTAAAACTTCGTTGTCATTAAAATATTCGTCGCTGTAAACTATGCCTGTTCCTATTCTGTGTTGTAGACTTATTTTAAATTGCCATCCGTATTCGTTTCTTATACTTCTTGTATAATATTTTGCATCTTTTCTTGCAACAGGCATTACCCAACTACTGTTTACTTTATTATTTTCATAACGCACAAAATCTGCACCAACTTCATTCATTAGTATTCGATTAAAGCCTGTACAATCTAACCAAAAATCTGCTTGTATATTATTACCTTCAACTGTAACAGATTCTATTCCGTTATTGTTTGTTTTAATATTACTAACTGTGCCTTCGATAAATTGCACACCAAGTGGCTTTGATATATTTTCCATTACCCAGTTACTAATACTTTGTGCATCAATATGATGAGAGGTTGCAAATATTTGTTTTGTATATTCTGGTACTTTGTTTGCTATCATATGGTTATATAATTCGTACCAACTGCTTTGAAAATCTGTAATAGTATTTTCTTGGTTTAATTTCACTGCTACATCTAAAATACTAGGTTCGTCTGTTCTAGCAATATACTTTTCAAAATCGTAGTCGTTTATATCTTTTAATGATTTGTTATATGTAAAACCAAAATGTTGATCTTTTGCAGTCCATCCTTCAAAACAATTAGATAACTTGAATTCACTGTTGATTTCTTTCATCCATTGTGACTGATCAACACCGAAGTGTTGCAAAAAAGCCCAAACGTGCGGAGTAACACTTTCTCCTACACCGATTGTTGGAATGTCTTTGCTGTAAATTTGTGTAACAGTAGCATCAGGAAAATTTTTCTTTGCCCATGCACCCGCGAATGCACCGGCAGTTCCTGCACCTACAATTGCAATTCTCATGTTACAATCCTTCTAAAATAAATTCGGCTTCAGGCCAAACATGTGTTCTAAGATCGGTAATCCATTTTTGTGCATCAATTTTCCAAAAGGTTTGAAAATTATTTCTATAATCCAATTCAACAGGGTCTAATAAGTATCCGCGTCTATGCATAACTTTAGTCCAAGTTTTGTGAACTTTTTTCTGTGTAGCTGTTTCGTTTTCGTTTGTGCTTACATACATAGGTGTATCAACACCGCAATATTTAATACAAATAGGAAATAAAAATTGTGTTGTATAGTGACTAAAAGGGTTACTATTATAGTTTTGCATTTTAAAATTATGTTCACCTCCTATTAAGTCTGGAAACAAACAAGTTCGAGCACCTATACGATAAGCATTTAAGCCTAAAATATTTAATTCTTCTAAACTATGTAAGCAAACACTACCTACAACAGTTTCTTTCCAGTACAATAAGAAAGTAGCATAGTCTTTTAAGTGTCTCATATTATCGTGCAACATTTTTTGATTACAATTATTGAAGTATTGTCTTTCTTGTGCAACACGATAAAATTCTGATAAATCAAGATCTTCAGAAAACTTTTTGATACTAAACATAAATTTCTTTTGCCTTGTCAATAAAACTATCGGTATAATTTTCTCTAAAACTTTCTAGACAAATTTTAGCATAATAAGTATATGGCAATTTTTCGTTTTTGTCAATGTTATTTTGTTTGTAATAATCTAAAAGTTTTTGTGTTCTATTTTTACTTACATGATTTAATATATCTACAGTTGCTACTAATGGCTCGTTGTCTTGATAACAAAAAAAGTGATTAATTGTGCGTAATTGTCCGTTTACAATAAAATAACTGCTAGGATGCAAACTAAACTTCCAAAAGCCTTGACTTCTAATCGACTTTAGTATATCTAACATCTGTTCTTCCCAGTCTGGTAATATTTTTTGATAATTTTCTACATTACAATTTGCTTGTTGCCAAAAGTCGTTGCCTTGTATATGAAAAATAATTTCTTGTTTCTGTATATCAATGCTTTCAATTTCCAATGCAGTATTATTGTATACACTGTATACGAGTTCTTTTTGCCATTTTGCGTCTAAAATTTCTTGAGATAAACATTCGCCGTTGTGATACAACTGATCTGTTTTATATCTTATTTTGAATAGATTGTTTTTGCGATCAATAAGACTTGTGTACACAAGATTATTCCTACACAATCCTTCTTTTGGAACATTGTTAAAGTAATATTCAAACATTAGCTATGCAAAGGTATAAACTTTGTTTCTCCGTTTACGGTAACCTGTAACCAACTATCTGGTGCAATTAGATCACTAGGAATAACGCCTGTTTCTCCTTCAACTTTCAAATCAGCTAGTGTAGTGTGTAACTTACCCCATTTATCTATTTTGGTATATTGTGGCCCTGCTTCTACATTGTTGACAACAAATAACAATTCTCCACTAGTGCCATGTCCGTCTTGATCTGCTCTGCTATAATCAAACACATCGTCGTCAGGTATCTTAGCACCTACATATGCAACAACGGATTTATTAATCAAGCCTGTTGTTGCAACAGTGCTATCAAAGTAACTGCTATCATCTGCAGGCGCTCCAGTTTCAATTACAGTTGTAAAAGACAGAGCAGGCATTCCGTCACCAGGCTTAGATCCTTCAGGCTGCATCCAACTGCCACCTATTCCACAAAGTTCGATACCTTGTTGGAACCAATGTGGAATATTTGGAATTTGATCTCTATAAAAATTTGCTTCGATAGCAGGTGTACTAAATGCACTTTCAATATTGAGTCTTAAACCTTCGGCATCTATTTGCACACTGTCAATATCTACTGAACTTGCAAATAAATCTTTTGTATAAATTTTTTGTGCACTCAAGATATTGTTATACGGGTCAAATACTTCCGCACCTGATTGCGCATAAAGATATCCTGTAAGACTTACATCTTGCCAATGTTCTGTTGTTGCATCATATTTAAGAGCATTTGTATAAGGATTAAAAATATCTCCTGAATACTTTCCGTTGAATACTCCAGTGAATAATTCTGCTTCAGCAGTTTTTATTTTTAAATGATCACTGCTTGGACTATAAATCATTTCGCCTACTTCGTTGTGTATATTTCCTGAGAATGAACCAGTGAATTCTCCACTTACTTGTTGATGAAATGAAGCACTGTTAGCAGCAAAAACTGTTTCGCCTAAATCGTTTACAATTTCATTTGAAGATTCGGCAGCACTTTGGAACAAATCAAAAATATTATTACCGTTGTAATCAAAAAACTCTCCAGCGAAAGTACCTTTGAATGTTCCAGTTTCCTTGTCAAAGCTCATTCTTCCTGATTCGCTGTATAGATTACCATACACATCATGATTTAGTACACCGTTTTGTATGTCTACTTGATTTTCTGCTCCAATTACTTTGCCTTTAACATCACCATACCATATTTTGTCAGTTACATTAGCAACTACATTGCCCATATCGTCATACAAATCGCCTACGAAGTTACCTTTGAATCTACTGGCTTCGTAATCAAATACCATGTTGCCAAACCCGTCAATAAGGTTGCCTTCAATGTTGTGAGCAATGATGTTTCTACTGGAATGATCGATAATTTTTGAATTGTCTTTAGCACGTATATCACCTCTAAAGTTTCCGTAGAATGTTCTAGCACCCTCATCAAGCAGTATTTCTCCTGTGCTACTTGCAATATTTGCTTTTAGCGTATTTGTCCAACTGTCTAAAATTATTGTGCTATCTGCACCTTCGATATTAATACGGAAATTTGCACCGTCGTAGATCATAAATTCTCCTTGACATACTTGTTCATTGTATATATACTAGCAGTATGTTTGACATTGTCTTTGTTGGTAAAAACATAGAAAACTTTGAGGTTTTAAAGGAAAGATATCCTGTAGCAAAAAAAGCAAATTCGTTACAAGACGCACAAAAAATAAGTTTAACCAAGTTTGTGTGGATTGTTTGGGATGATGTACAAGTTGCTGAAGACTTTTTCTTTGACTATGTTCCTGATGAATGGAGCCAAGATGTAATTCATTTGTTCTTAAATGGAGAACATTATGATGGCATTTGTCTTGTACCAAAATTTACACATATCAGTGATAAAGAAATTGATCATAGATTTTTTGTGCATAATAAAAAAGTAGACATAGTTGCAAGTACTCCTCATAAGTTTGAAGTATTCTATACAAACAAATACGAAGATTATTTACACGCACTTGAAGTCAGCAAATATGATATGTTTTGGATTGTACCAAACTATGTCAATCCTAGCAAGAGATTTAAATTTGATAGTTATTTTGGTCACTTAGGGCGCAATACAAACTATGCTTATTTAAATGGCAAATATCATGATGGTATTGTGTTGTGCAGTAAAAAAGCAAAGTTTAGTAGACGTGAATTTGATTATAAATTTATTGCAAATAAAAAAGAAATTGATGTTGTAATAAGTACACCAAATCCATATGATATTGTGTTTATCAGTTATCAAGAACCTAATGCAGATGAAAATTACGAACGTATTTTAAAACGTTTTCCAAATTGTAAACGTGTTCACGGAGTAAAAGGTATTCACCAAGCACACATTGAAGCAGCAAAACTTTGTGATACTGATATGTTTTGGATTATTGACGGCGATGCAATCATAGTTGATGATTTTAAATTTGATTATCAAGTTGCACGTTGGGACAAAGAATGTGTACATGTATGGCGTAGTCAAAATCCTATCAATGATATGGTATATGGGTATGGTGGTGTAAAGCTGTTTCCTACAGAATTGACTGTAAACATGGACACTAGCAAACCTGATATGACAACTAGTATTAGCAGCAAGTTCAAAGCAGTGCACGACATTAGTAATATTACAGCATTCAACACAGATGAATTCAACAGTTTCAAAAGTGGTTTTAGAGAATGTTGTAAGTTATCTAGTAAAGTTATTGACAGACAAAAAGACGACGAAACAAATGAGCGTTTGCGCAAATGGTGTACAATTGGCATTGATAGGCCATTTGGCAAATATGCTATAGCAGGTGCAAAAGCAGGTGCAGCATATGGTGCAAGACATCAAGGCGATTTACAAGCATTGAAAATGATCAACGATTTTGATTGGTTAAAGGAGCAATTTGATAATGCAAACATTTGAACTGTTAGATAGATTTGAATTGTTATATCCAACAAATAGCAAATTATCTGATTTGCGCAGAACATACATTGATCAAGATATAAGCAGTCTGTTTAGACTTACAAACACAGATGACGAATTGCGTAAAGCTATAATTGAAAAAAATTTACATAGCATCTTTAGGCTTGTACCTGACACAGTCAAAGGCAATACCGAAGATTTGAGAAAAGCTGTGCTTGAACAAAATTTACACAGTATATTTAGGTTAGTAGATAACGAAGAATTACGTAAAGCAGTTGTAGAAGACAATCTACACAGTATTTTTAGATTGTGCAATGATGAAGATTTAAGGAAACTTGTTTTAGAAGATAATATTTGGAAACTTTGGCCACTTCTTGAACGCTATACAGATACACAATTTGTAGCAGCATTTAAAAGTTTTTTTGTTAATAATATAGATATTGACAAAGATTGCTTCAGTAGAGGACAATTACAAAGTAAATTGTGGCTAGTAGAAGAACTTAAAAAACATGATATTGATTTAGGTACAGTATTTTTATGTGCCGGTTGGTATGCTACACTTGCTACTATGTTATTTGAAAGCGGCATAAAAATTGATAAAATACGCAGCTTTGATATTGATGCAAACTGTGCTAATATTGCTGAAACATTTAATAAAAAATGGTTTATAGACGATTGGCGTTTCAAAGCTAGTACAATAGATATAATGGATTTTGAATGGTCTGAAAAGCCTGCTCCAAGCGATAGTACAATAGGAAATTTTTATTATATGACAGAAGCCAAGGGCAAACAAGTACAAATGAAAGACTGCCCAGATACTATCATAAACACTAGTTGTGAGCACATACATAATTTTAAAGAGTGGTATGCAAATATACCAGAAGGTAAACTAGTAGTGTTGCAAAGCAATGATTACTTTGATGTTGAAGAACATGTAAATTGTGTAAATAATGTTTATGAGTTTAAAAAAATGGCACCTATGACCACATTATTATATATGGGTATGAGAGAATTGCCTAAATACACAAGGTTTATGTTAATTGGATATAAATGATTTAGACATGAGACAGTTGCAAAAAGAAAGTGCAAGAGCTCTTAGTACCATGCAAGCAACAAACAACAACATTTGGCAGTTTAATAAACGTGCTCATCACAATAGTCAAAATTGGTACAAGGCTGTTATTGAATGGTATGTAGAACAGTATGGCGATTTGCCTAGTAAAGTTGGCCCTGGTAAGGATGTAAAGTTAATATACGATGTATAAGTATGAAGATATACGTGTAGTTCATTTAGAAAACACTCAAAACTGTCAAGCAAGTTGTCCTATGTGTGATAGGAATCAAAATGGCGGCGATTTAAATCCACACATTGATCTCAGTGAGCTCACACTTGAAGATTGCAAACGCATCTTTGAACCAGAGTTTATCAAACAATTGAAAACAATGTATATGTGTGGCAACTTAGGAGATCCGATTGTTGCACGAGATACACTAGAGATATTCAAATACTTTAGAGAGCATAATGCAGACATGTGGCTCTCAATGAATACAAACGCAGGAGCAAAAAGTGTTGAATGGTGGAAAGAACTTGCCCAAGTCTTGGGTAGAATGGGTGCTGTTATTTTTAGTGTGGATGGTCTTAGTGACACTAATCATTTATACAGGCAGGGTGTTGTCTGGGACAATGTAGAACGCAACATGCGAGCGTTTATAGATGCAGGAGGTAGAGCACGTTGGGACTACTTGATTTTTGAACACAATCAACACCAAGTTGAAGAAGCAGAAGCATTGGCAAATGCTTGGGGCTGTGAAAAATTTATGAAAAAGAAAACTGGTAGGTTTGTAAATGCAAAAAGCGAAAAGAAAGAATCGCATCAAGCAGTAAATCGCAAAGGTGAAAAGACTGCTGAACTTAAAAAGCCAGATGAAAAATACCAAAACAAAGCACTCACAAAACAAGATGCATTGTTAGAAAAATATGGTAGCATGGATGCATATTATGATGTAGTGCCTATCAACTGCAAAGTAAAAGACGAAGGCAGTTTGTTTATTACAGCAGAAGGACTTGCTATGCCGTGTTGTTGGACTGCTGGACGCATGTACAAATGGTGGCATCGAGATCCTAAAGTAGAACAAATTTGGAATTATATTGACAGTGCAGGCGGTAAGGATGCAGTTAGTGCAAAGAAACACGGTTTACGTGCAGTATTTGACACAGGCATATTTGATGACATAGAAAGCAGTTGGCACACAAAAGGTTGTGATAATGGCAAACTCAAAGTTTGCAGTATGAAATGTGGGATCGAGTTTGATCCTTTTGCAGAACAGTTCAAATAAGTAGTACGTAATGAAAGATAATACATACCCCTCAGATACATTTTGTTTATTACCTTGGGTTCATTTAAGCACAAGACCAGATGGTAGTATGCGTGTATGTTGTACAGCGAACGCAAGTAGTGTTGGTCCAACTAACGACAAAGAACATGGTGGCCAAGTAGGCATACTCAAAGACAACGAAGGACGTCCTAACAACCTAAATGTTAGCGATTTTCAAACAGCATGGAATAGCGATTATATGAAAAATGTTCGCAAACAAATGCTCAATGGTGAAAAGCCACCTAGTTGTTTAAAGTGCTACAAAGAAGAAGCAGCAGGACATCGTAGCAAACGCATGTGGGAAACACGTTATTGGAGTGAGCGTGTTGATGTAGATAAGATACTACAAGAAACAAATGAAGACGGCAGTGTGCCACCTAATCTAGCGTATATTGATTTGCGTTTTGGTACCAAGTGTCAGCTTGCTTGTGTTATGTGTAGCCCGCATGACAGTTCAGGTTGGATCAAAGATTGGAAGAAAATTTTTCCTGCTGTTGAAAATGCAAGTCTCAAAGAAATTATGCAATGGGATAACAAAGGCAGTACAAACGGCAGCAGCTACAATTGGCACAAACAAAATCCTGTGTTTTGGCAACAGTTTTATGAACAAATGCCAAGTATGCAACAAATTTATTTTGCAGGTGGCGAAAGTTTAATTATTGAAGAACACTATGAAATACTTGAACACGCAATCGAAATGGGATACGCAAAAGATCTTGAGCTACGTTATAACAGCAACGGAGTAGAATGGCGTGAAGATCTGTTTGATTTGTGGAAAGAGTTTAAACTTGTTAGATTCCATTACAGCATTGACAGCATCAAAGAAATGAATGACTATATTCGTTACCCTAGCAAATGGAAACGTCAAGAAGAAGTATTTCATTTGCTAGATACACAGACAAGTAACAATGTAGAAGTTACAATTGCTTGTGCAGTACAGGCATTGAATGTGTATTACTTGCCAGATTTTATACAATGGAAACTTGAACAAAAATTTAACAAGATCAATATGTGGCCGTTTGGTGCAGGAGGGATCAGTCAGCATTTTGTATATTGGCCTGCCCATCTAAATGTAAAAGTATTACCTACATGGTTCAAAGAAGAATGTCGTCGCAAGTACGAAGCATGGTATCCTTGGTGGGAAGAAAATTGGGAACTTGGTATTCCAAGTTGGCACAAGGGTAAAGTTTCTTATGAAGACTGGCGTAGTGCTGATTATGGTATTAAACGGTTAGATGGTATTTTAAATTTTATGGACAGCGAAGACTGGAGCCAACGTTTGCCTGAAATGCAAGAGTTTTTGAATTTATGCGATAGCCAAAGAGGTATAACGTTTGCTGAAACATTTCCTGAAATGAAAGATATCTTTGATGGAGACCGTTGATTCTAATAACATAAAACAGATACAAATTGATGTTACAAGTTATTGTAACAGTTTCTGTGGATCTTGTATTAGAAATATCAACGGCGGTCCAGTAAATCCTATGGTAAAACTACAACATATGCCTTGGGACATTTGGAAGAAAATTGTTGATTTTTGTTCTGAGACCACAGTGGATAGATTATCTTTCAATGGTAACTACGGAGACTTATCTAATCATCCTGATATTATAGAAATGTTTGAGTATTTGCATACTAAAAATCCAAACACAATTTTAAATATTCACACAAACGGAGGCGCACGAAATACAACTTTTTGGAAAGACTTGGCAAAAGTTGTAGGTAAATTTCCATCTTCGTATGTGACTTTTAGTATTGATGGTCTTAAAGATACAAATCACATCTATCGTAGAGGTGTTGATTTTGATAGAATAATGGAAAATGCAGCAGCATATATTTCTGCAGATGGAGAAGCAAGATGGAGGATGATTGTATTTGATCATAACAAACATCAGTTACAAGAAGCAAGAGACACTGCAAAACAAATGGGCTTTTTTGCTTTTAGCTTAAATCGCAGTTACTCTACTGAATTACAAGTTGATGCATACAAAGAATTTCCGCAGGCTAATATTACTGCTCCAACTGCTGCTGAAGTAAATTCTCTTAGGAAAGAATACGAATATACAAATTATTTGCCAAAGAATTCTAATGTAATAAATTATGATGATTATCCTAAATTAGATACTAAATGTCCTTGGGCAGAGTTACTACAAATTCAAATAAACCAATTAGGTGAAGTATGGCCATGTTGTTATCTAAGTTTTTCTTCTGGAATGGCATCAAGATATAGATTTAAATATTTTGACGAGAAAGCAGAACTGTATGGAAAGCATTTTAACAATTTAAATTACTATGATTTGAAAGATATAGTTGATCATGATTTTTTCCAAAAAGATTTACCGTACTCTTGGGAGCATAGTTTGCTAGGTATTTGTACGCAAAAGTGCGGAGTATAAATGACACGGTGTTGGCTTGCAGAAACACATTTGGCAATAAATCCAAAAGGACAAGTTGGCACTTGTTGTAGAACTGTGGGTAAAACTAAAGATTTGTATCTAGAATCACAAACAATAAGTCAAGTATTTGATAATACAAAATTGCAAGATATCCGAAATAATTTACGCAACGGAATCAAAATAAAAGATTGTAACAAATGCTGGTTTGAGGAACAAAACTCAAGTAGAGAAAGCATGAGACAATACAGCAATAAAGACAAAGATTTTGCAGTGTTAGATCAATTGAAAGGTGCTGAACTAATACATAGTTTAGAAATTGCATTTAGCAATCATTGTAATTATAGATGTAGACATTGCAGCTCTCTAAGTAGCAGCAAATGGTATAAAGAAGACAAGTTACTTGGACGTCCTGTAGATGAAAAAACATTACTTGAACCAGATATATCAACATTTAACATTGAAGAACTAAAAAATTTAAACTATGTAAAGTTATTAGGAGGTGAACCTTTAATAAACAAAAATCATGATAGGTTTTTGAAAAAGTTAGATTCTATGGGTATCTTAGAAAATTTATCATTAGAATATGTCACTAATGGTAGTGTATGGCCATCAGAAGATATTGTTACTTTATGGAAAAAAGCAAAAAGCCTACGCTTTGTAATCAGTTTAGATGATGTAGAAGATCAATTTGATTATTTTAGAACAGACGGCAATTTTACAACAGTAAAAGAAAACATAGACAGATTTACTAGATTGTATTTGGATAATAGAAAACAAGTATTACTTGGATTTCATTGTGTGGTAAATGCGTTAAATTTAAGACGAATGTCGTATATTGTAAAATATATGAATTATCATTTTCCGCATTGGCAATACACGTTTGACAAAATAAAAACACCAGAATATCTACGAGCTTCGCAATGGAGTATAACTTATGGCAAAGAACAAATCAATTTGTTAGAAAAAATAAAAGATAAAACCTTTTTTAATGGTCCGAAAAAACGTAATTTGCAGCATTTGATAAACATAATAAAAGATGAATGTGTAAATAACAGCACAGATTTGTCAAAGTTTTTTTCTACTAATGACATATTAGATTACAGTAGGAATACTAGTGTAATTAAAATGCATCCTTATATGGAGAAATATCGTGTTTAAATGTGGATGGCTTGCAGGTGGAATAAACATTTCAGAAAACCCAGAACGGTCAGTTATGCCTTGCTGTCATGTTGATAAGTTGAATCAAGATAATAAACATTTAATTCATAATGGTAATGATTTAATAAATGGCGATACACTTAGACAAATGCGTAAAGATGCAGTAAATGGAAAAACACCAGAGCTGTGTAAAAATTGTGTATCAAAGGAAGAAATAGGTATTGATACACCACGTTTGCGTAGTATTAGAGATTTTAAAAACAAAGGTATTGTTAAAGAAGTATTTTCTCCTGAAGATGTAGAAGTATTATACTTAAAGTTCAGCAACCTTTGTAATTTTAAATGTGTTATGTGTGGGTCTGGTAGCAGTCATTTGATTGCCAAAGAAAATGGCATGAAAGATAGTTTGATTGAAATAAACGATTACTATGAAACACAATTATTAGATCTATTGCCACGTATGACTAACCTACGTCATGTGCAAATCACTGGCGGCGAACCTTTGCTACACAAAAAGAAAAATTTAGATTTTTTAAGCAAACTCGATAAAAGTGTTAAAATACAGTATAGAACAAATGGTAGTATTCATGATACTGAAGTAATTGAATTTTTAAAAACATTTGATACTGTGCAATTTTTAATGTCAATTGACGGACAAGAAGATGTGCTACATTATCAACGTCCAAGGAGTAACTGGAGTGAAATTAAAACAAATCTTGAAAAGTATAAAGGACAAGGTTTTGAAATTATTAATACTATGACTGTTACTGCTTTTAACATACATCAGATACCTAAGTTTGCTTCTGAACACGGACACTTATTTGACTTTATGGTATTCACTCCAATTAGATTTCCTGAAGCATATAGAATAAATTTGATTAAGCAAGATAAGTTGTTGCAAATTGTAGATGAATTAAAATCTACTACGGTTACAGGCGACCTTGCCAATTATATAAAAGATATTGAAGCAAATCATTTGTCAGCGCCAGACAATAAAATAGTTAGAAAGTTTTGGCAATCAGTTGATTATATGAAGCAGCATAGAGATGTTGAGTTAAAACAACTGATACCAGAAATGTACGATTTTTATCTAAAAGAGCAATAATTACTATTATGCAGTGTGTAATGCCTTTTGTACATATGAATATAAAGCCTGATAAAACTGCGACTGCATGTTGGAGATGTCACGAAAAGTTAGGCAATTACACAACAAACAGTTTAGAAGATATATGGTATAGTGAGGAATGGCAAGTGTTCCGCAAACAACATCTTACAGGTGAACAACCAGACGGTTGTAAGAGTTGTTGGCAAATGGAACAAGCAGGTATCAAAAGCACTAGACTCACAATGCTAGAAGAATATAGTCATAAAGTCAATGACTTAAATCAAGTAGAAGATTTAACCAAGCCTCCGTTTCCAAAAGACATGGAGTTTAGGTTTGGAAATTTGTGTAACATGAAATGCAGACATTGCAGTCCAAAGTTTAGCAGTCAGTGGGTATCACAATGCAAGAAAGATAAAGACTTTTATAATGTTGTAAAAGATATCTCAGATGGCAATCTAAATTACAGTATCAATGAATTACCTGACGACACAATGCAGCAGCTAAAAAGTTTTGCATCTAATCTTGAGGTAATACGTATTACAGGCGGAGAGCCTTTGATGCATCCTATGCACTACGAAATGCTAGATGTGTTAGAACCATATGCACATAATATTACACTTGAATACAATACAAATTTGCATTATTTAAATGATGTAACCGAACAGTGGAAGAAGTACAAAAAAGTGATTTGTCGTGTAAGTGTTGATGCAGACACTAGCACATATGAATATATTAGAGAAGGTGCAAATCTAAACAAATTATTAGAAAACTGGAAGACAGTTAAAAGTGAAATGTCTGAACAAATACAAAACAAAACATTTGACTTACATGCTACTTGCACTGTAAATGTTTTGAATGTTGTTAAAATAGACAAGGTGTTAGAATTATTTACAAAATTAGATTCAAGATTGCATGTAAGTTTTGTTCAATATCCAGCAGTAATGGATATATGTAATTTGCCAGAATGGCAAAAGAATGATGTAAAAAACAAGTGTGCTATAGGACTTGACTATGTAAAACACAACGGATCAAATCGTTTATATCATCATGCAACACAAAGTATAGATAAAATTTTACAATGGTTAAACAAACCTAGTAACACAGAATTTGATCACACATTTGCTAAATGGATGCAAGCACAAGATCGTGTGAATAATAAATCCATGTTTGATTACTATACCGAATTTGATTATTTGAAGGAAATATACAATGAGTAAAGTTTGGGCATTTGGATGTAGTCATACACTTGGTACAGAACTAGGTGTATCTAAATACATTGACACAGACAAATGGATGATGGATAATGCTGGCACTACAAATATATGGCAAGTACCCGAAAAGCAATTAGCCAAAGTAAGAAACGATTGGGCAGATCTTTTACATGAACTTTACAATAGTACAAATTTAGCAGAAGAAGAAAAGCATCTTTCTTATGCAGGACAAGTTGCTAAACAACTTGGATACGAATTATGCAATCGTGCAATCAAAGGCTCTGGTGCAGATAGATCATTACATGAACTTAGTGTTGTGTGTGAAAAACATATCGATTGGGATAAAGACATTGTGTTTGTTGGTTATACTCATATATACAGATTTATGTTCAATGAAGAACAATGGGATGGTAATAGAAATCTCAACTGGATGAAAACACACAAGCAAAAACATTTGCAGCAGTTACACAAAATGATGTTAGTAGACGGGCCATGTGATTACTTTTGGAGTGCAGCGAATGCAGGTATCTACTATATGATCAAAACTGCATTTCCAAAAGCACATATGATAGATGTAATAAATACCACAAATACATTTAAACCAGGTGTATTTTTAAAAGACTTACGATATAACGACAAAACTTTACAAGATTTTTCAAAGCCAAGTGATATCTATCCCCAAGGGCATTTCAAAGAATACACACATGTTGAACTTGCCAAACACCTATGTGAGAAAATAACAAATGAATCCTCCTAGCAAAACATTTTGTAATCTACCTTGGATGCACATTGCTACAAATGCAAGTGGTAATATAAGACCCTGTTGCAATAGCACACCTGGTAAAAACTTTATAAAAGATCCAAAAACTGGACAACCTTACAAACTAGGAAAAGCATCACTAGAAGAAATCTGGCATAGTCCTGATTATGTAAAACTACGACAACAAATGCTTGCAGGGGAAAGACCAGAAATGTGTTCTAGGTGTTGGAAAGAAGAAGATGCTGGAATTGAAAGTCTGCGCCAAGCATGGATGGATAGATGGTTAGAGGATAAGGAATACACAGATAAACCTGATTTGCATATACAGTATGCAGATCTTAGAATGGGTAATATGTGTAATTTAAAATGCAGAATGTGTAATCCTTATGCAAGCAATCAATGGTTAGACGAATGGCATTTGATAAACGAACCTTTATCTGAAGCAGAACACAAGAGACTCGGTGGAGAATCTTGGCCTTGGTATAGATATACACAGTTTGAAGAAAATGTTGATGCTATGATTGACACTGTTGAAGAAATTTATTTCACAGGAGGAGAACCTACAATTATCAAAGAACATGCATATATTCTTGAAAGAGTGATTAGATCTGGAAGAGCTAAAAAAGTTAAAATTAAATACAACACTAATTTAACAAATATTCCAAATTACCTTTTAGATATCTGGAAAGAATTCAAAGCAATAAAATGTAATGTTAGTATTGATGCTATTGGAGAATTAGATAGGTACATTAGATATCCTAGTAATTGGGATAAAATAGAAGAAAACTTTTTAAAAGTAAGACAGTTAGACAATGTGGTAAATGAAATACATTGCACTGTGCAAATGTATAATATCACAAGGCTACATGAATTTTTAGATTGGGCAAAACCGTTTAATCATAAAATTTATTTAAATATTTTAAATCATCCAGAAGAGTTAAACATACGTGTGTTACCTAATGAACTTAAGAATATTGTAACGGATACACTGTCTAACTACACAGATATTCCAAAAGTCCAAGGTGTTATTGATTATATGAATTCAGAAGAGTGGACTGATAAATTGCCCAAGTTTTTTGACTATACTAGAAAGCTAGACCAAAGCAGAAAACAAAACGTATATGATGTACTACCGGAGTTAGAAAAATATGAGTCGTAAGAGAATTGCTGTATTTGGTTGTAGCTGGTCGCAAGGCGTAGCAAGTTTAAATAATTTTGATAATTGGGTTAAACATTTGGCTAAAAAACGCCCTGAACATGATTTTTATAATTTTGGTTGCGGCGGAACTAGCATAGTATATCATGCTTATCTTTTAGATTCAATAACAAGAAGAGAAGAGTTTGATCATATAATTTTCCAAGTTACAAGCCCTGGTAGATATTCATGGTGGCAACCTCACAAATTGAATGAAATGATAGAACGCCAAGACGACAATTATTGGGCTGTTGCAAGAGGGTACGGAAAATATGTTCAAAGAGTTACTATGGGTAGTTTGCAAAAAGGTGCATTAGATAAGAAAACACAAAAGTTTGCAAACGAATATTACAAAAGACTTAGCGACGATCAAAAAGATATTGAATATAAAGTTTATATAGAATTTGCCAAAGCAAGATCTGATTTGGTATTTTTTCATAGAAAAGGTTTACAAGAAGGAGATCTTAGTGTAAAATCAATACTAGGAGATGATAAATTTTACAGTTTTGTAAGCGACGATGGAGATCATTTTGGTGTTGAAGGTAACCAATGGACAGCCAATTGGGTGAATAAACGTTTGATAAGAAAAGGCGTAATGAAGTGAAAGACACGTTTTGTCCGATACCTTGGCTATTTCAAGCAGTAAGAGCAAACGGAGATATTCGTATTTGCTGTCAAGCCAATGTGACAAAAAACAAAGGTGTAATAAGAAAATCTGATGGAAGTGCCTACAATGCTGGCATTGATAATATTGAAGATGCTCGTAATGCTGAACTTATGAATGAAGTTAGAAACAACATGCTCAACGGTGTTTGGAGTGAAGAGTGTGGTCGTTGTAAGCGTGAAGAAGAGAATGGTTTAGTAAGCCGTAGAGAATTCGAGAACGAAGCATGGGATTTTGATATAGAAGCAGCAAAACAGGTTACACATGCTAACGGAACAATCGATATGCCTGTGCGTTATTATGATTTACGCTTTGGTAATTTTTGTAATTTAAAATGTAGAATGTGTGGACCAACAGACAGCAACGCATGGTACGAAGATTGGATAAAACTTACAGGTTCAAACACATTTCAAGAGTCAAGCAAACAAGTTGAGATTTACCAACAAGGCAACAAACTACACGTAGATGGTTATGAGTGGCCTGAATATGAACCGTTTTGGCAGCAACTTGAAAACAACATCAGCAACATTGAGCATGTGTATTTTGCTGGCGGCGAACCTATGCTTATTGAAAGACATTATGATTTTTTAGAAAAATGTATAGAACAAGACGCTGCAAAAAATATACAAATTGAATACAATACCAACATGACAACATTACCAAGTCGTGTGCTAGAGTTATGGACACACTTTAAAAAAGTAATGATTGGTGCAAGCGTGGATGGTATGGGTGCTGTATTAGAATATCAACGGCATCCTGTGAAATGGAATAAGGTATATAAGAATTTACAAAAAGTAGATTCGTTGCCTAATAACATTCAAAGTTGGCTTACTTTTACTGTTACTGCATACAATGTAAATCACATGATTGATTTTATGAAATGGAAATTGCAAGATAGTAATTTTAAACGTGTCAATAGCACTAAAAAACGTCCTATTATTTCTCCCCATGTAGCACACCATCCTATGAATTTAAATGTGCGAGTGTTGCCAGATGCCCTAAAAGCAGACCTTACTGATAAGTTTGAAAACTTTGTGCAATGGTGTAAAGATGAAGATTATCCACATTGGGTTGTTGCACAAGCAGAAAAAATAAGTACAAGTGTTACCAGTTTTATGAACAGCGAAAGTTACTATGATGAACATTGGGCAGGTTTTGTTAGTTATACAAAAAGTTTAGATAAGATGCGTAATGAAAATCTACTTGACGTAGAGCCTATGTTTAAGGATTATATATGAGTTTTGATACAGTAGATCTACTTACTGGAAAAGTATTCCAAGTAACTTGGGATTTAGGTAGAAGATGTAACTATGATTGTAGTTATTGCCCAGCACACAGACATGACAACTTTAGTCCTCATGCAAGTTTAGATGAATTAAAAAGCAGTGTTGATTTTTTGTTTGAATACATTGACACTTATATGAGTGTGAGAAACTTTAAAAATACAAGCATAAGTTTCACAGGTGGCGAGCCTACAGTGAATCCAAACTTTATTCCTTTTGTAAAATACCTCAAGGAAGAATACGAAAAACGTTATGCAGACAAATGGCAAGCAGGATTTGCACTTACAAGCAACGGTGCTATGAGTGCAAAAATGGCTCAAGGTGTTATAGACAATTTAGGACATATTACTGTGAGTTATCATGCTGAAAGTGATAACAAACTAAAACAGCAAGTCAGAGATAGAATCAAACAGTTTCACGATGCAGGATTTAGCATCAGTTGTAATGTAATGTTTCATGCTGCTTATTTTGATGAGTGTAAAGATTTATGTGATTACTTGCATGATTTGGGTGTAAAGTATGTGCCACGTATAATTGGTGAAGAGCCCGACAGTGCAAGTAATTTTGCACATCAATACACAGAAGAACAACTTGATTACATGAAAAATTACTGGAAGTATAAAAACGAACAGTTGAATGATTCTAGAGAAGAAGCAAATATATTGAGTGCCGTTGGAGAAAAGACCACTGAGAAAAAGAAATTAGGTGCAACCATTGGCAGACCTTGTTGCGGTAGTAGGGAAATGTGCTTGAGTCTAAACGGTGAAAGTAGAAAAAGTACTTTTGTTGATTATAGAGAATTCAAAGGTTGGCATTGTAGTGTAAATTATTTCTTTTTGCATTTAGAACAACAAACAGACAGTGTTTTTCATCATCAAACATGTCAAGCACGTTTTGATCAAACAAGAGGGCCTATTGGAAAAATAAGTGAAGGACAAAAGATTGTTGCTGATCTAAAAGAAAAATTAGCTACCAATACCTTGCCCACGATAATTTGTCCTAAACAAACATGTGGCTGTGGGTTGTGTGCGCCAAAAAGTATGTATGCTGAAAATTATAATCAAGTATTGGAGAACCATTTGGTATGACACAGTTTGAATGCGGTTATATGTCATCTGCTGTGTGGATTGGTCCGGGTGCAACAAGCATATTACCATGTTGTTATACCAGTAAAGCGGCTGATAGAAACAAACACAGAGATATGGGTGATATATTAAATCACCAAAATTTATTAGATGTTCGTAGAGATGCAATGAAAGGCATTGCACATGAATTTTGTTTAGACTGTGTTTATAAAGAAAAGAATGGAATGCGTTCTCCTAGACTTGAAGCAAATAAATTTTTTGCTAATAAAGGCAAAGTAAAAGAATATATCACAGAAGAAGACATAGAACATATTTACTTTAGTCTATCTAATTTGTGTAATTTCAAATGTGTTATTTGTAGTTCAGGTCAAAGTCATTTAATTGCAAAAGAAGAAAAAATTCAAAATCCGTTGATGCAAATATCAGATGCTGGATTTGATAAACTACTTGCTATATTAGATAAAGCAAAAAACTTGAAAAAATTACAAATTTCTGGAGGAGAACCATTTCAGCATAAAAAACAATTGAAAAAAGTTTTGTCTGCTGTTCCAAAGGATATAAATTTTTACCTACATACCAACGGAAGTATCCTCGATGACGAAACTATTGAACTTTGTAAAATTATGGAAACGTTTTACAAGTCAAGTGTGTCATTTAGTATTGATGGCTGGAAAAACAGTTTTGATTATCAAAGGACAAATGGAGAATGGTACAGTGTCAGGAATAATCTACAAAGATTCAATGATTTAATAGATATGGACAAAGTGTGGTCTGTGAATAACTATACAGTCACTTGTTTTAATCTGCTAGATATTCCTGAATTTACACTGGAAAATAAAAAGTTTTTTAGACGTATGTATTATTATGAATTGAAAAAGCCTAGTGAATACCATATAAGCATGTTAAAAGATGAATATTTAGAAAAAGCAAAAAAAGGCATACTTGAAATACAAAAAACTTTTACTCCACACGAGTTAAATTATAAAATATTATTAAATGATATTGTAAAAGCAATTGATTTGGCTTTGGATAATCCGCCTAGTCAAAGTATGATAGATGCTTTTTGGAAAAAAACAAAATATATGGAAGTTGTTAGAGGTGTAAGCCTGCAATATAAATTGCCTGGTTTGATAGAATGTTTGAGAGGTTGGAATGGATAGATTTATTTTAATGGGCACCAGTCATTGTACCACAAAATGGAATCCAATGAGAACAGAATTTGAAAAAGTTTTTGATAAACCTTTTGCAAATAGAGCAGTGAGTGCGCTAAGTATGGAATCATATTTTCCACGTGTTCTTGCAATAATGGATGAATTTCCTAATGAAAAATTGTATTTTATTATGGAATATCCTACTTCAGGAAGATACGAAAATTATGTTTATAACAGATCAAAAGAATATCAACAGTATAGTATTTTAAAACATACTTTTTGGCCTAAGCAAAATGAAGATGGCACATATGAATCTGTTGGAAATTATCAAGACCATATATTCTACTACAATGCAAATAAATTATTCAATTCAGATAAGTTTACCATGATTTCTACTAAATTTAAAAAAATGCTACTGAGATGGGTAGTATGGTATGAAAAAACAATTATTGATGAACTATTATCAACTGATGCAATGTTTATCAATTCCTTTATTAAACATCAAGGACATGAAGTTGTATGGTTTAATACTAATTCTAGATGGCCTCTTAAACCTGAAATAATTGAATATAACGAAAGATACGGATTAGAATATATTACAAGGATAAATCTTTTTGAAGAAATTGCACATAAAAAATATAGAACAGATTTGAGATCTCTCAAGTTGCGCCCTGAAATATTTCCAGACGGTACGCATTTAAACAAAGAAGATTGGAGATCTACTATACACAAATATTTTATACCATACTTCAAAGAACTTGACATTCCTCTCAAATAAAAGTATAATATAGCATGTCTGAAGATTTAAAATGGTCCAACTATGACTTTACTAAAATACCTTTTGACGATATTGTTAGTGTCGGGCAACGTACTCTTTTGTACCGTGATCTATTTACAGTATCATGGTTACTTGGCCGTTTCTGTAACTACCGTTGCTCCTACTGCTGGCCCTATGCCAGAAGCGATCGTAAAGACCACCGTCCTACCGAGCTCTGCTTGCTTACAGTGGATGAAATTAAACGTCAAGCCAGAGACAACGGCTTCAATTCTTTCCACTTCTCCTTGTCGGGAGGAGAGCCTACTTTCCATCCTGGATACTTGGACATACTAAAACACCTAGCAGATGATGTAGAAAACACAAACTATACCAGCATACACATGACAAGTAATTGTAGCAGACCTATGAAGTGGTTTGAACAATATGTAGAATGTGCAAAGCCATTTCATAGAGCTAGTATCACAGCAAGTCTGCACACTGAACATTTAGACACAAAAGAGAAGATGCAGGAGTTTGCAGACAAGTTGATCCTGTGTCAAGAACACGATGTACAAGTTACAATCAATATGGTTATGGTTCCTGAATGGTTTGAAAAAGATTGGGAGAATGCACTATTCTTTCATGAGCAAGGTATCAATGTTACATTAAAGCCGCAAAGTGATCCTACAGCAAGCCGTGTTGTTGATGGGTATAGTGACGAAATGCTTAAACGACTCTGGAACGGAATGCCTCAAATGGGTTATACAGAAACAAAACGTAAATGGGCAGATAGACCTAAACCAACATTTGAAATTCCTAAAGATATTGTAGGAAAAAATGATTGGGACGTTCCGTGGCATATGCAAGTTGAATTGAGAGATTCAAATAACAAGCGTTGGTATATGGATCAAGCTGAAAGATTCAATGCGTTCAACTTTAATAAATTTAAAGGCTGGAATTGCAATGCTGGATATCAAGGCATTATTATACGAGAACCAGATGGAAGTGTAAAGCGTTCTTATAGTTGTCACGATGTTCCATTAGGTAATATTGAAACAGGATTTAGATTGTTTGATAAACCTATGCCTTGCATTACAGAAAGTTGTGTAAGTTCAGCAGACAGTAAAATACCTAAGAGAAAGTATGCGTAAGAAAGTATGGATATTTGGCGATAGCTATGCACAATTAGAAAAGACACATCGTCCTTCGTGGCCTTTGTACTTTGAAAACGATCCAAAATATGATGTAACCAATTTTGCATTAGGCGGCACTGGTCCTAATTATAGTTTAAATCTACTCAAAGAACAATTACAAAAAAACACAGAAGATGTCACAGTTATATTTTTTGTAAGTGCTATATGGCGGTTAGACCTAAAGTTTTTAGAAAAAGGACATCAACATATACTGGTGCATCTTGATGATGAATTGCATGATAAAAAATACAAAAGGTATAAAGCAGGTATAAGATTCTTTTTAGATCATTATGTAATGGAAGATAGTTTTAGAAATGTAGAATTAGATAAAGTTATAGGTATTTTAAAATTATACAGTGAGTATTTTGAGAACATGCTTGTATGGCCTGTATTCCATGAAACTGATACAAATATAAGTAATACAAACAAATTTACTCTAAATAAAGAAATGTTATTTAAAGTCGAGCCATCTCCAAAAGATATGAAACGTTATGATAAAAGAGTCAATCATTTATCAACACACAATCATGATAAATTGTACAAACAATTATGTAATTTTGTAGATAATGGTACTTCAATAAACATGGATGAATTCACATGAACTTTGTTATAACAGGACATACTAGCGGTATTGGTCAAGCAATATATGAACACTTTGGCGGAACAGGTTTAAGCACTTCTACAGGGTTTGATATTACAACAGATGATATTCGTCAATATATAACAAAAGACACTGTTTTTATAAACAATGCTTTTACACTTACTCAGTCCGATGCACAAACACGTATGCTGTTGGAAACATATGATGTAGCAAAGCATGTAATAAACATAGGATCAAACACTATCTATCCCGGAGAATACCAAGATGCTAAGAAACACTTAGCAAACACTATCACTGAGTTATTTTACGAAGGATATAATGTTACTAATATAAAACTAGGCAAAGTAGATACACCTTTTCAAAAAGATTACATGGGTGATAAAATCAGCTTAGATACGATAATTACTACTATAGAGTATCTAATAACCGTTAAAGAAAGGGTGCATGAAATAAGCATTAGACCTTATGAATAATGAAGAATATAAAAAAATTTTATGGAATAGTCAAAGGTGTCAGCGTAATTGGGACCTAACTAAAACTATACCTAAACAAGATATTGAAACTATGTTACATGCTATCAGTAGTGCTCCGTCTAAGCAAAATGAAAAACATTTTGAGGTATTTGTTATAAATGATTATTCGGCAAGGAAGAAAATCTATGATGGTAGTAGAAACTTTGCACATAAAGGTGACGAATCACTTGATTTACATCCTGACGGAACAATAAATTATAAAAGACAAAGCCAACTCATGGCAAACACATTATTTGTATTTTGTAGAGCAGAAAATAATTTGTTTAGAAGCAGCGAAAGTCATGCTGTGAAATTAGATGTGAATGTAGCAGGACTACACGATATGAGCACTAATGAAAAACGTGATTTTGTACGTAAGAAACATATTAGATCAGGATTGCACAGTATCGGAATTGCTGTTGGATATTTATTAGTCACTACTCATATGTTAGGATATAAAACAGGAGTTAGTTCAGGATTTGGTGCTGCACCTGTAAAAGAAGTTACTGGAAATAATTGGCCTGAAGTTATTGTAGGTGTAGGATACGAAGATGCAACTAGAGATCGTACAGAAGAGCATTTTGAACAAGGAAGATTTTTTCCAAGCTGGGATAAGGATATTGATGTAAAATGGATATGATACTAGATAAAGATACACGTTTTGAAATGTATCCTAAGATACAAGAAGAAGCATATAGAAAATTACACACTGATAAATGTATTCCAACATGTCTCAAAATTGATCCTGGTAATTTTAAAAGCACTATAGAATCATATCAACGTTGTTTTAAAACATGGAGTAATAATCGGTCAGATCAATTAGAAATTAGACAAGGACTTGCACTTGTAAATCTCACAGGCACAGTTTATCAAGATGAAGATTTAACAATAGGTCCTCTTGATTATTATAACAAATGTAACCCGAACAACGGGTTAAATGAAACTGACATTAGAGAAAAGACTGAACTGTACTATGAATCTTGTTTTGATCCATTGCGTGTATTTGATGATACTATCATTAGAAGTAGCATCTTAAAATGGCAACCTGGTGCAAACTTTAAACCACATTGGGATTTGCAAACACCAACGCCACATTTGAGATTGTGGGGCACCACTGATCCAGATAACATTCAATTACGGTTTGATAATAATGGAGTGTTCGAACCTGTTGAAAATATAGAAGCAGGCAGAATATATATTATTGATAGTGCAATTGTACATGATGCTGTATGTATCAATAATATTGGATATCAATTTTTTATTGCTGTTGCTTCAGAAGCATACAATACAATGCTAGAGATAAGAGATGAAATACTTTAAAACATTAGATCTTCCAGTATTTGATTTATATCAAACATTTAAAGATTTGAACTTAAAATGGACTAGCCACAAGCAAATATGTATCAATACAACTTTGCCTGATAATGACGATGTTGCTATTGGTGTAGGTAGCCTTACTTATGATTGGGATAATGCATACACAGACAATGAAGGCAATAAAATTGTTCCAAAAAAAGATATTGTGTATGATGAAAGCGATTTTAAATATCTTTGTACAAGATTTATTGGCACACCATTTGAAATAGTTTATAATGCACTTGCAGAAAAATATGTTTTGGGTAGAGTAAGACTTATGCGCAGTGATCCAAAGACTTGTTTGACTTGGCATGTGGATACAAGTCCAAGAGTGCATTTTCCTGTAAAAACACATGAAGGCTGCTTTATGGTTATTGAAGATGAAATCATGCACTTACAAGAAAACACTTGGTATTGGACTGATACTACTGTACATCACACAGCATTCAATGGTGCTAAAGAAAGTAGAATACATCTAGTGGCTAGTGTGTTAGATCAAAAATGATTGAAAAGTTAGAAGATAAACACATTCCTATGATAAAACAGTTTTGCAAAAAATGCAAAGCACTAGGATGGAAGAACAATCAAAGTATTGAAGCCATGCGTTATAATAGAGTAAATCGCACTGGCGGCGCATTTTTAGGTTTATTTGACGAAGAACTTGTTGGTGTGGCAGGATATTTGCCATTGCCTGAAATTGATTCAAATGCTTGGCGTATATTTTATCGTAGTGCAACATTGCCTGGCAAAGGTCCAAACAAAGGACTGCACAGAGGTACAGGACCAAGAGGAAGAATGTTTATAGACAAGTTTATTGAAAACTTGCCCAATGCTGAATTATATGTTACAACTAATTTAGCAAATGATGAATATGAACATATACTAAGATATCACAAGTCTATGGAAATAGAATCTCGAATGAAGGACGCATATATAAGCAAACTTTGTGAAACAAGTATTGATAATGCAGTGCAAGCAGTATGGAAATTAGACGTACAAAAGTATTTGGATAAAACAAGATGATAACACAAGAACACATTAAAGAAATCGACATTGAATACGATAGACAAGCACTAGAAGATTTTTATCACGAAATCAAACATAGAGCAAAACCTTATATTGAAGTGCATACTGAATACTTAGAGGAAGATGCAGAACATAGTCCTTATTTTAGATGTATTTGTCCTAAATGTTTGCCTACTGGTAAACATCAGCATAGTGGAGACAAACACAAATTTATCCGTAGATTAGACAGATTTAAAAATCCTGAAGTTGATAGAATTACTGAACAATTAGAAGAATACACCAAGTGTGATACATCTAACAAACCTGTGATGTGGATATATGAACCAGGATTTGTGTTACCACCACATAAAGATTATCTAAGACATTTTAGTATAATGGTTCCAATTCTACCAGCAGAAGGCGGCGCAACAGTTGATATTTACAATGAAGATTTGCCTGTGATCGACAAAGGCACATATACAACTGTTGAACACAATGACGATTATTTAATAGGTACTCATACATACAAATTAAATTGCCCTACAGCATTAAATGCTAATAGGGCAATACATGGAGTAAGAAATCAAAACACAACTCGTGTTTTTATCAATTACAGCGGTTACTGTAATTGGAGTGATGTTTGACGTAATTTATATCTTTGTATTTTACCAGTTGGTGTTTTAGGTAATTCATTTACAATATCTACATAATGCGGATAGTGATTCACTGGCAGTTCATCTATACAAAGTTTTTTAACTTCATTCTTTGTTGAATCAATATCTACTTTGGTAACAACAAATGCTTTGATCTTTGTAAGTTCGTTGTGATCTAAAGCTGTTACAACTGCACATTCTAGTACATTGTTGTGTTCCATAATTTTAGATTCAATATCAATTGGTGATACCCATACTCCACCAATTTTAATCATATCGTTACTACGTCCTTTGTAATAATATTTTGCTTTATCTTTGACAAACATATCACCGGTAAGGAACCATCCATCCTCGGCAAGACTGTCACCTTGAATTTGCAAGTATCCTACTTCGCCGTCTGGAACTACTTCTCCGTTGTTATCTACAATTTGTGCTTTGTATCCAGGAACAATTCTGCCACTGCACCCTGCTTCGCTGTATTCATGTCTGTTGCTGATAAAAATATGCAATGCTTCGGTTGTACCAATACCGTCAAAAATTGTAACACCTACTGTATCTTGCCATTTGTTATAAATTGGTGCTGGTAACGATTCGCCTGCACTCACACACATTCTTAAACTGGTCAAGTCACGTTTGCGATTTTTAATTGCGGATAATTGATGTGCGTACAGTGTTGGCACTCCAAAGTAAATTGTAGGTTTGTATTTTTCTATTGCATCTAATGTGCTTTTTGCTGTGCTCGGTTCTTTTATTAGAACTGTGCTTGCACCTACAAACAACGGAAATGTCATGCTGTTGCCTAGTCCATATGCAAAAAATAGTTTTGCACTGCTGTATGTAACATCATATGCATTCATATACAATGTCTTTTTTGCATAATTGATAGCAGTTGGTGCTAGATCTTTATGCTTGTGTGGAATGCGTTTGATGTAACCTGTAGTGCCACTACTGAACAAATAAAAGCAAACATCATTCCTTTCAGCACCATACGGTTCAAAATCTGTGTCGTCTGTAGCACTTTTGTCAAAATGTTCAATATTATGATTTGTAAAAACACTTTTTGGATTGTGTTTTATAATAATATTTTTTTCATCTTCTTTTCTAAGCATGGTGCTCAACAACATTGGACGAATTCCTGCTTTGATTGCACCCCAAAACAAATAAAAATATTCTGGGCAATCATCGAGAATAATCATAATCTCATCATTGGGCTTAATTGTCTCTTTGAGTTTATTAGCATAACGATTTACATTGTTATACAATTCGTCATAGCTAATAACCTTGTCCTCAAAGTAAATTGCAGTATGTGGAGATTTTCTAATAAAATCTTCTATTGCATTGTAGTGCATTGTTCAATCCAATCTTTGCTTTCTTTATTTAAGTACTTCAACGATACTTCTTCGTAAAGTTTGATATCTTCTGCATTTAGTACATTTTTCCATTTGTTGTTTGTGCCTGTGTGGAAAAAATTATTATTTCCTTCTTTGTATGTCCATTTACTGTTTGGTAAAATAATATCTGCATTATTTTTCATTTCGACAAAACTTGTTAGTTGTGAAATATTTTTGTTATAATCTTTGATATCTAAAAATTCTGCTACACGTTTTATACCACTGTCTAAATCATTGAGCAAATCATTGTAGTGTATCAATAGTACATTATTGCATTGAGATTTATTCCACCAAGTCTGAAAATGTCTTAAATTTGTCCAGTGAGGCCATCCTTCTGTATCCCATTCTGATGTTCCTACAGTAAGCCATTTTTGCCAAAACTCTTTTATATCATTTGGACATGTTGGTAATTCTTTTACCATAGTGTAAAAATTGTCTGTGTAATTTTTGTATTGATTCCACATTGACATGAAAACATCACGTGGATCTCTTCCTACAAATATATATTTGACATTTTTATCAAAAAGCAAAGCATCCGCAGGTAAATGTGATTTAAAACAACGTCTATGGTTTTGTGATTCTATTTGTTCTACAAGCACATCAATTGACTTGGTTTTATCTTCTACCCAATGCGAATATGATGTTAAATCGAAATGACTTTCAGTTTGTAGTATAAGATGCATTACAATATATTGCATCCATGTAGTTCCACTTTTGTATGGTGTAACAACAACTATGTCATTGTTACGTAATTTTACATGGTTCCATCTTGTACTATCTAGAATAAAATTATTGTAGGTTTTCATAGTTTTCAGCTATACACAATCTTGCAACGTCTTTACGCACAAAGTCAGCATACTGTTTGTCTGTGCTAGTAGCCATATAAACACTATCGCTAGGTACTAAGTTGTATTCGTTACATATTTCTTTTTGTTTATTATAAAACTTATTATGAATATAGTCAATATCAAAATTTGTAATAATAGCTTCAGCAATGTCTTGTGCATAGTAATTATAGTAATGATTTTTATAAATCAAGTTGTGTAATTTATCAATACGTTTTTTACTAAAAAGCCAACCGGTACGAATAAAATTTACACCAAACGGTTTGCTTAAACTGTAAAAAACAGTATCTACACCATCGTGTAAATCAATCTGCTGAACTTTTGTTGTACCAACATATGCCAAGTCTAGTGCAACTTTAACGTGATTATCAACTGCACAATAATTACCATCTATTGCACTTGGAATAGTTTGATATACATAATGCGGAGCCATTCCAGACATTTTGTAATCTACCCATTCGTATTCACCTACAGCTCTCCAAATCTTGTATTCTGATGTTCCGTGCCAGTAATTGATACCTTCGGTGATTCCGTTAATAGGATATACATAGAAGTCCTTTAACTCTATAACAGGAGCAAGCCATTTTTTAATGTTGGTTTTATATCGCCGTGGAGACAAGTCTAATTGAACACTATCAATTATTTTTTTCACTTCTGGTAGTAATGGTGTCCTAACTTGCTTGCTAAATTTCATGCTAATTTAGCCCAATACTTTCCTTCTCCTGTAATTGTATAAGTTCTTGGATCTCCCCAAATGCTTTTTACAATTTCAATAGCATGGTTTTCATTATTAGCATATACCATATCTATGTGTAATCTACCAGAATAAACATTGTATGTTTTAATCATCAAAACACCTTTATAATCATTGCTGCACCTGTGTCCCCGCCGGCTGCACCTGTGATAAGTCCATAGCCACCTCCTATATCAACAAGCTCTTCAATTGCTTCAATTGTTAAACGTGATAGTACAGGACTTTGAGGATGACCATATACCAAAGGACTACCATAATTGTTCATGTTGAAAACGTTTATATCAAATGCATTTGCAAAAGCAATATCATTTACAACAAATGCATTATGCTGATTTATAACGTCTATGTTACTTATATCTAAATTTGCTTTTTGTAATGCCATTCGAGCAGCATTGATACTAGCTAATGGCATATAACTTTTTTCACATCTACTATATCCGTAACTTATAATTTGTACAAGTACTGTGCTGTGTGTAAGAGCAATTTCTTTATTACTAACAAGTATTCCGCAATGTCCGTCTGCAGGACTTGTTACATTACCGATACTGTGATATTTTTGTATCGGCTTCAATTTGCTCAATCTTTCGTAGGTTATGTTTTTGACACCTTCGTCATTGTCTAGCCCTGCAACATATTGCATATATCTTTTGTTTTTAACGCTGTTATATTGTTTATATCTATGAGCAGTAACTTCGTCCATATGTTGTGTGCTAACATTGATGCGTTCAGCAACTAGTTCGGCAGTCTCAAGCATACTTGTTTTACCCCAAGGGTCATACGCAAAGTTGTCTTCAATCCAGTTTTCTACCTTGTCATAATTTGGCCAAGTTACTATAGGACCGTTACTAGTCCTATCTGCTGTAAGGATATATGTTTGGTTACACATACCCGTTTCCACGTGTGTAGCAGCGTTATACAGCGCCAATAAGCCCGTTGTACATGCTTGATTTATCATATGCCCTGTTGTGTGCTCACAACCCATAAGAGCTGCACTCCACGGTCCTGCCCAAAAACCATGATGCTGATGAACGCTGTTTCCGTAAATTACATAATCAATTTCTTTTGGGTCTATATATTTTATATCAAACCATTCTTTTGATGATTGGGCACTTAGCTCGATAGCGTTATAATCTTTGTATGTTTTACCATACCTACTAAATGGTGATGTAAAATAACCGCCCAAAGGTATATATGCATTTTCAAACATCTAAGTAGTGTCCTGTAAGTTCTTCTCCGGCTTTTACATTTTTTGTAGTTACCGCATGAAAAAATCTTCGCTTTCTTTTTAAAATTAGATTTGGATTATTAGAATGATTTACAAATCCTCCAAGAGGCATCCTTATTAATCCATCTTTGCATAGGTAATGCGCTTGTCCTAGATCTGTATTCGCAGGAATGTCCTCCACAGCAAACAATCCTAAGCCATGTATTGGAGATTCTTTTACAGTGACATTTTGTGGCAAAGGGTTATAGTTATTCTTGATAGTTTGGTTCCATGAATCTGTCATACATTTTCTTTTTCAGTTGATGGGCACTGTACGTTTTCATACCTTCTGGTACATATGTATTGATGTATCTACTCAATTCGTCAATATAGTGGTGTGCAGGTTGAATAGTTTTAGTGCTATTGATAAATTGACCTCTACGCCAACATAAGGCACTATTGTATGATCCAAATTCTACTGTTGCAACCCATAGTTTAGGTTTGATGTAATACATTAGACAACATTGGTTACATTTTAGTCCAGGCACATTTAAACGTTTGCCAGCACCATTACTTGGATGAATGCCGTCACGAATCCAATGTAACGGTTTATTTGCTTCGGGTATGACAGTTTTAATATAATTGTTTAATTCAATTCCTGTATATGAAGTTTGCTCGTCTTCGTTTTCGTATAGGTCTTCTACATATCTACCTTGCTTTGCTGCACAACGGAATCTAATGTTTGTAACAACACCGTCTGGTAGAGAATTTGCAATATCGTAAAACTCTTTTACAACACCTTCGTTCAAATTTTTTACAATAATTGCATTGATACACAGTCTTGTAAATCCTGCTTCAACGCAATTCCAAAAACCTTTTACTTTCTTTTTTCTATGACTAATGTCGTGATCAATTGTTTTGTACCACTCGTCATTATAAAATCCGCCATTTAGAGATATTGATAAATTTACTAGTTTTGGATTAGGGCAATTGTCAATGCAATCTTTTAATTTCTTAACAAAACTTTTTTGAGCAAGTCTAATACCGTTAGTAACAATTGCAATACTATGCCCGTATTTTGTGCCAACATTGATAGCCTCAAATAAATGCTTCCAAAGCGTAGGTTCTGCACCTACTAGACGCATTTGTACTGGTCTAGGCAAACTTGCACACAATTCTTCAAACACTTTAATATCTAAATCTTTGTAGTGTCTAATAGGAGTCATACAAAATCCACACTCCATATTGCACTTGTATGTTGTATCAATATACAAGAAACTAAAAGGATTCTTGTCCATTGTGTAATCAGGAACATTATGAAAAATAGGCGGCTGATGAGGTAACAATGTGATATTGTCATCATCGGGATTACCTGTCATAGGTGCATTCATACCAGCAGTTTTTGCACGTACTCGTTCTAGATTATTTGGATTGACAAGTCTGTCAGACATACTTTACTCCTCTTAGTATATACAGTATATAGCAAAGATAAGTTTTTGTCAAGAAATTAGTTAGCACCTGCTGGTGCTGCACCGCCTTTGAATTGAACTGGTTTTTCTTCATCCCACAATGGCGAGTATATTACTTTATTAGGACTATCACCGATACTGTCATCGTCGTCCCAGTCTTTTTCTGGTGTTACAATAATTTCACCATTCATTGCACTGTGTGCACTACACTGATAGTAATATGTTCCTGGACGTCCTGGAGTCCAACTAACAGTGCCGCCTCCACTTGCACCTTGTCCTGTTGCTGTAGGATTATCTACTTGGTTGCCTGTTCCTGTACCTTGTGCACTTTTGAAATACAACGGATGTGAGCTGCTTGCATTATTTGTTACAGTTAATGTATCTCCAACTGCGATTGTAATTGCAATGTTATCTCCAGAAATATTACCAGTTCTGTCTTGAGCATTGCTTATTGTGTATGCACTTGAACCGTTGTTAGTCATATCTGCTGTGTACGTTGTTGCTGTTTGTTGTACTACACTATCAACAAATAATCCTTCTTGTGCATTGTTTTCCATGTAACGTTTGACAGCAGCTGGAGTCATACCAGGGTTTGCTTCTAACACACAGGCTATCATACCTGCTACTTGAGGAGATGCCATACTTGTTCCAGAAATTTTCATCAACTTGTAGTTGCTATCATCAGGATGGTCAGGACCACCATTACTGGTATATTTGTCACTTGTACCTCCGTTGTCAGTGCTACCTACGCTGATAATTTCTGTTCCTGGTGCCCAGATAGTTACACCGGGTCCCCAGCAGCTTGTTTCAGCTTTCTGTTCTTTTGTCCCTGTGTAGGTTATATCCATGTTACCAACAATAAACGCTTCGTCGTCGTACGGTGAACTACCTCTGAACGGGTAACGTGTACCAAATCTATCATTGTAATGATCGCCACTAGAACTATCAATATAGTAATAACTATTGCCTGCTGCAATACAGAAAATAATACCTTCGTCTATACATTCCTGCAAATCTGTATCAACACTGCTTACACGTACATTGTATCTGTATAAGCCGCCTACTGTAGGTACGTAACCGCAATTTGCCCAACGCAATGTGTTGCTGGTAAAACCTGTGTCTGTATTGCTCCAGTTATACCCTGCATATTCACCTGATGTTTCTACAGTTGAAGTTGTGCTTTGATATCCCCAACTTGCATTAACCACTGTTGGTCTTTTGTATCCTGTGCGTGGATCTGGTTGTTTATTTCTGTGCCATAGTTTGATTACATCGAAACAATCACTGACAGCAATACCTGTACCGCTGTCACCGCTACCTTCCAAACCTGCAACCTTAACACTAAATATATTAGCGTCCTTTGCCCATCCCATGTATTTGCCTGCTACTGTACCACCACAATGAGAACCATGCCCGTCGTGATCTCTATCATGGTTAGCATTTTGTGTGCCTGATATTCCACTTTCAGCATACCAATCAATTTGCTGTAACCTTGTTACACCGGCTGCATTATTCCATTCGGGATGTCCTACTTGAAGTCCGCTGTCTTGAATCACAACATCAACGCCTTTACCTGTTAATGTGTACTTGAAATCAGCTGTGCGCAAACTGTTACCGTCTCCAAACGGATCGGTTTTGTTTGCTCCTCGCCACATTCCCCAGTTACGGTCAGCTGTTACACCCGAACCTGTCGATTTTCTAAAATCTCCTGTTTGAATTGCATGATGTCCAATTTCAATATCATCTCGTTGATCTGGAGGAATTTCAACACCTACAACCCTAGGATCATTTGCTAGAGCTGCTGCTTCGTCGTCTGATAATGAATAGTGTGTATTTCTTGCACTTGCTTCTCTTGGATTTGCAACATCTACACTTCTGTTTGGAACTGTTGCACTTCCTGCTGTTTGTGTCATTTCAGCTGCAAAACTTGCTGCATCTACGCCTTTTGCAAGACTAACAATATATTCTTTTTCAGACATTATTTTTCCTTAGTGTAAATCTACCCAAGAACCGTTTGCATATCCTTGGAACTTATTAGTAGTTTCGTTATAAATCATATCTCCGTTTTGACTTGCAAGTAAATTTCTTTCTGCGGTAGTGAAACTTGCCATACGTACCGGAGAACTTGTAATTACAACAGCATTACCTGCTCTCAAGTTTAAGTTTGTTGCTGCTTCAATTTCTGGAGTACCTGTAGTTGTACTTTCAAATCTTTCTGCATACACTGTATTTGTTACACGTAGATCGTTTTCTACTGTCAAATCACTTTGTATAGTCATTGCAGGTGTAACTGTAATGCCACTTGAATCACTTGTGTCTAGTGTGCTTGATGTGAATGTAAAGTTGCCTAAGTCACTGTCAACAACTGCATCTGTAATGCCATATCCTGAAACTGTAGTTGGTGTACCTGTAATTGATCCCCATGCAAAATCTTGTGTAAAGTCATTGGTAATAGTGATATTACCTTCAGCGTCACTAGTTGTGCTGATATTGGTTCCACCTAGTATGCTGATGGTTTCGCCTTCATTTACCAATCTAATAGCACTGTCGTCTGCTGCAATACCGATATTTGTAAAGGCACCACCGCCTCCACCACTGCCGCCTGTGTTGTTTGCAGGTGCCCAGTTTGTACCGTTCCACTGTAGAATTTGTCCAACATTGGGTGTTTGGAAATCTGTGTATTCCCATTCACTGTCAGTGTGATTCCATTGTAATAGTTGTCCATCATGTTCACCTGAATTTGGTAAACCAACCCAACTACCTCTTTGGAACATTTCAAATCTGTCAGTGTCTTCGTTGTAGGCAATAGCACCAGTAGCTAGGGTACTATCTTCATTGAACGCATCGATTTCGTCCTGTGTGTTTACCCCTAGTTTTATGCCCGCTGCTAAAGTAGTTAAGTTATTTGTTAAATTTGTACCAACCGTTTTATTCCAGTTTGTTCCATCATACCAAACAGGTGCAGATTCGTTAGGTTCGTATTTTATATCACCTGTTGTTTGATCTGTAATATCTGCAATTGCACGGCTATCAGTAAGTCTGATACTACCGTCGGCAATTGCGATACTACCTCTAACATCTAATTTTTCAGTTGGGGTAAATGACCCGATAGCAAGATCGCCTTCTACTAAAGACATGGCATCAGCTTCTACAGGGTTACCATTTGGATTAGCTGCCATGTAAATGCCTTTGTTACCACCTGCAATATACGTAGGTGTTGCTAATCCACCAGAGTCATTTCTTTCAAAGTAAATTTGTCCAAGGAACACAGAACTAGCACTAATATCTGCTGCTGCATCACGTCTCATTTTCATAACTGCACGATCTTCGTCAGCAGTGAATCTGCCGCTTGTAGTATTCATTTGCACAACTTGCAGTGTTTGTGTTGAAGTATCTAATATTAATCCACTATCTGAACCATAAATATCACCTTGAATATTGATATCGTAAGTTTGACCTTCTTGCAAACCAGATTCATCAGCATTAATCCATTCGCCACCTACATATTTTAATACTTGATTATTATCTGGATTTGTAAGATTCACATCTGATAATTGATCAATTGATAAATTTGTAATTAGACTACCATCACCTACAAAGTCTGCATACACAATACCTGATGTTGAATCAACAATAAGATTACTATCTGCACCTCTAACATCACCTTGGATATCGATAGCATATTCTTGTCCGTCAATAACTCCTGTACCGCCGCCACTTAGGTTAGCTGCACTAATATTACCAGAGATAGTAATATCACCTGTAATATCAATATCACCTGTGCCGTTAATTTCAAAACCGCCTAGTGCAAGGTTTCTTGTTAGTATTGATGGTGATGCATTTGAGTTTGCAGTAACGAGAATACCCCCGCCTGTAACTCCGTCACCGACATACACTTCTTCTGTGTCGGTAATATAAACCAGTTCGCCTTCTGCAAAGACAATACCGCCACCTGCGGTACGTTCGGCGTCTGTTCCTCTTCTTAGCTGGAATGCCATTTAAAATCTCCTAGGTGATAGTCTTACTAGTGTATTTATCACCTAAGGAGATTTCTATTTGTTTAATTTCATAAACCTTGATACACGTTTACCTAAATCTTTCTTTAAACTTTCCATATCCATACGGAAGTCTATGCTATCAATATCAGGTTCGTATTCAGTAAACAAGTCTTCTAATGTGCTTTCAATATCATCAATAGATTGTTTCTTTTTACTATCGTGTATATCTACTTCCCATACGGTACCACTGTTGAACCGTATGATAACTTTATTCATATATTCTACTGGCAGGTAATCCATTGTAATGGAATCAAAAATTTCCTGCCAGTATTGTTCTGTGTGTTTTGTATTCTTAGGACTCAACCGTTTCTGCTTTTTTTCTTGTGGTACGCTTTGTCGGTGCTAGTTCTTCTGCTTTTTCACGAAGTGCTTTCGCTTCTTTAAACAATGCGTCAGCTTGCGATCTGTAACTTGCTGCTAGTGCAGCATCGTCTAATACATCGGGCTGTTCTTGTACAGGCGGTGTTGTTTCAGTTACATAGTCCGCTGCTGGATCAGTTACAGGTTCTTGTGGAGGTGTACCTTGTGCTCCTCCTACTGAAAGATCCTCTAATGCAATACCTTGCTGTTGAGCAATCATCTTGTTTAGTTCATCTAGTGGAATTGAACTGTTGATGTTTGGAACCATTTCAATTTCATTTGTTGCAAACTTTCGCAAGTTGCCACGCTGATGAAATCCAATAAGCATGTTTCGTCCATCAGGCAACGATGTACGTTGCATAACTTCAAAAAATTCGCCTGCTTGTTGTCCTGCTGCTGATTCAACAGCTTTCATTAATGTGTCGTGTTCATCAGCAGGTAAGTCAACTGTTGGTACAACCAGGCAACTGTATGGGTCACCTGGAATAGTTCTATACGCAACAACCACTCTACTTCTGTTGTTTTTTACACGACCTACGTGTTTTAAAGCCATTATGCGGCCTCCTCTCCTTCTTCAGGAGCTGCTGGTGCTGGTGCAGCCGCTGCTGGAGCCGGTGCTGCATCTCCTGCTGCCTTTGCAGCTTCTGCTTGTTTCTGTACCTCTTCGAGGAACATTTCAAGTTTATTGTAAACGATGCCTACTGCTGCCATTTCGTTTGGCTTAAATGCACTGCGCTCGCTTGCAATATCAATAATACCTTTCATAGTAGCCAAATCTTGAATTGTTAGCTCATTTGGGTTTGACTGCTGTTGTTGCTGTTCTGACATATTATAATCTCCTTTGTAATACTTATTGCAACATTTTTAATGATATTTCAAATGTGGACAAGCCAACATGAAATAACTTAGTTCACTTTCTTTCTCAAAACCGATTCTAGTTACTTGAGAAATCTTGTTTTGTTCGTCAAGGTTTACTGCCTTTCCGATGTAGTATCTACCAGATAGGTTCTCGTCTATCCAAGAGACAATAGCATCTGATAGATTATATCTTGTGTTTATATAAACGTCTTCAAAGTACACAGGGCAAAAGTTTACTCTACGCACTCCAAAGACTTCTAAAGGATTTACTTTACCCTTCTTCATAATGTGCCGTTACTCCAAACGGTGCTTCTAGTTCTTTGTTGTGATTGTTGTGTATAATAAACACTGTATCACACCAATCCGGATCGCCCCAACTGTCCCAAGCATATCCATCTGTAAACATGATAAACTTTTTAGGTTGGATGTCATTATCTTTCATATAGCGCCAGTTAGCCATAAAGTCTGTTCCGCCGCCACCTTTTAATTCATAATCTGTAATTGCACGACCGTCATCGCCGGAGAAGTTATCTTCATTGTACACTTCTGTATCAAAGCACCAAATTTTAATATTGTAGTCTTTGAACTCTTCCATGATACCATATACTTCGCCTAAGAAGTCTGCACCTTGCTCATTGCCAATAGAACCACTCATGTCTAATCCAATTGCAAGATCGATTGTATCCATAAAGTTCATACCTGGCAAAACTGCACTTAGATGCCAGCCTTTACGGTTAGGACGCATGTAAGTAAAATCGCTTTTGATTGTGCTTTGGATTTGTTGACGAATTAGTTCACGCCAATTTATTTTAGGTTCTGTAATCTCTTTAATCAAACGTGCAACACCTGCAGGAACGTTTCCTGCACCTGCACTTTGTGCACTTTGAATCATTGCTTCTTTGATCTCGTCTTTGATTTGATCAATCTCTGCTTTGGTGTATTTTGGACGTTTGCCCTTGCTTTCGCCTTCTTCGTCCTCGCCATCGCCTTCTAAGTCGAGGTGTTCATCTAGCATTTCACCTAGTTGTTTAAGATACTCTTCGCCGTTCTTTTTTGCTTGTTCAAACAGATCATCGTACACTGCTTCTGACTGCCAACCGTCGTATTTGAAGTCTTGATAGCAATCTACAAGTTTAGGTTTTGTACCAATACGATCACGTACCAACAGATTGTTTACAATATAATCTGCTGCAATGTTGTATAACATTGGATCTCTATCTTCTCTACGTCCTAAGTGATCATATACCATGTGCAGGATTTCGTGTGCAAGAACAAACTCAATCTCTTTATTGTCCATAGCATTAAAGAATTGTGTGTTGAAATACAAGTTGCGACCGTCTACAGCCGCAGTCATTAGCCACTCGTCTGCTGCTTGGATCTTAAGACGTGTTGCCATATTACCAAAAAACGGATGACGCAATAACAACCCGACACGGGCTGTGATAATACGTTCCATTACATCTACTCGCATAGACTCTAATTCAGACTCTGTAATATCTGGATCAGGTTGCCAATGCTTCAGTTTAGTTTGTGTATCTTTAGCAGACATATGTATTCCTCCTCAGTGCCCTAGTATAATAACAATATTTACAACTATTGTCAAGAAAAAAATAGAAAAAGTGAGCAGTTTCCTGCTCACTTTCTATTATACCTGCTGTGCTGCTTTGATATACTTACCAAAGCGATTGTGGAACTCGTCAAAGCAATCAATCTCATCTGGATCAATTGGCAGCGCATATTGTGTAAGTGCAAGTTTAATGCCCATAACAACTAGTTCTGTTTCAAAGTTATCCATTGAAAAGCGCAAGAAGTTATTGACTTTATCGTCAAACTTTTTATCACCTTTATCACATGCTTCTTTGAGTTCGTAGCAAAGAGAAACAGTAAGGGAATACTTGGCACTGATTTCTTCTGTCTTTAACTCTTTTACTTTACCGGATAAGATATCGCTTGGGTTCGGAAGTTGCGATGCTACCTTACGGTGCGCCATAAACTTCACAGCAAGACCTTCTCCAACACAACCTGCAACGAGATCCGTAGTTGCAGTTTCTTGTTCTTCGTCTTCTAATAGTTCAGAAACAAAAGTCCAAGAACGAGGTGTAGCAAAACTACGGCTTGCACCTTTTGGGTCAAAGTCGTACAAGTCTTGTTTTGCAAATTGCAGATAACCAACAACATCTCTGTGGATTTTGTTTGTGTCATCTACTGCCCACGCAAACCAGTCGTTGAAATCAACGCCCATTTCAATGTGGACAAAACGGTTAGACAACGGAGCAGGCATACGATATGTGACACCTTTGTCTGCTTCGCGGTTACCTGCCGCAACAATAATAACATTGTCTGGCAGCTTGTATTTGCCTACACGACGATTTAGAATCAACTGGTATGCTGCCGCTTGCACAGCAGGTGCAGCTGAGTTCATCTCGTCAAAGAACACAACAATGTTATCATATTGTGCTGCAAATTCTTCGTCTGGCAATTCTTCTGGTTCGCCCCAAACCATCTTGCCAATGTTGCTGTCAAAGTAAGGAACACCTTTGATATCTGTTGGATCCCACAATGACAAACGAATGTCAATAAGATGCGAATTTGGTAACTCACTTGTTACCTGTTCAACGATATCGGATTTACCAATACCTGGAGGCCCCCACAAAAAGATTGGACGCTTTTTCTTCATAGCAATGCGCATTGCGCTTTTTGCTCGACTTGGAGATAGTGTACGTGCTTCTGACATTGTATACCCTTTCTAATTCAGTGCCTATGTTTTATAATAGCAAATACTGTAGTAAGTGTCAATCTTTATTTGTTAAAAAGATTGAAAATATTTTTGCGGTCATCATAACCGATACCTTGTTTCCAAAGGAAGTAGTCAAAAGTCTGACTATTTTCATCGATATCGTCGCCCTCTGCATCCGCAAGGAATCGTATGGCGTCTTTCCAGTTGCAATCACAGAACTTCATAGTAGCAGCTACTTGCTTGCGGAATTCGTCTAGATTCTCCGCTTCATGACGAGCTTCTTCTTTTTGGTTATACTCCATTGTGGAAACCAATGAATCCCAAACCTCTTGCTTTTCAGCAGGTGTGTATTCTGCCCAATCGTCAAAGAAACGCTGTCCGGGACGGAAGCCATATGCATCTTTGTGAAGATCTGAAATAATATCATCGCAGTAAGTAAACATGTGTAAGCCCTTTTTGCTTTGTTTCATACTATTAATATAGTATATCTTTTTCAAATTACAAGAGGCTTAGTCATCTTTTTCTTGATTTTTTTGTCTACTCATTGCTTTTCTTAGACCGTACTTGCGTAGGTCTCCTGAAAACAATGTTAGCTCAACTGCTTTCTTTTCGTTTGTGACAGTAATTGCACGGTTTGTTAGATAGTAAGGACAATCAATGAATTGATCTAAAAAAATTATCACCTGCGTAGTTAGAGGCATATCCATTGGATATGGAATGTCATATGATGTAATACCTACCTTTGTCAACATTTCCATGCCTTGGTCAGTAAGTCTAAGTCCGCCTGATTCCTTGTCTCTGGTGTTGTACCACCAAATAGGAATCATAGCTTTGACATTTTCTTCTGTAACAGCCTGACCTAGTTGTTTGAGAAAAATCTTAGTAAAAACTCGTTTATTCATCTGTAAGTTTTTCACCGTCTACTAATTTGTAAACACTGAACTCGTCTGTCTTAAACATTTCATTTAGTTTCTTGGCTAGATTAAATGCGTGTCCTGGATTTGAAAAACTTGTCTTTTTATATTTCGGTCCAGGATAGTTTGTAATACTATTTGAACTTTTTAAATTGAATGGTTTGTCTTGATAAAATACTGCCCATATAGCTTCGGCATCCAAAACCTGTTCGCTTTTGAATGTTTTTCTATCAACAAATTCACATAGTATTTTTGGCTTTGGCCTACTCATATGCGTATCCTTTAATATAAACTACGCATATATTTATCTTTTTATACGCCGTTTATTGCCAGTCCCCACCGCCGCCTATTTGAACTTGAATAACTTCGTCGCCGCCTGAACTTGCATTTTCTTTTACAAACTTTTCTAAATCGCCATTTAGTCTAGCCATTACAATGCCTAGTGTAAATGCAAGGTTCTTTGCTTGTGTAATCTCCATACGGATATCCTTGGCTCTACCTTGTTCGGCACTTTGTACTTGTTTTATAAATTGCTGTATTGGTGCTGTGTTAATTGGCTCGGTTGACATTGCTTAGTGCTGCCTTCATTTCTAATTCTGTTTTGTACGGACCCATATATTCGTTCCGTTCAATAGTAATTAGCTTTGGGCAAAAACTTTTTAACCAATTGACATTAAACTTTACTAGATAGTATCCTGCACAATAAACACTTTTACTTTTAGCACTTTTTGTAAACAATGGCAGTTTACGTTGAATATCATACATGCTGTTGTAAGGCTGAGTGCGTGTAGGAAATCCATGCACCACTTGTTCAGTCGATTCTTCTTTTGTAATTGTAGCAGTCAAAAAATCAGCACCAAAATTTTCTTTCAGTTCTTTTTCGTCATTATAAAACGTAACACTGCCTTTTCTGCTGTAAACAAAATTTTCATCGTCACGAGTAAGTGTACCGATACGTTGTCCACTATCTTCTACAATCCAAAATTTATTTTCGAGAATAGGTTTTGCTTTTACTGTCATGCTTTATACCTTGCTTGTAATGGTTCACTATAGCCAGCTGCCTGATCTGCAATACGTTGTAAATCCCAACGTGCACAAAACTTCATAAGTCTCATACCAACTTGGCTAATGTTTTTGCTTTCTGTGGAAGTTATAGTAGTATTTATCTCGTTGCGGATATGGTCAGGTTGTGCAGTCAGATCACACAATGTAACATTGCGTGTGTAGTCATCTAACACACGATGTTCTACACCTTCATGATCTACCCAACGTTGCAGCATCATGTTATTCCAGTTGAAGCCTTTTGTGTCTTTGTCAGCAAATGCTTCAATAAGACCTACTTTGTTTTTTGTGCCTTTCTTGCGCACACCAGGGTAGGCACTAAAAACATTGTCGCTAGTGTCGCCACGCATACACTTCTCAAAAAGCATGAATGCGGGTTCAGGAGCAGGCTTTGGGTCTCCTGTCTTCTTATCGCACACGGGCTTGCCTTTGTCATCAAAATATCCTTCATGAGTAATAGTAGTGTTACTTACCCCATTGTATTGACGAACGTTAGGTGCAATCAGTTGTGCAAAGTCGCCATCTGTACTAATGATAACATGATCGTCATCTGGATGATTTTGTATCCAACCTGCAATAAGATCATCTGCTTCTAGCACAGGATTGTGCAATACAGTACAGTTAGTCTTGTCTGTAACAAACTCTTTGAACTCGTCAAAGATTTCCCAAAACACTTTGTCTTCTTCTGCTTCACGTGGTGTCATAGCATCACGATGTTCTTTGCGATTGCGCTTGTATGGCTCATAAAAGTCTTTGCGCCAACTACGTCCTTCTAAACAGAAAACAACATGCGAACCGTTGAAGTCTTGCCATGCTTTTTTAATACTGTTTAAGGTGATGTGCATTGCCATGCCAACTTTTGTGTCAATATCACCACGTACAACATGACGTGCACGAAAGAATGTGTTAGCAGTGTCAATAAGAATATATGTCATTAGAATGCCTCTATATAGCCTTGTTCAATAGCAGTATAGTACATTTTACTACCTTCGTCAAGCGAAAGTTTTTGTGTCATGTATTTGTAACAATCTTTATACATATCAACTTCTACAGTGTCTTTTTTACGTCTTACACTAAATGCCATGCTGTGTTCGCCTTTTTGTAAGATCATGTTTTTAGCAATCTTCATGATACTTCACTGCGTCCTTTATCAATAGGAACAACATTGATATAGCCTGCGCCACGATCTGTGTCCATATCCTGTTCAACTAACATGTTATACACAATATCTTTGAACCAACGATCTACTACTTCTTCTTGCGGATCTGCTTCTGTACCATATCCATTTTGGATAAGTTCTTTGATAAAGTAATCATTCCAGTCAAGTTCAAAAAATCCATTGCGAATATTTTCTTCATTTACTTGCATGTCAAGCACATTGACCCAAGGCTCTTGTCGTCTTGTAGCAGCAGCCTTAGGATCAGTTTTTTGTAGAACCTGCAACTCTTTTTCTGCAAGTTCTTTTTCTTTTGCTTCAATGCCTGTAATGCGCTTTAACCATTGTTTCATAGTTGCTTCCTTATCTTTTCATATTGCTCTTCGGTATGAATACCGTGGCTATACTTTTTAACTTTCTCAAGTTCCCCAGGCATTTCCGAATAGGCTGATGTGGAGTCTAGGCGAGAACCTCCACCCTTGTTCCATACAGAGGTTCGCCACCTCCTGTACCGTGATGTTGTATCCTTCGGAGCGACCACCAAGCGGCATAAGGTATACAGGGCAGTCCACGCCTGCTTTACGATATTCCACAACAGCTCTACCAACTTCATCAACATCATCCATGTCAGCAACAACAAACTTGAGGTAAACAGAACTACTGTCGCAACGAGCGTAATCCCGCAAGACATCAGGTTTGATAGCTGTTTCCCAAGTTTCTCCTGAGACGGAAAGTTTAGGAGAGCAGCTAAATGTAAACTTGATTCTATCTTGATTGTTGATATAATCGAACAAGTCATCATGTAGAGTTTGTGTAGTGTTTGTTTCAAATGTAACATTTTTCAAATCCGCCATTTTAGGATGCTCAAATAGTTCTACATACAGTCGTTGCCACGCAAGTAACGGTTCACCGCCTGTAAGGATCAAATGAATATCCTGTCCATTATCCTGTGTCCACTTGCCTTCTGGCAGCAAACTGATCAAATGATCTACAACTTCATC